TATATTTGTTTAAAAAATAACCCTATAAAACCGGCACCGATAGTCATTCTCCACTTCTGTGAGTCTTGTCTATGTCGTGTGTTCTCTTTTGTTTCAGCCCACAAGCCTTGATTGGGATTAAATAGATTTTCCTTAATGAAGCTGAGATTTTCATCCGTTTTAGAATGAGCCTTTTCCATATCTGCTTTTAGTTCTACTATATCATTTTTGAGTTCATCTATCTTCAAATGAACAATCTCAAATTCCTTTCGGTCATTTTGATTCACTATCTAATCTCCGTTTAAGTTATAGTCTTGCAAGTTTCTAACTTAGTAATAAGTATATAGTAAGTTATTTAATCACCAACTTTTATTGATTTTGCTTTAATATTTCTTCGTTTTCTTGGCTTTGGTTTAGCTTGATTATCTAGCTTGATTATCTCTTCTTTTAGCGAGTCTCTTACGAATATGTGATGTACTATCTCTGACTCTAAGTCTGATACTTTAGATTGTGTTAACCAAGAACACAACATGAAGCCGAGTATGGTTCCTACTAATATTCCTAACCATACCCAGCCTATTATTGTTATATCCATTATTTACCTTTTGGTTTCTTTTCTTCTAGCTTTTTAACTATAGAATTTAACTTATGTTCTATTGATACCAAAAGATTAATCATCTGATTTGCTTGTGTTTCGTTCATTATATTACTCCTTATTATTTATTTAAATTTACTATCTATCCAGCACTTACCATAGTATAGTATACCTAACCATACCGTGAATAATATACCATCTAGATAACCTAGTTCGTTCCACATTCCTATTGTGTCCATTATTTACTCCTTACATTAATTTTAATTACTTCTGGTTCCACTATATCCGCTGTCTTAGGATAGGGGAATAGTGGATGTTTTAAATTCTTTAGAGCCTTCCTCTTTTCATTCTTACTACCGAGCAGATATACATACCTATGTTTTCTTAGCTCTTTCTTTATCCAAAAGTCTTTCTCAACTAAATCTTTCATCTTCTCTATGTCGTTTGTCCCGTAGTATGGAAAGATAGTTCTACCATGTTGCCACTTACCTTCCTCTTCCCATTTAAATAACCAGCTATCATTTGGTCTTATCTTATTACCTTGATATAACCAATTAGTAGCTTGATATATCGTACCGACATGACCTTGTTGTGGATCTGAGTATGATATGAGAGCCTTTATATCGTCTCTATTCTTCTTTAACCAATTGAATCCTTCTCCTATTAGATAAGACTCAATATTACTACCATAACCATCATGTACGAATAACCTTACCAACTCATAGACATTCTCTCTTGGTATAGCCGCTGATATAGAGGCTCCTGAGTGTCTTCCTATAGGGTCTCCATAACATATCGTACCGATTAACTTTTCTTCTGGCTCATCAAAGAACTGATGTTCATTACCTGTGGTATAGTATAACCCAAGAGCAACACTACATTTAGTCCATTGTTTAGAGTAATGGTATTTTACCACCATATCCTTAGCCACTTTTCTATCTATCTCCCTAACAGATAGTTTAGATGTGTCTACGTATTTATTCTTCTTCATCCAATATTTTAGCGTTTTCATGAACCACCACTATGCTACCACTCTCTTCCGATGGTGTTTGTTCGTAGTCTAATTTCATTTGGATAGCTTCAGCCTCTATCTCAGCTGCTAGTATCTCTAATTCTTTTTGTTGTTCTTTTGTTAATTTAGCCATGATTACTCTTTGTTATGGGTGCATCAGCATCCAAATAAGTCTCTTCGTCTTTCCACCATTGTATCTGTTCCGATGATGGTTTTCTTTCAAAGGCTTCTTGATTTAAATTATACTCTTGTTTTGACAACACCTTATACAGACTATCGAATGTATCCTTGTCTACGAATTGTTTTCTTGATACAAAATATTCTTCAGCGTGATTCAAACTTTCTGCTTCTATAGTATTAACTATCTCATAGTTTTTATCTATCATAACGTACAACATAATAATAACTCCTAATCAAATATTACATAAAATTCACCGATTATCTCTTCATCTTTCCAATCATCATACCAACCATAGAATATAGTAGCAGTATCACCTTTCATGTTTCGTGTAGGAGCCATCATTGTGTTTACTTCTCCACTCTCGTTACTATAAGATGAACCGTTGACTATAGGTACTGTATATCCTTCAAACCAATCTACATATGTTGTATCATAGCCAATATATGTTCCATTATCAGTTAGTCCTGTATTTGCTACAAAATAACCGAAGTCGTCTCCTATAATCCAATAGTGATTACTACCCCAACCAAACTTCAGTATATTCATTGGTTTACCATCTCTGTAAACATGTCCACTCAATCTATGAGGTGTCTGCCACTTTGTTGTATCCAATGTTAGATGATAATAACCATTACCATCTATAGACATACGAGTGTCTAACTCAAATTCTATTGTAGATAGTTCTGTTGGTTCGTAGGGAGATGAACACCCTACAAATAAATTAAATCCCGTTAGACTTATTAGTCCATAGCTTACCAGTCTTTTTATTCCTTTTAGACTCATTACTTAATTCCTTCCATTTTTTCTTTTGTTTCTTTGGTTTTCTTTTTGGTTTAGTTTTTTCTTCAAATGCTTCGTCTTCAAGCTCTTCTAAATATCTATAATCCACCATTAACTTACTCCTAAAGCTACGAACAAAATGGTATATAAGTCAAGACCTAATTTTCCATTTTGATATTAATTTTACAAACTCTTCTACTGAATAAGACTGATTCTTTTCATCTACTATTTTGACTGTTTCTACTAAATGTGATTCACTCATAACTATTGTATTTAACGCCTTAAAACCAGCTCCTGTATAAAATGTTCCAAAGGATTCTTCTCCTAACGTATTCTCATCCCAAATAGCGTTTTTGGAATCTCCTTCTAATAATATATAGTATGTCATTTCTTCAAAATGTTATTTTTTATGTAATCTATCACATCACCCTTTGGATTCCAACCTAACATATCTTTAGCCATTGTATCAGTATTTAGCGTGTTTCTCATTTCACCAGGCCTTACATCTATATACTCTCTTGGATAATCACCAAATGTATCAGCTATCTCATTTACTGAATAGTTTTTACCCCTACCCAATTCAAAAGTTTTTCCCATGATAACTAATCTATCACCAGAACTATTTAATCCTTTACCACATCTAATCAACCCATCCACAATGTCATCAACATGAGTAAAATCTCGTCTTTGTTCTCCATCACCTGTAATAGTCAAGGGCTGGTTGTTGTTATATAGTCTCTCAAAGATACCAATAAGCGTACAATAAGCCCCTTCAGTAAGCTGATACTTACCATAAACATTATAAAACCTACATATAGATATTGGTGTATCATAAACCTCTGAATACATCTTGCATAGTTCTTCACCATAAAATTTAGACAATGTGTACGGATTAGAATAGATGTCACCAACAACAGACGATGAACCAGCATATACTACGGGTACATTCTTACTTCTAGCATAATCTAATACATGTATCATACTATTTACATTATTTTTCATAGTGTGTAATGGATTCTGTATTGATGGTAGTATCCTAGCTTTAGCTGCTAAATGATATATAATGTCTGGTTTCTCCATCTTTACATATTCCAAAGGATGTTCTTGTAAATCGACATTATGATATTTACAAAAAGAATGTTCATTCTCTTTTTTGCCTGTAGAATAGTTATCTACAGATATCACTTCATGTCCTTGTTTATGTAGTTTTTCTATTAAATTAGAACCTACGAATCCTACTCCTCCTGTAACTAAGACTTGCATATAATTAAATCCTTTTCGTATGTATCCAATGAATTTATATAAAACTTGAATATCTCATGTTCCATTATACCTACTTCACCACTTTCTTTTATTATCTCTGATAGGTTTACTATTACTTGAAAGTTATTAGCGTTGAGATTACGACAATCAAACTCAACACAAATATCATGCAACTCTGATATTTTACTGTTACCATATAACTTTATCCTCTCTCCCAAATCAAACTGAGTATCTGGTTGCTCTTCCTTTATATAATCACCCAAATAGTCTGAACCAAAGTCAAGGTATATCTTACTACACCAAGGTTCTAATTCTCTTAATAGGTTCTTATCACAATTATAAGCCACAAAACCTATATCATATTTAGGTGGTACTATCGGTTTAAGATACTCATCATGTTTTACCATATGTCCCCACTTACGAATAAAGTTACGAGTTGACCTAAGATTTTGAGCTAACCACTCTGATGATTCTCTACCCTTCATAAATACTTGACCTGCTGGGTTTCTCATAGCTCCATCCTTAAATCTACTACCTCTACAAGTCATATGGTATACGAACCCTTTCCAAGTCTGTATCGTATTATAACCAGCTAATACAAACCGATTGAATATATCAGAGTCCTCTTTTGATTGTGGAGCGTATAAAGGATCGTGTCCACCAATGGATTGAAAGTCTTCTTTGTATATAGCCCAAGGTGCGAATATACCTTCGGTAAGTTTATTATCACCCGTTTGTTTATCTTCGTTAAGAAAACTCATTAATCCTAACTCATCGAACTCTTCAGGTTCTATACCGAAATCCTGTAGTATCTTTTCGGGACCATCAGGATGTAGTGGTGGCTCTATGCGTGTGGCTGAGACAACCTTTCCAGGCTGTAGATGTTTTAGAACTTCCACATCCATATTAGGACACGCATACATATCAGCATGATATATCATCACAATATCATTGGTAGCCATATCTACTAACCTATCATACAGTATTGTATGTCCTAACCTATCGGGCCCATCGTTTCTCATTATCTGTACGTTTTCGTCTTTTCTCATTATCTTATTCATCCAATCCCAAGTACCATCATCTGAGAAATCATCAGCCCAACATATTTCATGTTCAGAACCTAAGTTTTTTCTGATACTATTGTAAGACCATTTGAGGTATTTTAAGTTGTTTCTACTTGGTTGTATAAAACTTATCTTTTTCATATTTTTCTTCCATAACCTTTGTAACTCTGTGTAATAATAGTCTGGTTTAACTTTAGCATTATGTTTGTCTATGGTATATAACTCATCTATGTCATACACGCTTTCCAAATCAATAAGACTTAGTTCACCATTCTTTGTTCTAATAATATTTATCGAGACCAAATCGTAAAAGAACATTTTTTTTTCATTTACCAAAGATAGTACCTTTTGATAGAAATCATCGGGAACTTTATCAAACTCTGAACCTATTAACTCCCCAAGCTCACAGACATAACCAACTATATCATCTCCATCAACTATTAGTGATTGAAGAGCTGGTGCAACCTCTTCAAAGAAACCAGCCTCAAGAGCTTTTACAAAGTTTTCTCTACGACAATACTCTTTATCAAATATCTTATAATAGACACCATCTCCTTTGAGAACCATTCTACCATGATTCACACCATCAACTACTCTACCAGCTTTGTTGAGTATAATACCAAGAGAACCTAAATCTATATCTTTTAATTTAATTTTTTCTAACATCATACTCTAATACCTCTTTCGGTGTTTCATTTAAAGTACCAAGCTCTTCACCAGGAGTCTCATCAGACACTACTATTTCCCTTTTAGGTACTGCACACATCATACTACCTTGCTGTCTTATTCCCTTTCCATACACATCTGTGTAATAGTCCTCAAAATATTTAGATGTATTCTGTCCTAATTTTGCATTAGGTGATACGGGTTTAAGTCCATAAACATTAACCATCTCTTCGAGTAAATCTATTATCAACTCTCTTTTGTATATCGCATCAGCAGAAAAACTTGTCATCTTAACAGGAGCATCCTCAGCTTTAAACAAAAATAGTTCTTTACCACTATCTTTATATTTTTTTATACAAGTTCTACCATGTACACTCATTGGAGCCATTAGTTCATCAGTAGTTTTGTATCTAGTACCAACAGTTAAGTGGTCTAATTTACCTATTGGCATGTAATGAACATCATTATCTATAATATCTTGCATTACTCTCTCAAACTCTTTTTTGTTTGTTTTGTGGAACATTCTGTCCTCTGTAGAAAACATAACGTAAGGTGTTTTGGATTCTTTAACAAGAAGTAGTTTTATAGCAACCCAATTAAAATCAGTACCCTCTAAGTTGTTGTATAAATTTATATTTTTTATATACTTTTCATAGGTTTCTTTTATATCTTCTAAAAAAACCTTTGTCTTGTAGTTAACATAAAAGTCACAATCTTCAAATATACTACCAAAAGATGGGATACCTTTATAAGACTTTTGATGCTCTAATCTTTTTTTTCCTCTCTCATCATCAAAGAGAATATGACATTGAATTATACTGAGATTTTTATCAAGCATTTTTGTATACCCACTTGTAGTCTATATCAACAATGTATATAGTTTCATTCATCTCAATACAATTCTTTGGTACACAATCTTTCTTGATAGACCAACCATCTCTTGATATACCATTTTCGTCACAGAAAGAAACTAAAGATTCTTTCCAATCTTCACTTGGCTGTACAAACTGACCTTTTATATTCTGCATCTTAATTGCATAATAAAATGTTTGTGAATCGTGACATGTTACTATCTCCAAAGGTTTTGGTGCAAATCCGGCTGAACTTAACTTGGATTGTATATCAAATATGTTTTTAACATGATTGTATTTATCCTCTAAATTAGTGACAGAAGGATCGAAACTTAGAATCTTATACCCAAATTCTGACTCTGAGTTTGATATATAACAACTATATTTTCCATTGTAGTTATAGTTTCCTTTCTGATAAGAATTGTTTCCAATTAGATGAGCTCCACCCACTTCTTTGTTCTCATAATTATGGTTAGCTTCTGTGACAGTATTATAGATATCTCCTGAGAAATAAACATATTCATTCTTTTCTCCAATCTCTATTCTTAGACTTCTGCTAAGTTTGTAGTTTTGCCTTGTACTCCTATCGTTAGTTTCTCCTATGTATTCATGATAGGGTAAATCTAAAAGTCTTTCTAACTCAACATCCATTTTAGATTTAGTATCACCATATGTAATAGTGTTATGTCCTTCAAACCAACATAATTTATCAGTATAAAAATTAATCATATCAGCTAATTTATTCTCATCACAATGAGCCCATATAGATAAGGCAAACACATGGTCAAATTTATCTTCACCTATCAAAGATTTCAGTTTATCTAAACCATCATCTATATTAAAGGTGTAAAACTCGACATCTAAGTTCATCTCTTTAGCTAAACTTTTAGCTACTTGGATTGTTTCATCTTTATAATCCAAACCTACCGCTCTTTTAGCTCCTCTTTTTTTAGCTTCTAAACATATAGCACCAGCACTACATCCAAAATCAATAACTGTTTCTCCATCAAATGATTTAGGGAAATTAATTATTTCATACCGATGTTCCATATCCCTTATACCAGGATTACCATCTATTGATTGATAAGCTCTATCTCTTTTACCATATGGAAACTGACCATTATCTTTTAATCTCTGTTTTAATTCTTCTGAAATCATTTGTAACTCCTTTTAAATTTTAGCATCTGGACTAAATCCAGCATTTTCTTTTAATTCTGCTTTATCAACACCACTCCATCCAGCCCAACCTGGAAATCTTGATTGAACTATTGGATTAGAAGTCAAATTATCTGTAAACATATTAAAATTATTTATGTCAAATTCTTTAGTTTCATCATACGATGGATCTTCAAACAAAGCTCTCATTATTTCACACTGCATTATATTTTTTGGTGCGTGAGGATCGTAACCAAAGAAAGCAAATTTTAGTTTACTTTCTAAATTTGTATATTTTAAATGAGCATAACAACCATCATGGGGATCTAAAAATGGAGTACCACTAGCCTCATGATAATCATAAACAGAAGCAAATTTATCCATATTTTCTGAACTACTAAATGTAAATACATCTTGTAACCTTATACCATGCTTTCCCCTTTTATCGTAACATCTACATTCTTCTCTGCCTGTATATCCATGTGAGAATTGTTGTGGAGCTCTTAAACCATTAGTATGTCTGAAGTATATATACTGATTATCAAATTGTGAGAAATTTAAATTTACTAAAAATATATGGTCAAATCTATACAACATAACCCAATCGTATTTAAAATTATTCTCTTCTTCATACTTCCTTTTTAACTGCATTACCATAGCATTAGACCACCATCTACTTGGTATTGAATTTTTACCAACAGAATCAGGATTAAATAATATTTGTTCTTCAGCTATATGTCCTTTAGGTTTATATATGTCCACTAACATATCCTCAAAGTCTGTACTCCAAGTGTGGAAGAAAACATCTACATTTTCATTTGGTTCAATAATTCTTTTTGTGTGATGGTAATGTGCTATTCTAGGGTCTATTGGTTTTCCTAAACCCAACCCAAAATCAACAGAGCCTGTTAAACCATATAAACAAAGTGCTACTCTCATAAAATATCTCCTACAAAATTCATCTTATCAATATCAGGACCTACTGATAAACGTATCCAAGTCTTTCTTTTGTCGCCAGGAATTGTTACTGGTGTTCCTGTTTTTGTATTCCCACTTTTGAATGCTAGTCCATATCTATTCATTACATTCACGGTTTCACTATTATCACCATGTTTTTCATGAAAGTGTATTGAGTTTGTATGTGAGTTGATAACATTGTAACCACCACCATGTAATATTTCACACAAGTTTTCTCTAGCAATTACTGTATTTTGAGCATAACTACTGACTTCATCTGAATTGTTTAGTAAGTAAGAAGCAAACTTTACAGAAATATTACTCAATGGATAAGTTAGTTGTACTTTTGTAACTACATCAATTAACTTTTTGCTACCAAGTAAGTAACCAACTCTTATTCCAGCAGCACCAAATGCTTTAGAAAATGTTCTTGATATAACTACATTATCATACTCTTTAATTAAAGGAAGCAATGTACCAGGTGAAAAATCCACATAAGCTTCATCTATCAACAGAATAATACCTTTATCATGACACACCTGACATAGTTTTCTTACCTCTTCAATTGTTTTATACTCACCAATCGGGCTAAAAGGATTTGATATAACCACTAGAGTTGTATCGTTATTTATACTATTTATTAATTTATTTAAATCAAAAACAATAGAATCATCATAGTCCACACCAATATGTTTACCACCAAATATCCTACCATAAATGCCATACATTGGGTAACAAGGAACTGGAGAAACCACATTAGAGTTAGTATTCATTGTAATCTCACATAAAGATTTTATACAAGCACCCGAGCCTGTTGAAAGATATACGTTTTCTCTACCTAAACTGTTGTAGTTAGCAATATCATCTTTCAGTAAATCATACTCTGCATATGATGGATAGGTAATCAAATCTTCTTGAGAAATTGTATCCATGAAATTACTCATATATGACTTCGGAAAGCTAAATGTTCTTTCAGCCATATCAAATCTTTTGTTTTCTTCCTTCGTAGGTCTAGGAATAAACATTCTTTTTATATTTTCTATCCAATAATTATATTTCATTTCTTATCCTGATTAAAGTCTTGGTACATATTTATACCTTTAGTTTTATCTACAATTTTTTGAAGTTCATTACACAAAAAATTTCTTCTATAATCTGTAGCCTTTTGGTATATCTTCTCATCAAATTCTTTTATATTATTTCTAACTCCTAACACTATTGATTTTCTCTCATTGGGACCTTTGTTGCTATTAGAACCATGTACGGTTTTATCAGTAAAAACCAACATATCACCAACTTCCATCTCAGCAAAAATCTGTTCACAAGAATCATTAACATCATCCATATTTTCACTTGGTATCCTTCTCTTGTGTCCAAGATTACCATCTATAATATCCTCTGATGGTAAATATCCTATCTTATGAGAACCAGAATATAATCTTAAACACCCATTTTCAATAGTTTGTTTATCAAGAGCTATATATACCCTTATAAAACTTTCCCAATCATCTTCTGTGTATCCTGGAGCATATGTATCTACATTGAATATTTCTCTATGCCACTCAGCCTCAGGTCCTATCCAAGGTGCTTTGTTGTTAATCATCATGTTTGGAAAAACATAGTCATCACTTTGAAAAACAGACTCACAAAAGTGATTTAGTGTTTTGTTTTTAACTACTTTGGAGAAAGGACCTTTATTGAGTAAACTACCCCAACCCCAAGCAATATTGCTGAAAGGTATGTATCTCTTTATCTCTAAAGTGTTAACATAATCTTTTAATTCGTCACAATATTTTTCTGAATAAAGGTTTTTGAATATATAATAACCATCTCTTTTATACTTTTCTACTATATCTTTCATAACGGAAAGTCTAATCCAGTATATAATTCAAACTGTTTAGAAGCTTGTAATGTAGCTAAATCTATACCTGTTTGTGTAGTAACTAAACAATTAATAAAGTCATTTGATTTGTGAATCCAATCTGTAATATCCAATGGTGTACAATTATATACAATAGAATCCTTTATATCAAACAACTCATCCCAATTATCTCTAGTGATTTGATTTACATCAAAACCCTTACTAGCCCATTTTACAGCTTTAGCATAACCACCATCGCCGATTATGTATAAAGGTTTTCCGTTATCATATAAATCTAAATAAGCTAGAGCGGAATAAGAATCTGTGTTGTAAGCTGATAGTCTACCATCCTCATTAATAACAGTGTTAGCTGCTCCTATCTGTGATACAGCAGCATCTGTTGTGTCTACATACTTTAGAACTTCTTCTTTGTAGGGCATTGTTATAGCAAAACCCTTTATACCTAAAGTTCTTACAGAATCTACAGCCTTCTCTATACTATCAACAGAAAATGATTTGTATATTTTATTTAGTCTATAAAAGTAGAAAGCTGTGTTCATCATCCTACAACCTGTATCACCGGCTTCTTTAGCAAATGAACAATATATTTCCGTATCTTTATTTATCCAACTCACTTACAACCCTTTTAGATATTTGGTTAGAACTTAGTCCATACTTTTCATACAAATCAGCTGGTGGAGCAGATTCAGGAAATACATCATTCAATCCTATCTTTACCACTTTTGCTGGATACTCTTCTGATAAAACATCTGATACTATAGAACCCAAACCACCTATTATGGAATGGTCTTCTATAGTAAATAATCGTTTTGTTTCTTGAGCACACTTAACAATCATATCTCTATCTATTGGTTTTAATGATGTAAAACTAACTACTCTAACACTCATTTGTGTCATATCTTCAATAATACTAGCAGAGTCCATAACATCACTTAATATACAACCAGTAGATAAAAGAGTAATATCATCACCTTCTTTTATAATCTGACCTTTACCAATCTCAAAAGGTATATCAATGTCCTTTACAGGTTGTCTACCTAACCTTAAATAGTATGGTGAATCTAATTCTGTTTCTGCAAGAAACTCTATTACCTTTTTAGCTTCTGAAAATGTAGCTGGATTCAATACTTTCATATTTGGTAGTGCTCTCATAATACTGACATCTTCCAATCCCATTTGAGTTACACCATCTTTACCAATAGCCATACCTACATGAGTACCAACCAATACAACAGGACGATTAGAATAAGCTAGACTACATCTAATTTGGTCATATCTTCCTGTTAGAAATGAACCAAATGATGCTAGAAATACTTTATATCCATACTCCGATATACCAGATGCAACTCCAATCATGTTAGCTTCAGCTATACCAATCTGAAAGAACCTATCAGGATGTGAATCTCTAAAACTAGCTATCTTAGTTGCTTTACCTAAATCAGCATCTAACGCTACTATATTATTATGTTTCTCACCCATTACAGGTAAATGTTCACCGAATGCTTCTCTTGTAGCTCTCATGTTATACTCCTAATTCTTTCATAGCTATTTCATATTCCTCTTCTGTAGGAACTTTACAGTGCCAACTTGGATGTTCCATAAAAGAAACTCCTTTACCCTTTACAGTATCTAATATAACACACAAAGGTTTGTCAACTTCTACTTCTTCAAATGATTTTCTTATTGCACCCATATCATGACCATCAATAACTTTTGTAGTCCAACCAAAAGATGAAACCCTTTCTTCTAAATTATCATACATAATACTGAAGTCTTTAGTGTAACCATCATTTTGTCCTTTATTCCAATCGATGATACAAATCATGTTGTTCATTTTAGTTTTTGGATAATGCATAAGAGCTTCCCAAACTTGTCCTTCTTGAAGTTCTCCATCACCCAACACACAAAATATAGTACCATCTTCATTCTTTAACTTCTTACCAAGTGAGTGTCCGATAGCAATACTCAAACCTTGTCCTAAAGAACCTGTTGTAGCATCCATCAGAGGTAGTCTTAACTTATCAGGATGACCTTGAAGTGGTGAATCTATTTCTCTAAACAAATCTAAATCTTCATCTGATATTTGACCAGTTTCATGTAACACAGCGTATATAATTGGAACCGCGTGTCCTTTAGATAGAATCAACTTATCTTTACCACCAATTTCATAATCTTCATACAATACACTCGTTAGTTCAGCCATAGAAAAAGCACCACCTATGTGACCTGATTGTTTTGCAACAACCATATCTATAACTTTCTTTCTTAATATATTTGGATTAATTTTCATTATGTACTTTCTCCTTTAGTAACCCCACAGCAATGTGAGTTATTTTTGATAGTATATCTTCAAAGTGAAAGTTATTATTATTACCACCTGTTTGACCAGGAAATTCTGATGTACCTTCTAAAGATATAGTTAAATCAGCAAAATCATTGCAATTGTTTACAGAGTTTCTTGTAACCAATATAGTCTTCATTCCTCTTTCTTTAGCAACCCTAAATGCTTCTAACACATTCTTTGAATTACCTGAACCAGACATACCGAATACAACATCACCCTTTATACCTTGATATTTTAATTGTTCACTAAATATAAAACGAAATCCTAAATCATTACCAATGCCTGTAATACTAGCTTGGTCACTACATAGACTAACACACTTAAACTTGTTTCGTGGAATAGTCTGAGCTCCTTTGTCTTCAGAAACAAATGGGTGCATATTCATATCCACAACCAAGTTTTGAACTGATGCTACATTACCACCATTACCACAGGCAAATATAGTTTGTTCGTTTTCATATGCTTCAAAAACCATGTCCACGAACTCAACTATTTTTGATGTTGGTATATTACTAAATACCTCTGCTGACTCGTTTTTGTATAAATTTATTAACTTTTGTTTCTGCATTTTTGCTCCTATTTATTAACTTTGCTAATTGATATTTACCATATAAAAATAAAAACTTTCCATATTTCCCATCTTTGAAGTTGTCATATAATGTACAAATACTGAAATATTGTAGTATACCCAAGAGTTCTACATTAATCCATTTGTAATCATTTTTGTGACAAAACTCACGAAAGATTTCATTTAAAAATACTAAATTACTTTTTGCGTAAAAACTTACGCTGGCTTCGTTACCATTTATTTTACAATCAAACATATCTTGTAATATAGTTTGCCCATTTATCATAATCGCATGATACAACTTAGCTAGGTCATAATAAACATCACCTACCTTCAAACTATCTCCAAATTGTTGTCTCCAATCTATCAATACAAACTTCTTTTTTTCAAAATCAAAAAGAATGTTTTCAGGTTGTAAATCACCATGAAAAAGAGTTGGTATTGAATCAGCATAAAACTTTGACCAATCTATATCATCTAACATTTCTTCAATTGGCTTTACTTCTATACCATTTACTGTTTTAATATTATCTATTTCAGTACCAGATAAAGATTTCACTCTACTTTTAGTTTTAGTTTCATACATTTCTTTACAATTATCTAAAAATGTATTGTTCTTTTCGGTATGCAACCATAAATTACTTTTACAATAAGAAAGAAATTCCCACATCAAAGATTCATCATATATGTTTGAGAGCAAATCACCCTTTACAAAGTCGTAAGCGTACATATTATCGTTTACAGATTCTATTTTAGGAGAGTTTCCATTTAGATATTCTGCTCTTTTTATTCTTTTAGATACCTTTTGATTGTCATCAAAATACTTAATAACTTTTTTATTGTCTATGAATATAGCTTCATCACTTTTATTGGCGACAACATCATTACAAAAAACTTTCTTTGTCTCAATATAAGATTGATTGTTTCCTGTATCATACCAAGTAAAATTAATTAATTTCATGTGTTCTAATCCATCAAAACCATGAATAACTTGATATTCATCTTTTACTATTTTATGGTTTTCTAAAGAATCCCAAAAAGATTCATAGTCATAGATACCAGCCATACCAATATAAGCAGAATCACCTGTTCCATAATAAAGATTATCTAAATATTTACTACCATTTACCAAGCAGTAATTTAAAGAATCTTCTTTTTCAACAGGTGATACACCTAACCAATTTTCATCTATGGACATCAAATCAATATCTTCACCAACCAATGTATCTACAGATGTAAAAACAAATGGTTCTTGCAACTCTTGTTTACAACACAATAAACTATAGCCAGGTCCCGAACCAATCCCATCAAAATTATCAACATCAATGTAAGTTATCTTTTTATCTGAATGAACTAAACTCATATAAGTTTTTATTTGTTCTGATTTATAACCTACAGCTATTACTATCTCAACACTTTTATCTAACTTGTCTATAATATGGGATATTACAGGTTTATTTTCTAAAGGAAGTAAAGCTTTGTGTAACCCAACTATGTGATTATTTCTTGTACCTCTACCGGCTGCGAGTATGCAAAATTTGTTCAATTAATTGCCTTCGTGCTCTGTGTTTATCTTACCACTACCTCTATCTGAATCATCTTCAAATCTAATACAATCATTTAGATGAGCAGTTGAACATTCTAGTGCTGTATAATCGGTTGTAGCAATGACTCTATGTTTTGTTTTTAGAGGAACACACCAACCATCACCAGCTTTGTATGTTCTTGACTCCATAGTACCATCTTCATTTTGAAGTAGAACCTCAGCTTCACCTTCAATAACATAGTTAGTTTCAACTTTCTTTTCATGCCATTGTAAACTACTCTGATAACCTTTGTTCATATGAATTAGTTTGTAAGCATAATGTTCATTTAGTTCTAACCATAGTTCATATCCCCAAGGTTTTTCAACTCTGTATGAACTTATATCTAAACGATGAGATTTGTTCTCATCTATTTTATCTTTATATTCTTCTAATGCTTCTTTTACCCAAGCATCTTCAATGTGGTCATATTTTGACATTTTTAACTCCTGTGTCTCTTTTTAAATTTATAGCGATTGCTGTATCACCATCTCTGTCTGGTTTCAAATCATTTATTAAAACTCTTGCGCCACCACCTATACCCATAATCAATCTATCATAGATAATACCAGCAGCCTCTAGTTGTTCTTCTGTGATTCTTCTCATTCCTTCTTTTCTACCAGTCGTTAAAATAATCATATGACCAGCCTTGTCCCATTCCCATAGTTTAGCTATAGTTCCTGGTAGTGGTTTCATATTCCATTTATCAAACTGATAATTACCCATTTCAGCTGAATACGGGTATTCACTTAGTGTTCCATCTATATCACAAAATATTGTCTTTGGTTTGTTCATAACTTTTATTCCTATATATAAGTATATACTAATTTACTAAAGTACTAAAAATTCTTTGTGTATTTTCAATAAACTTGGATTCTGAATAGTATAAGTCGTACCTCTTCAATGTAGTATCTGAGCACAAATTATAAAATTTATCATTCTTCAGCTTCTTAGCTATATGTTTAGCTTTATCCATATCACCAAGTTCAACTGTGGTTAATGGATGTAAAATATTTTGAGTGTTTGAGTTTGAGTATGCAATACAAGGTATACCATGAAAACTACAATTAAGATTAAATGTACCAGCGGCTGCTGTGCCTAATTGTATACCATACTTAAAGTTACTCAAAGTATTTATCCACTCTTTCCATAACATCCAAGGTAAATGTTTCATTACTTGTTCTTCTTCAGGTTTCATTCTGCCTGTAGTTACTGCAGTAATATCATCACTAATCTCTAACCCAACTTGATAAGAATCAAATCCACCATAATCTCTTACCCAATTACCACCAATTATTATGTCACGCTGAATATGACTGAAAGTTGATTCTATGTCATTGTAATGGTCAACTAACTTATCCGCTCTTCTGACTATACCATCTGTTATCATCAATGATGGTAGTAATTCAGTTCTAACGTTTGTCAGACCACTATAATATGATAAGTCCACATCATTATGACAAAATATTAAATCCATCTCTGTAATAAAATTGAAGTACCAAATTTGTTCAGCTATTTCACTATCTTGCCAGTAATTGTAGTAACTCTCTTGCATAACTGTAACCTTTTTACAAACTCTACGATATTGTTCTAGCAAAGGATAGTTAAGTAATCTTTCTCTCTTTTTTGGTATTATCATAATACCAACATCATATAAATTATTAGGTAAATTTTGTAGTGTTGGTATTGGATGATGTGTTGCATCTAAAGCGCAAACCCAAGCAACATCCGTTCTCATGTTAGGATGGTTTCTTGGTACTTTACCTTCGTATCCAGCCTCTGAAAAGAATCCTATCTTCATTATCCTCTTCCTAAAATCTGTTCAAACTTCCAAGGAGACCACATAAAATACCTGTAATATTCCTCACGAATTTCAAATTTCCAAGAGTTTCTAGGATTAAAACCAGGCTCTTGATTGAATGGTAATATCATACACAAATTTAAAGCTATATTTTTATTTTTAGTATGTAGTATATTGTTACTCTGAGAGAGGTATTTATTTGACATTTTCATGTGCATTTGAACACATTTTCCAAAATGAAAACCACAAAAGAATATCTCATCCATGTTTTCAATAACTTTTCCTAACTCAAGAGAGTTTGTCACTTCGTCTTTTTTATCAATGGTAATAGCTGATAGATTTCTATCGTATACATCAGCCGTTTGTACATCCATACCAAAACTATGTACTATCGTTGTATTTTTCTTTCTCTCAACTCTACAAACATAATTAATAAAATTTGAAAAGCTCTTCACATTATCTTTAACATCTTTATCCCACATTGGTTTTTCTTTATGTAAGGATGATTTTGAAGTGTTCCAAGCATCCACAACGACTAAAGCAGTGTTCATCCAAATAACCTCTCTACTTTAAATTGTTCAACATAACTTACTCCAACTTTTGAACATTGGTAATTGATATGAAAATCTTTTATTCTTTGTCTTTGAAAATATAACTTATCTTTCTGAGAATCAAACCCATCTCTAAGTATATCTATTTTAGATTCCATCAGCTCGTTTCTCAATTCAGTATAATAATTTGGTATCCATTGTTCCAATGTGGATGGAGTTCTGTATGTAATAAGTCCCACATTAACTCCTCGTAGTAGAGCTTTGGATATATTATTTACCTTTCTATGTTCAAAGTGTGAGTCATATTCTGGTAAAGATAATATTGCATCATAACTTTTTATATCAAAATTATTTTCAAGATGATTAACCCAAAAGTCTTCTGAACTATCTCTAACACAAGTAAAATCCAAACAAGTACCATTTACACCATCAAGCTGATTCCAAATCCAACGACACTCCTCAAACCTTGAGTTGCCTGTAGTCACATCAAAATCACCACCATTTGAAAGTACGACCACATCAAATTGTGTGTCTCCAAACTTTATCATTGAACCCAAAACACCATACTCAACATCATCTGGATGAGCTGATAAACATAATACTTTATTTAAATTTAAGAATTTCATATTGATTTAAAAAACCTATCTGCGTATATTTTTATACCTCTTCTTCTTAGATAATCTCTCAAGTCCTCTGATACTATGTTGACTTCACCTTCTACAGTCTTATCTCTTATATTATAAATAGTCTGTTCGTATCCTTGATTCAAAATTATTTTATTATTATCATAACTAATTTTTACAGTTCTGGTCACACCTTTATATTTTATCAACTCTAACCAATCTGAAATAATACCTTCCACCATTTCTTTTATCTGTTCATCACTAAGTTTTTTAGGATACATATTCTCCTTGATAACTTTACAGGGTAAACCAGCAGCTAAACTACCATCAGGCAAACTTCTGTTTACGATTGAGTTTATACCCACAACTACATTGTCACCTATTGTTACATTAGGTAAAACTATACTTCTAGCTGGCAACCAAACATTCTTACCTATTTTTACAGGACCGAAGTCTGATGGAAATCCTTGGGTAATGTCTAACCAAGCTCCATGAGTCCATATCATTACCTCTGCTCCTATTCCTGTGTTGTCCCCTATCTCAACAGATGAGTTTGGATTTATTATAGTGTTCTCAAATATACCAACACCATTACCTATCTTAACAACTGATTCAGGATTAGTACAGCCACCCCTACCTATCTCAACATTATCAGCCATATACAGATGGTCACCTATGATAAGTTCTTTACATCTTATCTTTACGTTGTTTCCTATCTTTGAGTACTTTCCTATCTTTACACTTTCACACTCTATAGAAACATTTTCTCCAATAGATACGGATTTATGAATTTGTTTATTTTCTGCTTTTATCATTAGAAACCTTTCTTCTCCCCTCTTGAAAAAGGAAAACTATTTTCTGTAAAATAATTATCCAATACCGACTTGTAACTACTATTTTTTAAATCAGAAGTCAACCATAAAAATTCTTGAACTACATCTCTGTCAAGAAAGGGATATCTAGCTTCCAAACCATGTAACCCCGCGACATATTCTTCTTTAGCTAAATAAGATTCCATGCTACTATAATAAAAACTAGCCCAAGGAAATACAGTAGACAAATCTTTTGGAAACAAACCACCGAAGTTACTATGTTGAGTTTTCTTAATACCACCGAATCCATAATCTGAAAATATTTCATCAGCTCCCATACCTGTTAAATACAATTTATTGTTTTCTTTTTTAGCAGTATCACAAACCCAAGACATCCACGAAGCAGCTTTATCATCTATGAGTCTTCTGTCATACTCATTATAACTACTAGTATCAGATTTTATAGTATAGTAAAACTCCTCTGTCCCACTTTTTATAAAATTTCTATGTTGAACTCTAATATCTTGGTCTTTCATAAAATTATGGTAAGAAGATATACCGCTTTGAGATATTAGCTTCTGCCTATCTTCTACTATACGAACATTTTCATGAACGATAACAGGAGTCAAAACACTATAAGATTTAAATGGAACACTTTGTTTTAAAAGTTCACAACATATAGCTCCACTATCGTATCCAGAACTTAAACCTATAAATATATTCTGTGTAGTATCACGAGTTCTTTTAAAAATAGAATTTTCAAATGATTTAGTCCAATCATCAAAAGTATCTTTGTGTTGATTTAAATCAAACTCACATACAGTAAACTCTCTTACATAGCTAGCATCTGATATCTTAAAAATCATAGCCGTATTAGGTTTAGCTTTCTTTACATCTCTATGGTTAACCTTATCTAAAGCAGTTCTGTAAGTAGAACAACCAAAATGACCATCAGCATTTGAATAAAATAATGGTTTGGTTTTGAATGGGTCTGTAACCATCAGTATTAAATCATTATGAAAATCTAAAAGAACTATAGCAAATTCACCATCTAATTTTTTGACAAAATCAACACCATACTCTTTGTACAAATCTATAATACAATAACCATCACTTTCGTAATCTCCAAAATCTTTGTAATTATATATCTCACCGTTGTACAGACAAATAATACCATCTTCTTGAAAAGGTTGAGTCGTAAATTTGCCAGTCATACTTAATAGGTTATGTAAAAATGTAAAATTATTTACTTCATCTTTTACAATTGATGTATCATCAGGTCCTCTAAACTTTAAATAATAATTTATATCATCATAGTCTTTTATGTCTTTACTTGTACACAATATACTACACATTGTACAACTCCTCATAAGTTCTTTTTATCCAATAGTTGGCATCCCTACCCATTTGATTTTGAGGTATAGCATTGAAGTGATAAACCCAACCATTTTTTAAGTAATGTAATTCATCTGTCCACCAATGTTGTGGATGCCAATACATTAGGTTTTTTCTCGATATATCTTGTAAGTTATAACATGGTGGTAGTATCGTCATTGGAAGCTTTTGTTCTTCTCTGTAAAAGTTTATACAAGTTTGGTCTGTAGAGTTCCACTTACCAAAAACTTGATTTAACTCTGTGGTGTTTTTGTTATACCAATCTGTTAGTCCCTTTAGATATTCTTTATGCGATTTGTTAAATATTTGAAAACCACCATTTACATATCTCCAAGTTGGGAATGAATCCTTTCCAAAAAACTTAAGACCATATTGTGATATACTTTTATTTACCCACTCATAATCACCATCATTCATTACAGCCGCATACTTACCATCAGTTTCATCAAAAAAGTTAGGACAATCAGGATGTACTATCGTGTCAGCGTCAACGACTAATACTTGATTGTAATCTATGTCACTATTATCTAAAATATCAAACACATAATAACGTTGCCATGTAATTTTCATTTGTTCTACAGGAACGAGTAAGTCTTCTAGTAACAAAAGTTCACAATCGTTTCTATCACACCAATATTTCCAACTCTTAATACAATAGGAATAGTTATTACTTCTACCATTACCTAAATCTATGTTAGGAATAAATACTATATTTTTCATATGTATTGCACTCCCCATTGTTCTTCAGTAAGTTGATTGAAAGGGTATCCTAAATAACTTTTCATCTTAAAAAACTTTCTTATACCTTCCCAATCTGATTTGTCTCTATCAGTATATTTGTTCTTTCTACTGAAATAAAATCTTGGTTCTAAAAAGTTGTAGCCATTTACTTTGAAGCTGTAGTTATCTATTAAATCATCATCACCTTGAGCATCAAATATTCTAAACTTACCTCTGTTTGGTTCGAATATTTCTGCACCATTAGTTCTAATAAAATTAATGTTACCTTCAAATAACTGATTTCTAGCTTCTGTAGATATTATAATATCCACATCATCATTATCTCTAATACCCATCAACGCTAGTATTCCAGATTGGCATACAGTAAACTCACCAGATGGTATTGTAATATTAGATAAACCTTTTACATTATTTATTAAAGGTTCTACCCTAGACATACCATCATGCTTTCTTGGTTCATCATATATTTGTGATTTTTTCATATAAAATGGTATGTAAGATTTTCCATTTATCAATCTACCAATCATCGCACAAGCCCTATGATAACTATGTCTGATAAAACCATTATCAAATTCAACAGGATTGTTTTTTAAAAATATTTCTAACTCTTCATCTGTCATCATTTCTAAAGAATTGTAATAATCCTCTGTCATGTTATCCCATCCCAATTCATGATGGTCTCCAACATCTTTTCTAAACTCTGCTACCATACAATTAAAGTATTGCCAGTTGTTAGGATTCAATCTATCTCTTACTGTTTTAAGATTACCAGGAACAGAGTAAAACATACAGACATCTTTTACAGTTTTTAGTTTACCATTTTGTTTAATTATTTCTTTTCCACCACCACCATTAGCTATTTCCATATTCATAAAGTAATCAAATGATATTGGAGCAGCATCTATACGATTGTTCCTCATCTCTTTTCTTTTAATTTGTCTCCACTTTTTCATGTAAAGAAAGTAAGGATTATCATCTATATCTTCTTGTATGTAAGAAAAATTAAATTTATTTTTCCAAGCGCTGTAGTTAAAACTTATTTGGTCTCTTCTACTACCATATTTCATTTCTTCCCACCACCTATTCATCTGTTGTTTTACATCTTCTTCATTATGTTTCATAAACATAACAGTAGTTCTGGCTAAACCATTATTTTCAGGGTAACCATCTTTTCTATACCTATCTACTTGAGCATGAATTATATCCATATTATCTTTATATATTTTCTTAGGATTATTGTCACCTAACCATTGTATAAATCTAGCTTCTTCATATACACACTTTCTTACGTTAAGATTTCCGGACACACTTCTACCACACAACTCATGATTTAGTATAGCAAGATTGTTATTAGATAGCATTTTATCTACTATCTCATCTATATCTTTTGTAATCTTAACTTCTATATCATGCCAAACACTCACATCGTAATCTTTCAGAAACAAATGTGGTTTTAATTTATATCTTTTAGCATTTCTGGCGTTATCATCATAAAGTGGTTTCACTAATTTAACATCCCATAAATCAGACTTAAAATTTGGATTGTCTGTAAAACATATGAAATCCCAACCACTCAAGTCAACATCAGGCTTATGTAGATGGTAATTGTTTTCTTCTGTACAACCAAATACTGATGTGTATATTACTTTTTTATTCATTTACTATACTCATTAGTTTACCTGTTAAAAGATGTAATGATGGCGCTATATCAGAACCACTCCCTTTCTTCACATCTTGATGTTTAGATACAAAATCATACACACTTTGATATTCACCACCAACATTTATAACCCCAATCTCTTCTTTTACTTTTACTATAATATTAGCAACATCCTTATGTGTTATTGAATTTCTATAGACATCATCAAATGCAACATTGTGTCTGAAAGGTATATCACATAAAGAACATCTCAATATCAAAGAGTTTGGTATAAGTCTTGTGACACATTCACCACCTAATTTAGACCATCCATAATTGTTTGATGGTTTTACTTCACTCTCTTCATCAACTAAATTTGAATCTCCGTAAACAAAATCTGTTGATATGTAGATAAATTTTATACCATACTTATCACATATTCTAGCCACATTAGCAGTACCAACTATGTTGGTGTCCATACTCATTAATGGATTTCTATCATTAACTTCCATAGGTTTAGTTAAAGCAGCTGTATGTATAAAATACTTAGGATAATCAGGTTTCATCATATAAGTTTTAATTACTTCAGAAACACGATGTTCATCGGTAATATCCATTTCTCTTCTTGAAAGTATTCTTATTGGTAAAGAATCGTTAGATAATTCTTCCAACTCTTTAGCTAACCTACCACTGCCACTAACTAAAATCATGAGAACACCATTACATCCGGCACATGAGTTATAAATTTACCACCATTTTCTACGAACTCTTTTTCTTTTGTAGCTATCACATCTTTAAAATTCCAAGCTCCTAAATATACATAATCATAATCAAGTATGTTTATGTCCTCTCTAGCAACAATAGGAATATGCATGCCTGGTGAACACTTACCTTGCTTATCTATCGTAGTATCTGTTATAACATCTATCAAACTATTATCTATACCACAGTAATTAAAGACAGTGGTTGACTTTGCTGTAGCACCTATACTCATTATCTTCTTACCATCACTCTTCAAATCTTTCAGTAATTTTACCAATTTCTCTTTTGAGTTAGCTACCCTTTCAGCAAATATTTCATAAGTCTGAAAGTTATTTATACCAAATATAGACTCTTCATTTAGATTAAACTTCACACTATCTCCGATTGTAATACCATCAAAGTGACAAGCATAAATTCTATTAGAACCACCATGTACTGATAAATTGTCTACTTTAAATATTTGTAATCCATTCCTTCTCAACAAGTTGTCTAATGCAGTTACTGAAAATATATGAGGATGTTCATCGTATATTTGGTCGTATGAACCTCTTTCCAGTATTCTAAGTAGTGACGGATCTTCAAATACAAAAGCACCATTTGGCTTTAGGATATTCTTTACAGCTTTAAACGTATCGTCTAAGTCGTGTATGTGACAGATACAATTAGCTGCATATATTAAATCCATGTACCCATCTTCTTTTACAATCTTATCAGCTAAATCGGTTGTCCAAAAATCTACATGAGTTTTATATCCCATATTCTCTGTAGCTTTCGCAAAGTTTCCACATGGTTCTACACATACAGAATTTTCTTTATCAAAGTTCTCTATAAAAGGACCTGAGTTAGAGCCTATCTCTAAAACTTTACTTGGTTTGAATTTCATCTTCAACATCTCAGCAGTATTTTTAAAATGTTCTATCATTGGAAAAGAATTAGAGGTATTATAAGGATAGTCCTCATTGAATATTTTCTCTGGCTCTACAAACTCTTTGATAGATACTAACTTTGTTTCCTCATCCCAACACACTTTTAAATCAAATAGAAACTCATCTTTAAAATCTTCTTCATTTAAAAATGCATTTGCTATTGGGTGTCTACCTAAATCTAAAAATTCTTTAAACATACTCTACTTGCTCCTTGTAATTTTCCTTGTTTACATAATACTCAGCTTCTATTATATTTTGATTTAATGGAAATACTCTTTGTATCTGAAACACCTTTGAGTATTTAGACACACAATCTAAAAATCCACAATGAGTCCCGATATTTAATTTTGCTTTAGATCTTATATACAATTGTAATCTAGTAGGGACATGTCTTAAATCAAAACCTTTATTGAAACTAATCGGTAAATCTTCTGGCTTTTTGTAAGTCCAATAAAAGAATGGCAAGTCTCCACACTTTTCTAAAAGTGTATTCATTAACATTTTATTACTTTCTTCATCATATCTACCACCACTACTTTCAAATCTATTAGTAATTAATAAACCCCCAAACTCATTATTGCCTACAAACCTGTTTATAATCTCATCTCCCATTTCAATTTCTTGATTGGAAAAATAAAGTTCCGGATAATAATTTACATACTCATCTTCTTCAAACTGCCAAAACTTTAACATTTGTTTAGTCAAAGGTATTCCCTTATTATCTTTGTCATATATTCTGTAATGGTCATGAAAAATTTCACCAATAATATAATCTTTGTAACCATCAACATAAGGATTATTACCGAATATATATTCTACATTTTTAAAAGGATTGTCCCAAGTTCCCCAATTAGATTTCATTTGACCAAATAATTTTTCAAGTAAATTTACAGATGGTACATAAACTTTGCTGTCTGGATACTTTTCTTTTATTAGTCTTGGCATAGCAGATATGATACCCCAATCACCAACACCATGAGCAGTTCTCATAATTGTGAACTCTTTTTTTTCTAAGTATTCATCTGGTATTCTAAAACCTTCAGATTTTTCAAACCCAAGTTTATCAACATTACCTACTGTGTACAGATTATTATCTAATACTCTCCAAAATATCAAAGTTTCCTCACATTCATTTCTTTACTAAAGTTTTCATTGTAAAAGAGATTTTGTTTTTCTTGCTTCTGTATTGTTTTTGGATGATACAAACTCAACTCTTCATGTGGTGGTAGATGAGCGTATGTCTTACATCCTTTAATATACTCATGTAATGGTCTTGTCCATCTTATAGACTCATCTCTTCTAAATACACGAGCTTGATAATCAGGATAATTTACCCAACCTTTTCCTGTAATTCTCCATCCCCATTTTTGTACATGTTCTTGTTTCATACCTTCGATTGTATTCACTCTTGGTATCCAAATCAAATCAACTTCGTTTATCTCTAATATTTCTTTAAGTTGTTGTATTAATATTTCATTTGGATATTCATCCGCATCAATATGAAATACATAATCACCACTTGCTTTTTCTATAACTGAATTTTTATGTTCTGCAAAGTTACCATCAAGTTTTCTTTTGTAAACAATGTAATTCTGCCAACTAGACAATGATTCACCCAAAACAGCTTCTACCTTTTCATCATCACCATCTACACAAACTACTATCTCATCTTCTTTATCTATATTCTTATTTAATACTTCTAATAACTTCTGTAGCTCTTCAGCTTCATTGTGAACTGTAATGCCATAACTAATTTTCATTCTTTAACTCTTGTACAAATTGTGTTGGTAGTCTTAAATCTTCTAAGGTTACCGAGCTTTTTCTAGCTTTATCATAATTATAACTTCTGTAGATACCATACTTATTTATTATAGTTCTCATCTTTTTGTAAATCTGTCTAGCAGTACCATCTAACTGAACTCTGTATATCTTCTTTTTCTCATCGACTATCTCTGTTACACCAGCTTGTTCTAAAAGAGTTTTCATCTGTACTAATGTTGGTTGATTGGATACCTCTAACTGAATACCATGAACCAAATACTGACTTGATGGATTTTTAGCTCTGTTTCTTAACTTTGGGTCTAACACTAATATAGTTCTACGAAGTTTTCTACCATCTCTATTTTCATAGACGAAAGATACTATATCACCAGGACTTACTTTATTCCAACTGTAAGGTAATTTAGCCATTGTCTTTTATTATCCCCATAGATTTACAAGCTTCCATAAATTCAAACTGACCAAACTTTTCAGAGTTCTCTACATCTAATCTTTTTTCGTGACCATCATATTTTTCTCTATCTTCTTCAGGTATATCTATAACCTTAGCATAATGCCAATGCCAATCAGCAAGTTGTCCATCAGGATATATAATACCTTTTTCACCCATATTAATTACAGATGGGAACCAAACTATTCCTCTTTTTTCATCCATTATCTTCAAGTCGTTCATTAGTTCACTGTGACTCTTTGTGTACTCTTCTAGCTTCTCACTATCGAAAGCCAGATAAGAATTGGAAGTCATACCACATTGAAAGCACATGTAAGATTCAAATGGTTTACCTTCTATTTCTGTTTTTTCTACAAAACAATTGTCATACAAATCATTACACAGAGGACATTTTGATTTCTCTTCCATATTACACCTTCTTTAACTTTGGTAGTTTTATTTGTTTTGGTTTACTATCGCCAACTTTTTTTAGCTTTGGCAACTTTAAATCAACCTGTTGTGGTTGTTCTTCAAACTTAGGTAGATATCTATCCAATATTTTACCAAAGTCTTTAGTCATCTTATCCATAGAAAAGTTTACCCTATTATACATAGATTGTTTTTTAGCCATCATAGTATACTTTCTATTATCTTTAAGCACATCTTTCATAACCTGAGAAGCGTATTGATAGTTTACAGTAAACCATTTAGCTCCTTCGACTAACATCTCTTTAGGTAGAGCTGATTTGTGAACATCTGTCATCACACCAGGCAAAAGAACTGAGTTATTTTTATTAAGAAAATCTATATGACCACTCCAATTAGGAGCTATAACTATCTTTTCTGATAAACTAGCTTCTAATAGAGGACGACCAAAACCTTCACCATGAGTAAATGTAATATGAGCTTTAACTTTAGGATGGTTGTATAACTGATTCATTTCCTCATCAGTTAAATCACCGTGTAAGAAATAAACAGGAGGAAGTTGTCCCTTGACAGTGTTCTTAATATCTTCTATCTTACCTTTAATTTCATTTCTATCTATAACAGAAAAAGTAGCACCACTTGTTTTCATAACCAAAGCTGGTGGATTAGGTTTGTTTTTAAATGTCTCTAAGAAAGTCTGTAGTAACATTCCTGTATCTTTTCTGTCTTGTCCTATATCACCTTGCAACCAATGTCCTGTGTATAAGAATACAAATCTTTCCTCTATGTTGTCCATTTCAGCTTTTAAGTCATCTGATATATCTTTTGTCTTACCATAGATTTTAGTATCGGCTCCTTCAAAAAGAACCTCTATCGGTGATGTACATTTCAGCTCACCCGTCTTCTGTTTTGTTTGTTCATTTATCTCTTCGTATGAAACTGACTCAAATATACCTTTCACAAACTTAGATGGAACTATATTCATATTCATACGATTCATACCTTGAATCCACTCAGCTTTAGGTGCTGTATTTTCTATACCAGCAGTTACACCTATATTATACTTAGCTATAGGAGTAAATTCATTAGGTACACTTATCTGTATGTGAACTTCGGGTTGTCTCGGTAACTCATTGTTAGATAATATTCTACTAAGTATTTCTACATCCTCTGGTTTACTTTCATCTAAAGCATTCATTGGACAATTACCCCAACGAAGTGAATTAATCTTTATATCAAACTTATCCATAGCTATTAGACTTCTACATAAATCTCTACTATGTGAACCATACCCACTTCTTGTAGCAACTGGTCCTGTGATTAACATTAATGGTTTCATTATAACTCCTATGCTTTAAACATTGTAAATCGTTTACGAGGTGTCCACTTCTCAAATGCTGTATCCATATGTTCTATGAATAAGTTGGACATAGCGGTGGCTGACATACTAGCATCATCACTCATAACAAACTCATGACCTAACTTACCACATCTTTTTCTTTCTTCATCCCCCATATCATACCACTCTTTTAGGGCATCACCAAAGTCTTCTGAACGAGGTCTGTCATCATAGATATATGGTGTTGGTATTGAACCTTGTAGACTCCTGTTAGACGGCCATACCGGCTTTACCCACTCACCATGAGCCAAATCTTCATTATCTTTCCACTTCTTATCATCATGTAATGAATGAATCCAACTATAGTCTTTGTAAGTTATAAACTCACCTTTGTATTTAAAACCACATTGGTCTTGTAATCCACCTGTGACATTTACCGATATCGGTGTACCACACATTAGAGCCTCACAAGTTCCTAAACCAAATCCTTCATTAGAAGCCATGTTCATTCCAACATCTGCTATGTTATATAAGAAACAAAGTTCTTTATCACTTAACTTTTGATGTGAAAATATTACATCATAATCTGGACAACATTGTTTTACAACCTCTGGTAAATCTGTACCATTTTCATCTCTTGGTTGGGTGTGCATTATGAGAGCACATTTTTCAGCTTCTTCTTTTGGTAATTGGTCACAGAATTGTTTGTAAGCCATTATAACATCACCAGGTAACTTTCTTCTGATGTTTCTATTGTTCCAAAATACTATGTATTTGTAGTCTTTACCATTAGTCACATTTCTTTTGAATTTTAGTAAATCATTCCATTCTGTATGAGAAGAGTCGATAGGATAAAAGTTATTTTCATTTATGCCATGTGGAATGTAAGTATTATCCCACTCTGTTCTTGGTTTAATCTGACATACATTGTCTACAATATTGACTGTTTGTTTAGATATATTCATAATCAAATCACAAGACTCATAGAATGGTTCATTCCACATTGGATAAGGTAAATCATCCCATATATTATAGTAAAATATCGGAGTGGTTCTTCTTAACTCATGTTCCATCTGATACAACCATCCCCAAAATCTTGGGTCTGTATAATGTAAAATAGCGTCAATACCATTTTCCATTTGGGTAACTTGCCTGATTACATCTGGACTACCATAACCACTCACAGGATATATTTTAAGATAAGCGTCTTCTATACCTGTATCTTTTCTCACAGATTCATTCATGTCTATAATCTTACCTTCATCAGGATGTTTAATAGCACCACCAACTTGTACCCAATCGTAATGTTTGAGAGTTCCTAAAACAAACTCTCTTGACATCGTACCTACGCCAGAAGACATTCTTAAATCATCCGATAATAGTAAAATCTTTTTCTTAACCATTTATAACCTCTTTAGAACCACCATTGATTGTGAAGTATTTATTTAAGATAGATAGCTTATCATCATATTCAGCCATAATCTCTAACTCTTTTTCTATCGTATCCATAATATCTGCATGTTCAGCAACACCCACACCATTTTCTAATAAATTTTCTACATTTATTCTATGTTTTTCAATATGTGCTTTAAAGTGTAGTTCACTAGCTTTAATTAAATCAGTTCTCATAATGCACTCCCGCTTGGTTTAAGATTTTGCCATTCGTTTATTTGATGTCTAAAGTCCTCATTGTGAACATATAAGTCCATTGAGCGATTGATTAGCTTTTGTAATGTAAAGTTATCATCTAAATTGCTTATTTTAAACTTCTTGTATAGATTGTCTAATAACTTTACGGATGTTAGTTTCAACATAACATTTCCTCCGTATATATGTATATAAGTATATAAGAACTAACTTATTATACAATATTTTTTTTCTTTTTTCTGAGCTTCTTTTAGTGTGCTTTCTGTTCCTTTGGATGTGGTATCTTTAGGTATGAATGCTGCTACAACATCACTATATTCAACTATCTTTTTGTTTCTATCATGATAATGCCAACTAGCATATGGTCTTCCGTATTTAAAACTTTCGAGGACACAATGTTGATTGTAAGCGTAATGTGATGGTGGAAATTCTGAATAGTTTATATCAAACTCTAAAGCATATTTCTTAGCGTATCCATCAGCACCATCTTTTTGTCCACCACTTACTATCTCTAACTCTTCACCATACTTCTGCTTTAGTTTAAATACAAACTCTTGTATACGCCTTTTATTTGTATACTTTCTACTTCCTACTATTGCTACTCTCATAGTCATTCCTCTTTTGAACTCTTGGTGGTTTCTCTGTAGTACAGAACTTAGCTGCTTTATGAAACTCATCAATAGCTTTTAACATCTGAATATCATTGTCGTAGATATGTTGAAATCTAACCCTTTGTTTTGGATTTACATTTTCTCTACTGACTATATCATACCAGATAAAATCATTTGGATGTAACCTACCATCTACTTTTATCTTTGTCTTGAAGTGTAAATTGGATTCATAGTCTAACAGAAATCTTTTTATGTCTTGTGGTGATACAGTTCCATCTTTATACCAAAAAGTAATATAATACTTTACATCATCGTTATGCACGCTTTCTAATTTATCAATAATATCTTTCTCATTATCTTTGTTTATAAAATCAGAAAGGTTCATTCTCAAGCTTATTTTCATTACTTTACTCCCACATCACAAAATTCTGTTTGATTGAAATCACAATACTTGCAATTTTTCTTAGATGCCTCTTTCCTATAAATATGTTCAGTTCGATATTCTCCATCATCATTAAACCCATCTTTTATAAATTCATCTAATCTATTCACAACTTGATTGATTGATGGCTTACCATTTGCTGGTACAAACTTTTGAACTCTCTTTTGAGGGAAGTCTAAGTTCTCATACAGCTTTCTCTTCACAATAAAGTATTCCACTTCTATTCTATCCATAGGATGATTGAATTGTTTTGAGTAGAATTGTTTGTATAATAGTAATTGGTCTGTCTTATTCTTATCAGCCTTCATCCATTTGTTCCAACCCATAGTAGATGTCTTAATATCATATATCTTAATTACATCTCTAACTGTATCTTTGATTACTATATCTATATAACCTATAAACTTTATATTGTTTGGTAAGTCATAGTTTAGTGGAACCTCTATACCAACGAGTTCATAACCTTTCTTACTAAAGTATTGAGCTCTTCTCTTCTTAATAAACTTTAGTATCTCCACACCATGACCATAAAACTCAACCATGTCCTTTTCAGTACAGAACATCTCACCACCATTCGTTTCTAACACTCTTTCAAAGTTTCTCTTCATTCTTGTGAGTAACATATCTTCCAATGGTAGAGCCTCAGCCATCTTTGCTGTGTCATTGTACATAACTGTTAGAAAGGTTTGTATAACCTCATGCATTGATGTACCAAAAAGTGTGTGTATGTTATCAGAAAACTCTCTGTTCCCATCTATGTATGCAGTTTTCCATCTATGAGGACATTGAGCCCACATTGAATACTGACTATAACTTATCTTCTTCACTTAGCCCACTTTCCTCTAGCTACAACTTGAGCCATAACTCCATAGTTAGATATGTCTGAATAACTATCTACCAAACCTTCACCTTCAAGAGAACCATTGTCTCCACGCATTAGTATGGTTTTGATACGTTCCACCTTATCGTTTATCCTAAACCAAATACCCATAAGGGATAGTCTCTTCTCTTCTTCGTTTACCAACATCTGACCAACGGCTATGTTTTGTGGGCCATAGTCATGTTGTTTGTGAAGAAACAATTCATATTGTTCTTGTTGTATCTTTTTGAACTCCGATGTCATCTCAGGATATTTATCTTCCATGTAAGATACAATATCTGTGTATTCTTCTTCTGTTCCTTTAGATGTGTCTTTTATAACCTTCATATATCACTCCAATTTACAGTATAAAGCTACGACTTTTTCTTGATAAAGTCAAGCTTTTTTATTTTTCTTTTAATTATTTTATTGAGATAGTATACATAAATATGCTTTGGTTTTGTCTTCTTCCAAAATATATTTTCATCACCAGCTTTATATCTACGATTAAGTTCTCTACCATATGGTCTCTTTATTTGATTAAGTGACCGACTATGTGTTTCTTTTCCATCAACCATCAGTATCCTACCACCAGCAGTTTCACCCCAATACTCAAAGTTAGTAGCTTTGTATATCACACCTGTATGTCCATGATGTTCATCAGCAAATGATACTATAACTTCCATATCCGTATTCTGTTTCAACCACTTGAAAGTCTGACCTATAAAGTAACTCTCTGTATTCTTAGGTGTATCATCGATACAAACCAACCTTCTAAGTTCTAAACATTTGGTTGGATTGATTGGATTGTACTTCTTAGCGGTATCGGGCATAGATGGATAAGCGTACATAGCTGCTCCAATCATCTTAGGTAAACCAAAGTTACCTTCACCATATAACCCAAAATGGTATATCGATTGTACACCATTTGTATTATGAGAGTAGTGATGTTTTTCTACGAAAGGTACTAATGATTTTCTTGGTATTGATTCGACTGTGAAGTTGGTAACAGACACTATATAAGTCCAAGCTTCCTTACTTCTTTATCTTCTACACCATACTTAAACATGATGTCTGCTAACTCTGATTGTCCACCAGCTGATATACGATACATCTCTACTGCTTCGTTAGCTTCTTTAATACTACATTGTAAATGTTTACCGACTATTTCGTAAACCCATATAGGATACTTCATTTTTTTATCTCCTTTGATATATCTTAACCATTGTTTTTTCTTTGGTAAGATGCTTGTATAAACTTTATATAAATCTTTAGGTTCAATAGGATACTTCTGAATCTCATTAACCAAATCTGTCCAATCAGAGTTCATAGATAGAAATCTATTTACCATATAATTAGACCAAGACTTCTTATCTTCGTCTGATATATCATCCCAATAGTTAGGATTTTGAACTGCTGTTATTTGATTTATGTGGTCGAACAGACTTTTCTTTTTTACCAAAGATTTTTTCCCATTTCTTTTCCCACTCATCTTGAGTTATTCCTCTTCTTAGTTTGTCACCTTTACCAGCGCCAGTATCTTTACTCATTACCTTTTGGCATCATTGAGTCTGGCACTTTACCACAATTACCACAACTGAATACTTCGATTGGTACTAATGCTTCTTGACCTGTCGGTGATACGATTGGTGATATTCTTCTTATAAAGTAAGATTTAATAAAAGAATAGTTACCGCAATCATCACACTTGATTGATTCTGTATCTTCTATACTTATTTCTTGTTGTGGTGGTTGTCCACCTGGTAATGGTTTCATTGGTTTCGTACTCATTTTATTACTCCTAATAATTCTATTATCATAGCCATAGCATTTATTTCCTTATCAACTACCTGACTATCCGATAACTGATACTTAGCTATAATCAAAATACATTCCGCTATATGTCCTGTACCATATGAATCTACCTCATCATACATCAACTTATATAGTTCAGCGAAGTCTGTTACTTGACTATCAGCCAATAACTTTCTTGCACTTTTAAATGCATCTTTCTTACTTTCTTTCTTAATTATTTCCATCAACTTCATCTTATAGTCACTCTCAACTAAAGATTGTTTGTCTACAACCAACATACCATCTACGACTTGCCTTTGACAAGAGTTTATCACCCTACGAATATCAGGATAACCAGCGTTAACCAAACCAGCTATATCATCCATCTTAGAAGCAACACCCTCTTCTTTTAGGATATTAGTCATATGAATAGCAACTTCTTTCTTTGATGGTGGTATCACCTGAAATGATTGACAACGAGATTGTATCGGGTCAATTATTCTTTCTACAAAGTTACAAGTTAGAATGAACCTACAGTGTTTAGAAAAAGTCTCCATAAGGTTACGCAAAGCGGCTTGAGCGTTAGGTGTGATGTAATCACACTCATCTAAGATTATAATCTTATAATCTTTGAACCCCATCGTAGAAGCGAACCCACGAACTTTAGTACGAACCGTATCCACACTATTCTCATCGGAGGCGTTAATATACATATAGTCACATTCTATGTTGTTGACTAATATTTTAGCGAGAGTGGTTTTACCTGTACCGGCTTTCCCATACAGTAAAAGGTGTGGTAAGTCCCCACTCTCAAGATATACAGATACTTTACTTTTGAGATGTTCATTCCCAATGTAAGTATCTAGTGATGTCGGCCGGTATTTCTCAACCCATAAACTATGTTCTAATTTTTCCATTTGTTATCCTTTACTTCTACTTTAATTACTTCATCAATGAACTCTGTATCTTTTGGATAGTCCATCGATGGGTGTTTCAATATCTTATTAAAATTTCTATTCTCTTTTTTATTACCGAGAAAGTAAATATATCTATGTTTCGTGGTTTCTCTTTTTAACCAGAAGTCATGTCCTATAGCCTTCTTCATCTTATCAAGATTATTAGAACCATACATAGAGTAAACATTTCTACTATGCATCCAATCATCTTCTTCGTTTAATCTTAATGAGTATGTCGGCATCAACTGAAAACTACCACAACCTTGATAAATCCAATTAGTAGCTTGGTAGATACAACCATCATGAGCTTGTTCAGGATCAGCGTAAGATATTAATACTTTAATATCAGGCGAATATTCTTTTAACCATTTGAAACTCTGCGATATAACATAGGATTCTATGTTCTTTCCATAACCATCATGTATAAATAGTCTTTTTAATTCCAAAACATTCTTATTTTCTAATACATCTTCTGTAAACATAGAAGATACTACGCTTCTGCCAACTGGAAAACCATAACAAGCTACACCAATAAAGTCATCGACATCTCCATCGAAAAACTTGTGGTTGTCTGACTTGTAAAATACACCAAGAGTATATCTACAAGCCGACATTACACCACTATAATGGTATTTTTCTATCATATCTTTGGCCAGTTTTTTATTGACTGGCCGTAAAGATACTTTAGATTTATCTACATAAGATTCCATTATACATCTGTATCAGCAACCAAGTAATAAGTAGCATCATACTCATCAATCTTAAAATTGATACGAGCCAAACCTTGTGAACTTACTTCTAATGTAGCACTTTCACATTCTTTGTTAGCCACTAATACATCTCTGAACAGATTAGCATTGAAAGAAACATTCTCAATCTTATCATAAGATTCTGTTTCTACAGGAAGAGTAACACGATTAGTGTTAATCTCAGCATAACCAATAACAACCTTTACACCCTCATCATCTGTGATGACTGTAAAGTTATCCGTATCAGTTAGAGCACCCTTACCTGCAACAAACTTTGACATAAAAGATTTGTCAACTTTAATCTTTACCTCGAAATCAGGTATAGACTTTAGGTTAGGTGGTGAACTGATAACAGACAAATCTGATAGCATATAATTTACATCAGACTTTGTATCTGATATTTTTAATGAAACAGCTTTGTCACCAGCTTTGGTTAGGTTCATTGAAATATTCTCTGATAGAACAGATAGAAGTTTAACGAGCTGCTCTGTGTTATACACACCTAAGTCAGCTTCATCAAAACTCCAACCACTCATGGTTAGTTCACCAAGTAGATTCTTATCACCCGTAATGAATCTAGTAGAAAGAGAATCTCCCTTACTATTAATCACAACTGATGAGCAGTTCCCACCAAGATAATATTTATCAATGAATCGGTTTAACGAATGTTTATTCATTTATTACTCCTTATTAGTTAATCGATATATACATATATACATATCAAAGTTATTTATCAAAATCAAAAAAATCTTTCCATAGATGTCTTTTTATTTACAGGCTCATTCCATTTTAGAGATTCATAAAACATCATTATCTTCTTCTCTAACATTTGAGCATACATCTTTTTGTAATCTATGTTAGCTTTAATAAACTCAATTATCTGTGGTGGGTCTTCATAACCTTTATAACCACAAGATAATAATCCCAAGTCATTCTGTTTAAGATATACCCACTTAATCTTTTCAGAGTTACTTATCTTCTCATACTTCTTACCAACACCAAAGTGTCTTAGTAAATCATTATATGTTATAGCAGCTTTGATATGAGCAGGTGCACCTTTAGCAAACTTTGTAAACTTACCAGCTTTACCATCAGAGTATTTAGATAGATTATTTATGCCTGTTGGCATCGCTATCCTATCAAAGTCTACCAACTTCATAGACTCCTTAAAGTTTATTATCCTTTCGTCAATCTTATCCTTGGGTACAGTAGCTAAGATATCTTCCAACACATCTTTCAGTAGTTCACCCATAGCTTTCGGAAAGTTACTACGAACCAAGTCCAAACCTTTTACATGGAGTTTGTTTACTTTAACACCATTGTCATTGATAATCTTCATGCCATATCTCTTCTTAACAATAAACAAACCTGATTTAGCTATTAACTCCTGCTTTATCTCAAACCTATGTTTGTCTAAGTTTAGGAACTTACTAGCGAAGTAATCATAAGACTTATTTAGAAACCCCTGCATCTCATCAGCTACATCTAATATCCTCTTACTCATCATAGTCTCACTATCGAAATCCATAGTAGGAAATCTCTTCTTAACTAATGGAAGAGCTGAATAGAATACTGAATCTGTATCGATATAAATACAATAGTCTTTATCATCTCCTAATTCTTTATTGTAAAAATGATTACCAATCTTCTTGGTGAACTTAATTAGTTCTTGACCTGTAAGTGTAGTAGCCTCTGCATTATCTAAATCATAGAAACGAAATACAGGTAAACCCAATACACCATAGAGAGAGTTTAGTACAACCTTTTGTATTAGCTGACGACTTTTAAAGTATGTGTATTTTTCATTATCTCCAGCATCACCAAACTTCTTCATCAACTTTCTATACTCCACACGAGTATCAAACCACTTCTCTAGTAGTGCTGGAATCAATCCTTTCTTATCACTACGATATAGAACACCATTAGAAGATACTGAAACTTTGTTTTTATCAAAGAAATCTTTAAGTTCTGTTTCAGTAAGTCTACCCATCTCTTTATCATTCTGTATAAGAGTGTATGTTTTCTTAGTTCCTTTCATAAACTCCTCTACATCCCAACCATTTAACTTACCCATCTTTGTTTCGGGTGAGATATTGAGAGACATAATAACTGATGGATACATAGATGTAATATCCAAATCAAATACCCAATCGTGTTTGCCCCTTTGTGGTGGTTGTACATAAGCACCAGCGAACTTTTCGTCATCATTCTTCATTACTCTTGGTGGTTTATTTGGAGCAACCACACCTAAGTTTTTTAGGTATACCAAGATAGCACCCTCTAAATATCTTGATGAGAAATACACATCCTCATAAGGAACATGGCCTACATGACATACACCACGAGCCATATCGATAAAGTCTAACTTATCATGTAATCTCTTTACAAGTCTAACATCATGAATGTTATACTCCACAAACTTATCTATATTGTTTTCATATAAATCATTGAGTGTTCCACTATACTCAACCTTCTTTTCACTAAGTTCGTGTTCAGCCACAGCATCTAATCTGTAAGAGGATAGTTGAGTGTATGTGAATAGTTTGTATAGAGCTAAGTAATCTAAACAACTAACACCAGCAAACATAAACCTCTTACGATGTTTGTTCCACTTTACTTCTCTTATTGGTGAGATTAAATTAGCTATATCAGAACCAACAATCTTACAAGCTCTATTGTAGATGTAAGGCATATCAAATGAATCAGAGTTCCAACCTGTAATGATGGTTGGTTTCCAATCTAAATATAATAGAAAAAATCTTTGTAGTAAATCAAACTCATTTTCAAAAGATTCGATAATCACATTATCTTTTGATTCTAAAGTGAGTTTCTTTTTATCATCTAATACTAAACAATAATACTCATCTTCTTCTGAGTTATGAACTGCGATAGCAGTTATCTTATCTTTTGAGTCTTCTGGATATGGAAAACCATCTGTAACTTCAACCTCAATATCAATTGTCATAATACGATGGCCTGTAGATAATTCTTCAGAGTCAGCATATTGGTCAACCAATGTACGAGTTTCTGGCGGTACATCTGATTCAAATAAATTAGGTGTCTCTGGATCAAACCTGTAAACTTTTCTAAGTTTGTCTCCATATAAAGATATGTGTACACCACTTCTATCTTTTACATAAGCATACCTTTTATACGGCATTGTGAAATAACCTTTTTCGTCATCCCAAATATGAACTGTTTGTTTTTTATTATCGAAATAACAATTTTGATACATTTAGATTATATAATCCCCATTTTCTATACTTAAAGCTACGAATAAATTTGATAAAAGTCAAGAGTTTTTTGATAAAAAGGGGGGAAATAAATTCCCCCCAAGTTTACCATTTTAGAAATTGACAGCAAGTCCTAAGTTAAAACTTCTTGGAGAACCAAGAAATACTTCAGCGTTATGAGCAGCGTGAACTTTGTCACCAAACCCATTATACTTACTATTGTCAACAGCGTCTTGAACATAAACATCATCAAGAACGTTAAATATATGACCACTAAGTGTCATATCTAAACCACCAATCTCTGGTAGTTTGTAAGATAGATGTAAGTCTAACTTGCCATAAGATGGAGTTTTCCATACTTGTGCTCTGTCAGCATCACCATCAACCTCACGAGAATCAGGACTCCAATCTGAATAGTGGTTATCATACCACTTATAAAGACCTTGTATTCTTAATCCATCGATAGGTTTAATAGTTAATCCACCAACATAAGCAGTTTGTGGCATGTCACCAACCATTAGACCATTAAGAGCATATTCATACTCTGTAGATGTTTGTCCAATGATTTGGTTGTCATCGTTATATTCCATCTCTGTATAGTCACCTTTAGCATCTCCATCGAAATACCAATCACCAACACTAACTACTACATCCAAGTCAACCATTTCGTGAAGAGCAACTTTCGTTTCTACTTCTACTCCACTATGACTTTGATTTACACCAGTTAGATAAATGATATCAGTATCACCTGAGTCACCTTGACCTGTTGTTACAGATTTTGTAAGGTTTCTATCTTTCCATTGAGTATTGTAGTAACTACCCTTAATGGATACTAAACCACTATTATACTCACCACCGACTTCCATTGATGTGAACTTCTCATTATCAGGATCTGTAGATACAGTTCCATCATAAGAAATTACATTATCAAGGATTGGCGGCTTCTGAACATATCCAAGATTAGCGAATGCAGATAATCTATCATCAAGATTATATCTACCACCACCTTTTACTTGGAAAGATGTTATAGCATCAGCTTCAACAAGTTCTTTCTCTACAGAGAAATGGTCTTTATATGTATAACCAATGGTTGAAATACCACCCATACCATAAAGATTGAACTTATCAGCATCATACTTACCTTGTAAGAAAGCACCAAACCAATCGACAGTTGTTTCATTGTGATAAGCAATCTCATCACCTAATCTAACAACTTTTCCATCGGGAGCATTCTTATCAGCAAAGTCTACATAGTAGTCTCCACCAAGTAAGTCACGAACTTCTCTAGCGTGTTCTATACCAGCAGTTCTCCAATCAATACCAATCTGAACTTCAAGTTCATCTGATACATCATAGTTTAACTTTGAAATCAAACCATAAGTATCTTGTCTATTAATTGAATTACGAAGAATACCAGTAGAACGATTTTCGGTATCAGAGAAAGCAGAATCTACATTAGCAGAGTTCTCAGCAATTTCTCCATCCCAATCCCAAGTCCAAGGTGAAGATGCATACCATCTTTCTCCCTCAACTGCAGGTTTTCTACTAACACTTCCATATGTACCAGTACCACCACCTGAACCACCACTCCAATATAGAACAGAACTTAATCTAAGTTCGTCATTTATATCGTAGAAATGATTTAAGTTTACAAGTGGTTTATGAAAGAAGTTTTCTCTTTCATTTAGGAAGTCGGGACTAAATCTGTCTGATGTTTTATCCCCATACATATACCAATATTGCTTTCCTTTATAATCGGAACTTATCGGTGCTACGTTTTGATTATAAAACCTACCAGCTTCAGTTTCAAACTTGTTACCAGCAACATAAGCAGAATCATCATACCCATCAATACTACCTGCTAACTCTTGTGAGTAAGTAGCAATATTCTGTTTGTATAGGTTCTGTCCATGTCTCTGTGGAGCACCGATAGCATATAGTTCAACCCTTTGGTCATCACTAATAGCATATGATGTTCCTAAGTAATAAGCCCAAGCGTCTGTCCAAGTTCCATCAATAAACCCATCACCAGTTTTACGAACTATCGCACCACCAATTGCTAGTTTATCATTGATAAGACCTGAGTTGTAAGTCATAGTAGTTTTTAGAAAACCACCTTCACCTACTTCTTGTTTGAACTTACCACCTTTTTCCATAGCAGCAGGATCTGTAATGATATTCATTGTTCCACCAATAGATGGTGTTGCAAGATTAACAGCTGATAGTCCTCTTTGCATCTGAATTGAAGAAGTAGCATCACCTACTCCATCCCAATTAGACCAATAAACCCATCCGTTCTCCATATCATTTTGGGGAACACCATTAATCATAACAGCAACGTTTCTTTGGTTGAAACCACGAACATTGATACGAGCATCACCCGCACCACCACCTTGGTTAGTAGCATATACACTCGGTGTAGTATTAAGAATCATTGGAATATCTTGACTACCAAGTCTGATTTCCATTTCAGCTTTATCTACAGTTGTATAAGCAACAGGTGTTGTTTCGTCAGCACGAGAAGCAAGAACTTCTAATGCAGACATTGCAATAGCATCCATCTCTAATGAGAAATCAGCTATAGCGTCACTTGTTGAATCCACCATAACTACTTGAGTTACAGATGAATACCCTATGAATGAAGCAACTACAGTATGTTCACCTAAAGGCACATCAATACTATAGAAACCATCATCGTCTGATACGGTTCCTAAGTTTGTACCATCAATGACTACGTTTGCTCCAACCAAAGGTTTACCTTCGCCACTAACAACTCCTACTACCGAACTTCCCATAAGGAAAATTGGAGTGAAAGCTATTAACAGCCAAGATAATAGATTACGTTTATTCATAAAACGTCTCCTCTTTGTTTTTGGTTAAGACACATTTTTGTATAGGTGTGTCGTCTGCCTATCCGCAAGTTTTTAATTAGCATAGTCTTGGTCATCGTTATCACCAGTCGTTGGAATTATCTCACACGAATCGTTATTACAGAACTTATCTACTTCTGCCTCTTCATTTTTGATAACACCAAATGAAAGTTTACCAAGTTTCTTAACTTGTTTATTGTACTCTTTCTCATCTATAGCTTCATACGGCATCTGTGGATATGCTCCGTAATCATGTCTTGGTAAAAGGGATATACCTTTTAGATGATATTGATAATAATTTAGAGCGGGTGCGATTTGTTCACCCTCTGTTTCTGGATTGAATGTAACCGTACAACTAACTTGATTGTCTGCCCAATGTCTTTGCATAAAAGCAGCTAAACTGAATTGTTCCCATATCGATAGGTCAGCCGCTGTTCTTATTCCCTCTCCAACATCTACTGGTACTTCAACAACCATTGTAGTATCCTCTGAACCAAATGCAGGTTCTATTTTATATCCTGCTTTTTCCATAGGTACTAATAGTTCTGAATGTTTTGAAACCCTTATTCTTCTTATATAAAATCTACTTTCGGGATAATGTAAACCTGGAGTAGAGCCAGCCAACAATGAAACTGTTCCACTTGGTTTAACTGATGTAGTTTTGATTGAGTTCGGTACAGCAAACCAATCAGAGTACATATCATCCCATTCTTGTATGACATCGTATCCATCATTTAACCACTCCTTTAAAGTTCCCAATCCTCTATGAGTGATGAACTGAGCGATACCACTAACCGAACATCCTATTCTTCTGTTTCTTAACATAACTCTGTTAGTTTCTGACCAATGTGTTCTACCAAGAGTTACTGTTTTAGCATAAAGATAAGCATACTTTAGAGTTCTCGCATAATCTTCAAAGTCATCATGATTATCAGGAAAAGTTTCTACTAAACAACATAACTCATATGACTCCAATGTTTGTTCTAAACAAGGATTACCACCCATAGCTCTATGGTCTTTATCATCTCCACCATTCTTCATACGAGAATACTTTCTCATATTATCTAACCAAGCAAAACCTGGCTCTCCGTTATCTACGATTCGTTTGGCAGCTTCAGTATAATCCATACCCAATTCTGCAAATATACTATTATTACTTGTCCATCCATATTGGTCTCTGTGTGGGTTTACTTCATAGTTTTTTAAATCTAAATATTCTTCATTGTCTGGCTCACCAAATACAATCTCAGCAGTTCTACGAACATTACCTGCTACTACACATTTTCCTATAAGATTCATAATATCAACAATTGTAGTGATTGTGATTGGTTCTCCACTATTTTTTTCTAATACTTTTCTTATATCTTCATGAACTTCTTCTAATGGTTCATAACCACTAGCAACACCACCGAATCCACTTATTGGTTCACCAGCGCCTCTTATCTTTGAGTAATCAAACTTCATTGAAGCAGTTCCATGAAAGTAACTTTCTAATAATAACTTTAGAGATTCTACCCAACCTTCACGAGTATCAGGTATTTCAAACAATTGTTCGTCTCTACCTTTATCTATTCCTTTTACTATTATCTCATCAGCCCCTTTAGTATCAAACCCAACTCCAACACCTAACATACTTGCATCCATAAGGAAACAGAAAGGTTTTGAATAATCTTCTTTTATTGTTTTGGTTGATACAAATGCACAATTGTTAAGAGCTGCATATAAACCTTTTTCTTCTGTGATAGGAGTTCCCATAGCCCAAAGTCCTCTACCTGGTGGTAGGAACTTCATTGTAAAAATTCTTTCATACATATCTTGAGCACTCTTCTGAGCCTGCCATGCATTCCAACCTAACTCGTGAGACTCAATCCATTTCTTCTGCATTGAGTATGTACCTTCTACAACCCTTTGTACAGTTTCCCACCATCTCTCATTTTTACCATCTTCTTTAATTCTTGAGTAGGTTCTCATATAAACTAATTCACCTAATCCGTTGAAACCAAATGGTGGCTTTTTTCTTTTAAATTTATTTATAAAATTTTCTGATAACTGAAATTTTTCCATCATAACTCCTAATTTATTTTTGTTCTTTTGTACACAATATTAAATATAATATATACCAATTCTTATTACTCGAATCCACCCATATCTTTATATTTTTTAGATAAAGTTTGTCTTAGGTACTCTTCTGAATTATCCATCTTACCTTGAGCTTCTTTCCCACCCTGCGTTGAAGCTTCATACACTTGTATGTTGCCTGTATTTGTATTGATTTCTGCAGGAAATGTTATTCCATCAACACCAAATCTATTTTTGATTACATGAACTCTGCCTGTGTTTGCAATCTTATCCTCAACCTTACGACTTACAGACATAACAAAGTCAGCAGTCATCACCTTACTATAATCTTCAGCCACCTTACTGGCATCAATCACATCTTCTTCTAACGAACTTCTATTTGCCTGTGAAGCAGTCCATATTGGAATATCAAACTCACCAGCCATACCACGAAGATTTTCATAAGTCTCACCTGTAGCGTGTCTCTTCTCTTTATAGAATGTAGTTGGTTTTAGAATATCAGCATAATCAACTATGACAGCATCAGGTTTGATTTCTTGTATCTCCATCTGTTTAAGATGAGAAGCTAATGTGTTTACCGAAGCAGAACGAGTTGGATAGTATTTTATAATCAACTTACCTTTTAGTCCATCTATAACTTTCTGTACATCATCTTGATAAAATTTAATGTTAGCAGTTGGTGTACCACTAAATACTGTATCATATCTTAAACCAACATAAGCCTCATTCAACTCTAATGTATAATGAACTACAGTTTTACCTTGTCTTACCAAGTGAGCAGCTAAAGATTGTAAACACCAAGTCTTACCGATACCAGCAGGAGCAACTAACACACCTAACTCACCACCAGCTAATCCACCATCCATTACATTGGTTATAGAATCCCAAGGTGTTGGTAGTGTCTCTCTTACTGATTCTGTAAGTCTGTCATTTAGGGATATAATATAATCATGACCTAAGTCTCTTTCACTACCAGCTTTCATAGCAGCATCGATAAGAACTTTTATCTCATCGTATTTCTTTTGTTCTAATAGGTCTACCGATTGCATGATTGATTCTTTGATGACTTGGTTTTTACAGAAACCTAATGTTTCTTGTTTTACAAACTCTAAGTCTGTAGCTTCTATATTTCTCCAAGCATCTTTTAGATTTTCTACAACAGATACTTTTAGAATCTCGTCTTCCATCTGATTGATTTTTATCTTCAGAACTTCTAACGTTGGAGACTTTCTAAACTCCATAAAGTATTTAGCTATTTCTTTTGTTAACCATTTGTTTGCATCTGAGTCAAAATATTCTGGTTCTAATATATCACTTATAGTCTGTATGAATTTGTTATCCGACAATAAAGATGAGATTACCTTTGATTGAAATGTCGGGCCGAACTGATTAAAATTTTCACTCGCCATATAGTTCTCTTCTTTGTTTTTCCTTTAGTTCCATTTGTTTTTTTCTACGATAACGTTCTCTAGCTTTAGCTTGTAGAGCCGCTCTATTTTTATGGTAGTAGTTCATAGACCACTTACGTTGTGCTTCCTTTTTTTCTGACTCTGTGTTGTATTTACGTTTTCTTCCCATTTGATTTCTCAGCCATCTGATTGAGTTTAGCAAAACATTGAACCAACCAACTATCCATATTTGGTAATGTTGCAAATAGTCTATCCTCAATAAACCTTTTTTGAAATTGTATTTTATTTAACCCATTGATAGGTTCTCTAATTTTATCTAAGATTTTAGTTTTAGCAGAGGTGCTGATGTCTACTTCATCTAACTGCATCAACCTATAGTTTCTTTTCAATAACTCTTCACTCTCCTTGAGCTTTTCATCTTCTTTAATAATGTCATCTATATTAAGTATCTTGTCTTCGAGCAAAAGTGGTATTTTTTTTTGAATAGTTTTCAAACCCCAACCACGAACTCCATCTATGTTATCAGACTTGTCACCATCTATTGACCTATAAACAGCAAAGTTATGAGATGGAATACCATAGTCCTCTAAAACTTTAGGAGGATCGTACATCTTCTTTTTTGTTGGTGACCAAACCGATACTCTGTGATTTACCAACTGAAGAAAGTCTTTGTCCGTAGACATTAAAACTATCTTAGATGTCTTCATAACCTGTTTGGTAAGATAAGCCATCGTATCATCTGCTTCTATACCTTCAATAGTAATCGTTGTGATTGGAAGATAATCTAAGTAATCTATAACCCTAGTCAATTGCATCTTCATAGATTGATGTTCATCTTCTTTATCATTGAAATCATAGGAACGATTAAGTCTTTCCGACATGTTCCTACCAGCTTTGTAATCTGGAAATAACTTCTTTCGGCGGTTAGACCCACCTTTACCATCAAATACTATGACAGTTCGAGTAGGTCTAATAGTCCTAATAGCGTATCCGATTGACCTTAGAAAACCAACTATTCCCCCAACATGAGCACCGTCATCATTGAGAGTTGGTATAGCGCTAAAACATCTTATGAATGTATTTAGTCCATCTATAATCAATACCTTGTCGTCAGGTTCTTCTGAATCTAACTCACCGCCTTTTTTCTTTATCTCATCGAGAATAGAAAGGTATCTAGCATTAGTCACCCAACACCTCTTCTGTAATCTCTACATCATCGATACCTAAATCAGCTTTAGTGTATTTCAGTATGACTTTATCACAAATCAACTTGTAACAATAGTCTTTGAAATCTTCATCTTCTAACTTTTCAGCCCAATCCTTAGATTGAAACTTAATCTCTTCATCATTGTGGTCTTTCATAGTATACCAAGCACCACCAACTTTGACTAAGTTGTGGTCTTTAAGAACTTGTAACCAACTACCCTCATCATCTACACCACTTTCAAAGTACAGAGGAAACTCTGCTTTTCTAAGTGGAGGACCCAAACGATTCTTAATCACTTGTGCCAGAATAGTCATACCGATTACATTCTTTTTAGTATCCTTTATTTGACCTTTATTCTTTAAACGAATACGAGTTGATGCATGAAAAGGAAGAGCCTTACCACCTGATGTGGTATAAGGATCTCCAAACATAGCACCTAACTTTACCCTTAACTGATTTGTGAATACCAAAGCTACTCTTTGTCTTCCAATCATCTGAGTAATCTTTCTCATAGCTTTAGATATTACGATAGCTTTTGAAGTAGCCCAACCATCCTTATCAAAGTCTGCATTTAACTCAACCTTAGTTGTAGCAGCAGCTAATGAATCTACTAAGATGGTTACTAACCTATCCTTATCAGACTCACGAACTTTGGTTACGATTTCTTCAATAGCTTCAAAGATATCTTCTACTGTTTCTAAATGTAGATACAACATATTATTTATATCAACACCTATAACACCTAAAAATTCTTCACTTACGGCAGTCTCTGTATCTATATAAACAGCGACACCACCTTTCTTTTGAGTCTCTGAAAGTAGGTGAGCACCTACTAATGATTTACCACTACTTTCCAATCCATTCAGTTCTGTAATCCTACCAACTGCAATACCACCATTAGGGCGATTTGAAATTGCTAAGTCTAACATTGTTGAACCTGTTGAAATGAACTCTTTGATATCTGTTGGTGTTTCTTGAACTCCATCCAAGAAGTAAGCAACCTTATAATCTTTGAACTTCTTATTTAGAGAGTCGGCAAGAACCCCAGCTAAATCGTCTTTAACTGACATATATTTCTCCTATTAGATAGTGGGTGTGTCCGGCTTTGTAAAGAATCCTTCGCACACACTCGGTTTTATTAGTGTTGGCTTCAACACCCACTACACTTTATTTACTTATTGAATAACTCATCAAATGCAGCACTAGCATCTTCAACTTTTGCTGTTTCAGCTACTACTGACGAAGCTTCAGTCTGAGTTCCACTCTCGGTTGATGTATCATCTGGATTCAACCAAGTGTTAAGAACATCTGTTAGCTCCTCATAAGATAATTCCTGATATAATTCAGTAATGTCTTTTTGGTTTTCTAAGAGATTTTCCAATTGTGCTTTATCCTCTACGATAGGATTCTGATTAGGTTTAACACGAATGGTAGTCTTAGGAAAAGAAGCACCACTTTCTTCAGCAGTAATAAACTCTACTGATACATCACGACCACTAACAGCGTCTGTGATATCACCATAGTCTGGATCTGCTATTACAGAAAGTAATTCTTGATAGACCGTCTTACCAAATCCCCAAAAACGAACACCTTGAGTCTCTTCACCTCTAACAATAACAGGAGCAAAAGTTCTCATCTTGGCTTCTAACTTACGAGCCATCTGATACTCTTCTCTGTTTCCACTTGTTTTTAGTTTCTGAGCAAACTCTTCAATTGGGTCTGGACGACCAAAAGAGATTGGTGATAAATAGGTTTTGTTATTCAAACCAAAATGAAAGAACAACTCAATGAAAGGATTATCCTTATTATGTTTGTAAGGTAATACCCTAATGACTTGTTTTCCTGGTTGAGGTTTCCATAGGTTTGAAGTCCTATTGTTTGTGGTTTGTAATTGATTAAGACGCTTACGAATAGAATTAATATCCATTTTTTATTCTCCTTATTTTATTAGTTATTATTCATTTGTTAGTTACATCATTCTGTAACCAATAATATATATCACCCGTAATAGTGAAATACAATTATTTTTTTAATTTTCTTTATGATTTTTTGTATCAACGATGCTGTGTATTTTTGTCGGTATTTTATTTAGTCCGTTCTCATTAGTTAGTAATAAACTATTATAGTAATCATCCCAAGGTATGGGAAATCTCTTATCAAGCACACCACCATTTAGTTCTCTGATAACTTCGTTGAGTGCGTTGATTGTGTATAGTGTATTACTTTGTTTCTTTCTATGTAGTGATATCGTATTTGGAATATCTTCAGGATGATTATCACCATCGTACTCAACATTGTATGTACAGATAAGCTGGTTGTGGTCTTTACCATTCTGAAATACATATATCTTATCGTAGAGTATATCATTACATAAAATGATTAGGTCAAGAATATCATTTAGATTTTCTTTTTGGGTGAATGTGCAGAGTAGTTGTGTTTTCATTACTTCTTTCCCTTTTTAGAAAAACAATCTTTCATATCTTTAGACCACTTGTAATCGGTTGCTAATTTACCTGTTTTACCTCGTTTTGTTCTCATTGTTTTCTGACCTATTTCAATTTTTTCACCACCAGCAGTTATAGCATACACTAATCTTTTTCCACCTGTAGTTAATCCTTTTTGTGTTCCACTAACACCTTTTTGTGCTTCAATATCACCAACTTCTAAACGAGTTACGAAATCATTTTTGTTTTTAACATCACCACCCATACAACCAACCAACGTCTCGCCATCAACTGCAAGTCCAGCGTGATTAGTTTCAAACATACCAGGATACTTATGAACACCTGTCTTTGAATCAGAATTGGATGCTTCCAAATGAAATTGTTTCCACACAGTTCCACCCTCTAAAAATGTTCCTAATCCTACTTCTTTACCATCTACATCTATTTTTATTTCATCATTATCTTTTGTGAAATCTCTTTGGGCTTGTAATGTTCTATTTCTTATATCTTCTAATTGAGTAAATATATCAGGTGCACCTTTTTCGACAAACCTTGAATTTAATCTTTCCATCAATGTTACTTGGTCATCAGTTGGTTCTATAGGATTACCTTTTACATCTACTCCCTTATCTTCATCAGCCATAAATTTTAAGAATGCATCTAAGGCTTGTTCATCAGTTACAGTTCTATGGTTTACTCCATCCGGTAAATATTTTCTCAATTTTGAATTTAGTTCACCTCTTTGGTTAACAACAGATTTCCACTTTGTAGATGTTGCATTTTTATCTTTACTACCATCAAGATTCTCATCATTCTTTATACTATTAATTGCATCTTTTGGTTCTACATTTTTCTGAAACCACTTACCTGGACCTGTAACCACTTGTTTCAATTCTTTTTCTGTATCATCTAAAGTATCTACCAACTCTCTATTTTTACCCTTAACTGCTTCAGCTTGTTCTTCTGTAATTTTACCATCTTTAACCAGCCTATCAACATTTTTTTCATTTGCTACAGCTTCTGCGTTTGCGCTTGATTGTGCGACAATCGCATCTAAACTATCTTTATCGGAGTGAAATAGCATTATAACTTTATTAGAAGCTTCATCAAATACCAATGTTCCAGTATCCGATGGGTTATCTCCACCACCACCTGACCTAATTAATTCTTCTGCCTCTTCTTGTGATATTTTTTCACCTTCGGGACCAATCACTTGTTTGTCCTTAATAGCATCCACCATCGCGTCAAATGATGATGAGTGACCGTAGTAGTTTTCCATCTTTGGATTTTTAAAACCTCTTTTCTCAGCTTTATCTACAGCTTTGTTATGTTTTCTTCTTCCACTCTTTACAGCTAAGAATAATTTACTATACAAACCAACATTTTTTCCTTCAGGAACATCAATATCTTTTTTTGTTAGTCCTCCTGCAAGTTTACTACCTGAATTTCCATTTTTGCCTTTACTTTTAAATAATTCAGTTTCACCAAATCTATCTTCCAATATATCAATAAGCTCTTCATCTGATAAATTTGGATTCTCTTCAAGCATCTGTGCGACTTCACCTGAAACAACCTCATTTAACAATGAACCTGCATTACCTGGCGCAGGTTTAAATATAGTATTTCCATCTTTATCTTTTACCTCTTTAAAACCATATTTAAATGCTAAATTTTTAACCTTACTATCTCCACCTCTATCTATTGTGTTAGACATAGAGACTTTTGGCCCTTCTTCATTATCCTTTGGTTTTTCTTCACCTTTGTCTTTTTCTTTATCTACTTTACCCTTTGTCACTTTAGCAACAGCATCATCGGAAGCATTCTTTGTTACTAAAACCTGTCCTTTTTCAGGATTGTGTTTTTGTACTGTGTATGAAGAGCCCATACTTCCATCTGGTTGTTTTTTTCTAACTATGTCCACTTCCATCAACGTATTTAACAACTCAGCTCTCGCTTCTCTACTCCAACCAAAGTCATTCAGTACTGACTCTAGTATTATCAACTTAGCATTATTCTTTACATCTGGCTTACCATCGCTTGTACGATAAGACCATTCTACTAATATTTCATTTAAATCTGTAATCATTTAAACTTCCTCGTTATATCTTCCATTTCATGATAGTTCCAACCTTTGCCAACTTTGACTGGAAACTTACCCTTTTGTTCAATAATACCTTTTACCTTCTGTAGAAAATCTAATCCATCTGGCAGGTAAAAGTCAAATAAAAATGAATCGTAACTATACAGAACTAATTTACTTTTGTAACCATCTATTTTAGGTAGAAGCTCTGTTAGTATCTTCATATTATTCTCTGTTTCCATTAACTGTATAAGATAGTTAAATACCTTATTTTTGTTCATATCAGACAGATTTTTCTTATATATTCTCTTATTATAAATATAAGATTCTATGAAATTCATTGATTTATATTGACTCCAAACCTCATCTATATATACTTGAACTTTAGCGAAAAACGGATTGGTTTTTATCACCTCATCAGGTATATGACCATACAAAAACTGAAATGATAAAGACTTTGCTTCGTCATAATCGGTATCATATAATTTAGCCATATGATTATGTACCGAACCCTTTGGAAACTGATAGTCTACTACCTCACCGATCAATCTTAGATGATAAGCATCATAATCCATCTCTACCAACATACCCTCTTTACCATATCTACTTACAAACTTCTTTCTACTACCATCCTTCTTATTAAGAGCAGCAAAGTTTAAACCACCGAATCTATTTGATGGGCGGCCTGTAGCGGTGTAAGGATTGTATTCTGAATATACCATACCATCTACAGTCTGTAATCCATTTGATTCTATCTTTTGTAGGTTCTCCAATACATCCTCATTATAAATGTTATACACCGATTGAGTTTCTTTCAGTCCAATGATACCAGCTACCTTTAGAACCTCTACCACTTTCCTACACCATTCTAAATGCTTCATGATAGGTATCACACAATTTATGTTAGACTTACCATAATACTTTCTATAAAAGTATTCATGTGCATTTGTCAATATATCATCTATAGACAATGGTTCGTTCTTTTCTAAGTAATGATTCATCTGTACATCGTGTGTGTTCTTCCAATCAAAGAAATGTAGTAGCTTCTTCTTATCGTGAGTGTAAACATTTTTGGGAGTCCAAAGACTATCAATGATATGCTCTTCTAAGTTAAGAGTATCTGAATGTCTAAATGGTAGGATATATTCTTTGGAATCTTTATCTATAGTTTTTACATAGAGTATACACAATCTAGTACTTCTTGGATGTTTATTAAAATCACATTCGATTGGTATAACTATGGAATCCTCTTTACTGAATATCCTAGCAAACTTTCTATACTCTTTCTTTGTTTCTACTATAACCAATCGTGTGCCTCAGCCCATAGTTTAGTTGTCATCGGATAAACCTCTAACATTAAATCTAATAGAACCTTAGCATAATCTTGTATCTCTATCTGTGCAGTCTTTTCGTTTCTCAACTCAATAAAATTCATTACGGCCTGAAAGGAAGCTGTCCAATATACCTCTGTGTATAATGTAAGTGGTAATATACAACGAGCTTGTTCTTTAGCCATACCAGCATCTATCATATTTTTGTAAGCAGTCAAAGTCATACTATGTGCTTGTTTCCAATTAGCAGCTATTGCTATTTCAGACTGACCTTCAAACTGACCTTCTGATGCTTGTTTGTTATCATCAGATTGTTTTCTGTAAATGGTTGGTTCGTAAAACTCATCATACTCAACATATCTTCCACTTATTTCATTCCAAGCATGGTCTTTAGTAGAACTATTAGATGTAGTCTCTATCCCAACTACATGTTTATACCATTGTCTCATCACGAACTCAGGTGCTTTTAAATGGAACTGAACTTGTAAATGTCTGAATGGTGAATAGTGTTTGTGTTTAGCAAGATAACGAACAAGTCTTTCGTCTGACTTATCGAACTTTGTTTTTCTTTTACCGAATGATACTCTAGCTGAATTGACGACTGTTAAATCGTTTCCTAACGAATCAATAACCTCAATAAAGCCTTTGTCTAAAACTTTACTTTTCATATGTAACCTCTATTTGTATATAAGTATTATATAGATAACCCAAAATGTAAATTAATTACCAGCACCGTAAGCCCCACGCGTTATTACTTCTGGTGGAGTACCAGTTGGTGCGTTTTGTTGTGTATTAGTTTTTGGAGTAGTTGTTGTTTGTGTTGTTGTGGTAGTTTCTTGTTGAGCCTCTCCTTGTTCACTTGTTATTCCTAACCTATCGATTATCGATTGTCTAACACCAACTTTAGAATCTGAACGATAGTATTGTAGAATAGGTAGCAACTTACCAATGTTAGGTATCTTTATTGAAGCCACCTTTATTTCTCTCTGATTTGACTTAGTAACCCTAATCTTATTTCCTCTAATATACCAGCGTAATGATACAAAGTTGTACATAGGTGATGATTCAAAATCATCTTCTGAAACTTCGAATGCTGGTGACCTTGTATCGTTAGCTTTTTTAGCAAAGTATCTAGTCATCGTACCATTCTTGTAATCATCTTCGGTTGGTGGTTTAGATGTTGATTTTAATTGTACAACCTCTTGTTTGTTTAAAGTATTGTAGTAATCAAAGTCGCTATCAAAAATACTCTTTCTAAATATCAACTGAGTTCTTTCGTTGTGTTCTCCACCAGTCATATAATGAACCTCTAAATCTTTTGTATAGTGTACATGATAAAGAGATCCTTTTGAAATATACTTTCCTCTTTTAGAGTAAAATTCTTTCTCTTTAGCAACCTTATTCTTTTCTACTCTGTCCGTATTTTCGTGTATAGCAGATATAGCAGGAGATACTCTTGGTAGCTTATTACTTCTTTTTTCTAAAAATTCTTGTAGTTGAACACTCATTCTTTATCTCCTATGATGGTGGTGTGTATCCTGGATTCCACTCCCCATACCAATAAGTATCTCTTTCTCTTCTTAATAAATCACCTGTTGGTTGTACAGGAGGAAATATTGTAAAATTATCCTTATCCACAAATTTAGTTTGTGATTTACCACTTTCATTCTTACCTTCAATGTAAGCATCCCAATAAGCTTGTCTTATCTCTTTTGGTTGTCCACTTCTGACCAATGTATTCTCAACCCTATCCTCACCTTTACCTGAAAATCTAGCACCGGTCAAACTACCATTAGTTTTTTTGTATAAAGGTCTCCAATCCTCTCTTAGATTGTAAAGTATTCGATTATGGTCAAGACTGAAGTTGTATGTAGACTTCTTTTCGATGAAGTTCAACTCTTGTGGAGTTGCAACCACTATCTCCTTTGGTAACTCTTTCTTAATATTTTCATTTACAGCAATCGTAGCCTCAACAGGACTTTCAAAGTTAAGCTCTTCTACTTGTGGTGCTTCAAACCTTTGTGGTTTCTGAACTTCTCCAGTTTCATTGGTTAGCTCAGGAGCTGGTTGAACATATATAATCTTCTGTGACTTTATCTGGTCAAGTAAAGATAATGGATCTAGATTACCATAATCCCCACCTCTTCTTATCGGTTGAGATGGTAGAGCTGGTTCAGCTCTTGGGTCTGGTTCAGGTGGGTACTCTACTAAGTCTGTACTGTTGCCTGATATATTACTACTTTCAAGTCCTTGTGCTATAAGAGCATTTATATCTTCAGATGATAACATACCACCTACAGGAATTAGTGGAACATCAGGTGGAGACTCATCAGGAACTCTCTCCGGTTGGTTTTCTATTTCAATTTTAGCTCTTCTCAAAGATAATGTAGATGGGTAAGGTGGTGGTATCCAAGGTGGTATTTCATCAAAGTCTAAATCTTCTAATTCAACGTCATCTGCAATGTCCTCATCATCAATAGGAACTGGTATGTTTGGTCTACTCACAGGAGCTGGTATTTCTTGAAACTCCGGAATATCTTCAAAATCTAAATCATCTAGTACTTGGTCACCTACTATATCCTCTTCTTCTATTGGTATTGAAATAAATGGTCTTTCAGGTTCGTCTGAATTTTGGATTGTGGATGTTTTGGGATTAAGGGGATTATCAACAGGAACTTTGTACTCTAAGTCTATACCATCATTTATATAATTGATTCTCATTTTACTTGTTAGTTCTGTCTTCCAACCACTCGGGTCTATCTTTTGAGTAACTCCGAATAGCTGAAAATAAGTCAAAGGACCTGCGTCTGTTCTTTTTCCTTTTAAGTCTGTAAATGAGATGGAAGCTTTATATTTGTTCTGTATGTAGTCGGTTTGAATTATGTCACCTGGTATTATACCTCCTGTACCATCTATTTCTAAAGTTAAATCTGCTGGTATCAAAGAGTTGACATCGTACTCAGCAGTCGGTGAACTAGCATTTATGTAACTATTTAAAGCACCTTGTGCATTTGATTCTAATACTAATGTTTTGTTTGTTGTATCGTAACTATAGAAAGTATTATCGCGAGATAAATGTATGGGATTTTTTCCGTCTTTCGTTATTTTTCTAGTCACATATTTAAGATTACCAAAATCGTCTACTTCATAATTAGTTGTTGTTTTTGGATTAGAATCGGGTTTATCAGTCTTTTCAACATCAGGTAAGTATCGTTTCCACTCATACGGAGATTCTTTGATATTCAGAGATATACCTTCTCCCTCAACAATTTTTGAATTTTCATCCGATTGATAACTACCCACCCGTCTACTAACAACTATACTCTGGGTAGCTTCACCTATAACTTTATCTTCTACCTTAAAGTTTGATGTTTCCAAACTTTCTAAAAATTTATCTGCGTAAGGATCTTTATCAGTATCTACTTTATCCAACCTAAAGAGTTTATCCAATCGTGATTTAGCAGAGGAATCACTTTGTCCTTTTTCTTTATTAGAACCATATAGTATCGTGATTGCTTGTGCGTCAGGAATCTTAAATTCTAAATTCTGTGTCTTGACTATACTGCCTATCTTAAATGATGGAAACTTAAATAAACCCAAGTCTTGAACCTTGTGACTGTTCCTACCCTCTTTATCATCTACCCCGCCCTCATAAGTTGTGTATTTAGGGTTATCAGTATTTGTATCGGATTTATCTACAACTTTTATATTTGTCGAATCGTATTGGTCAACCGCTAAATCAAAATCCCAACAATTATGAAAATTACCATTAAGTTCATTAAGAAGATTTGTCATAGCTGCGCCGATGGTTCCAGGTGGACTCACATTATTTTTAGTCGTATCATTAGAATCGGCATTAGTTATACCAAATGCTCTCTGTATCTCTTTTATATTAACGTATATATTTCTAAGTTTACCTTTACCACGAGTTCCAATGTTCTGTGCATTAAATGATTTAGAAGAAAAGTCAGCTTTGTTTTGAAATCCCATATCTAAAAAAGCGTGTAAAAACTCTTTAATTCTTTTTTTGACATCCCCTGCAGCCTGAAGTTTCTCTTTGAAAAAAGATGTTTTCAAACCCTCTTCACTAATAGCTCCTGTTTTCTTATCAGTAGCGACAATCAATGAGTTTGTCTCTAAAATAAAAAACTTCATTGGGTCTGTAGGATAAAGTAAAGACGGATATCTAATTAGAGTAGTCTGTTTTAATGTGGAGTTATAATCGTCAGATGGTATGTCTAAATTCACACCATATCTTTCAATAATAGCTCCATCTAAATCTTCAGTAGAAATAGCCTTTCCTTCTGCATCTAAAATTGTATCTGTACTTCTCATAGTCATTTTTATTCCAGAACCATCTTCTGAACCACCACTGTAAGATAAGTATCTGTTTAATATTTGGTCTTCAAAATATCCCCAAGTCACGAAAATATCAGTTTTTCCTTCTGGATGAACAGTTAAAATAACATCAGGATTTTTAGAATCATTAACTATTATACAAGAAAAATTTTTTGATACAGCGAATTTTTTCTTACCACTAAGTGAGTAGCTTGTATGGTAAACAGCACTACTATACAATCCTCTTTCCCCTTTAGATAATTCGTATAATGATTCAAATTCTCTGTCTTTTTCTATACCCAATACATCGTATTTAAGCACATTCTTTAAATTAAGTAAAAAATTAATCAAAGTATCAGGTGGTGTGAATACAGGACTATTATCTTTCTTAGACTTTCTTGTTCCTTGTTTATCACCACTAACATCTACTGGTTTATGGAAAAGGGCTGCACCTAGAGCGGTAATAGTGGTTATACAATCAAACCCACCATCTTCTCTTAGAGTATAATTAAAGTTTTTTATCCTTCCACCTATTGCATCATAATCACCACCAGCCTCTATAACTCTTTGTTGGGGATTTGTAAATATCTCTTGGTCAACGGAATAGTTTACAGTGTTATTCGCAACATCTATATTTCTTTGAATAAAAGGTTCGACACCAATCTGTTGCCTTAAACTCTTTTTATTAGCATTTACCCAACCCCAATCTACAACAACTGTCTTACCAACAGTTAAAAAGTATGGTGTTAATCTATCTAAATCTTCTATAGCAGGTACAGTCCAATTTATTGTACACTCTCTAATAGCTTTAAATCCACCTTTATACTCAACACTAATATCCTTTACACCAGGCACTGCTTTTATGCCAGAATTATCTATAGGATTACCTTCTTCGTCTACATTACCTGTTCTATCTTTATAGGAATCTCCAAATCCTAAAGGTATACCCCTTTCGTTGTGTTCACCACCTGATATTAATATATTTGGAACTTTAGATTTGTTAGAACACATTCTCACGAAAATTGTTCTACTTGCTAAATCTTTTAGCTCCAAAGAGTCGTCATTCTGTTGTTGTTGTGATGGTTTACCTAAACGTGCGAGCGCTCGTTCTTTAGCTTTCAACTTTTCTTGAATGGGTTTTGATATAAACTTTGTATACATATTTAATTAGCTTTGTTTATTGATTCTAATATATCATCTATCTCTGTTGGTATTCTAAGTTTTTTTTCAGGATTTGGAGCTATTTTACCGTTACCGATTTCATTAGCTTTAGCAATAATCCACCAAAGATTAGAGTCTTCATAATACCTTTGAGCTAATGTATCAAACCTATCACCATATAATGGATAAATAAAAATATCACTATCTTTTATAGGTATGTTAGGTACTATTCTTGGTTTATAGTATCTGACATTGTTTCTATCTTTTTTTATTACATTACTTTTGTATCTCATAACTTACCCTATTCGTTTGGTTGTCCTAAAGAACCAAATATTTCTTTTCTAAAATCTTCTTTTCTACTTGGATACTGATTAAATCCAAATGCTTTATCGCTTGTAAATCTATCAATTTGTTTTTGTCTTGCGTCATCTAACCCAAATGGTAAATCATAATGTCTACCTGTTGATACAGGAACATGCTTACCAATATGTCTAAACTCACATGCAGCTTTTATAAAATGTGGAAATTGTAAACCATCGGTTATTTCCCATGTGCTTTGCTCCTCAACAGTAACTGTTAGAGAACTCAAAATACCAGGAGTACTCACAAACATATCACCTAATGTTAAATCTATAAATGGTGTAACCATTCTGTCACCTGTTGTAAATGATGGATAACACAACCCTATTAAGTAATTTAATTTCTCCATCAAAACTGGCAACTCTTGTTTTGTTTTGGGATAGATACTAAAAGTAAACGATAAACTTCTATCAACACCTTGATATGTAAATAGTTTATCAGGCCTACCAATATATCTTTCCTCACTATACTCCGGCGTAATGGTATCTGTTATGCCTTCTAAAATAGCTCTAAATATAATGAACTTTTTGTTCACCACATCAAAGAACCTAAATTTAATAAAATCTTTTGTACTTTGATGATCGGTAGGTATGTCCCCATTACCATCACTACCATATGGAATAATGTTAACTTTATCTACAGCACTTGATATTGTACTAGGGCCTTGTCCTCTTTTTACACCACCACCAAGTATTTCATTAACAACTATTCCTGTACCATTTGTTGTTGAAAAAGTAGTTCCTCCAGGATTACCTATATTATCATTTATCTTTTTATACTCTTTTCTTCTTTCTTCAGTATTTTGCATATGTGTATTTTGGTTTACTGCTGATGTTTTAATATCTTTCTCATATCTGTTTTCTCTTCTTAGTTCAGAATATGTTGATGTATGAAATCTTGTTCTATCACCAGTACCATTTGCTGCTCTACCAAAATTATTTGAAGCTGCGTCATTGAAAGTAACACCACCATGAGTATTTCCTATTTTTTGTGTATTTTCAGCTCTATCAGCATCCACAGCAGCAAATCTAGGACCACCTAAAAATGAAATACTACCATCAGGACCAATACTTTTAGGAGCAGATGAAATTGGGAATAAATATTTATTAGGATTCATAAAAAGTAAAGAAGTTCCTAAATCTTTTCCACCAATGGTGTAACCGTATGCTGATACTTCTGGTATTATTTCAGGATTACTTTGTAAAGCAAGTCTACTACCAAAACCATATTTAGCTTTTGTATCAAAGCCATTATCAGGAATTACACTTTTTATTGCGCCAGGTAGTAAAAGTTTTGCCATAGCAGGCAATTCTCTTAACGGCATTATATCCTCATATCTACCACCACCTAAATGTCTTTCTACATGACTTACAGGTAAGATAAAAGAAGCAGCTGCCTGTAATAATCCCCTTACATCTCCATCCAGTAAACTATTTGCTCCAGCTATACCTAAAGTAGAAAGAGGATTGTATATCTTACTTTCTATTGTAGGATTAAGTAATTGCATACCAAATTGTTTAGCAATAAATAATTTACCAGGATCTGATAACAAATAAGTACCTATTCTAGCTTTATCAGCAATATTTCTTGAACTCTTTGTTAGTAAACCAAATACGCTTAAAGCACCTTGTAAAACACCACCTATCGTTCCACCTAATCCAGGTGTTTCTGATAGAACACTGTCCCAATTTGAACCCGGCTTTCTTAATATAATTGGATGAGTGTTGTTACCATCAAATGGGCCTTTGTTAGCTACCTTTCTAAAATCAGCAGTACTAAATAAACCATTACCATCCACTCCATTTGGAACGTTTTTAAATGTATCCCTACCATCTTTTCTAAACTCAAATAAATCTTTTATATAGTCGCTATCTCCGTAAATGTTTTTTGTTGTTTCTACAGAAAATGGTTTTATAAATTTATCAAATGGAGATTCACCCTCTACTGTTCTAAAAGACTCTTTTCTAACTTTAAGTGTTTTAGTTCCTGCACCCAAAGGTGTGGATAGTGAAAATCTACTATTGTAATCAGCTAATGGTGTGGTCATAAAGTCTGTTACGAATTGTGGTTGTACCTTGACTCCCAAGATATTATCACCACTTATTATATGAGATGGATTTGCTATACCTATTCCGTTAGCAACAAGATACTCTCCTTGTGCACCATAAGGATTTCTTGTTTTCTCATTAGATACCACTCCAGAGTTTGGAGCAACCACTGTACCATCTTTAACTTTATTGTATAAAGACTCTAAATCTGTTTTAGGAGTAAAACCAGGAGCATCCGTATTAGGAATAAAATCCACACCATTTTTTATCTGACCATCTAAATCATCGTACTGAGATTGTCCTTTGAAATTAGATAAGTCTGATACTAAGTCTTCTAAAGCCACTTCTTATCTCCTATGAACCTAATGCCATTTCACCAACTTTGTTTGTTAGTCTACCCATTAAGGTTGAGTTTTGTTTAATTAATTCTTTTAGTAAGTTATTACTTTCTCTACCACCAAACTGAGTTCCAGCTATCGTCTCACCTTTGTGCACTACAGCCATACCGGTTTCTCTTACTACACCACCGGTTTGAGCTTTTGGAGCTCCTTTTGCTAAAGAATATAACTTCATAATTGCGGGTATGGCTAGTGCAAATCCAACTGGACCAAATTTTCCAAAACTTGCACCGATTTGTGCAGCTGCTGTCACTAAAGCTGCGTAAGAAGCTTTTTCTTGTAATTTTAATGATTTCTCTTGAGCTTTAACCTTATCAGCTGCTGCCTGTGCTGATGTTTGTTCACCAGCTACCATCTTACCTAAGTCGGCAACACTAACACCGATAGCATCAGCAAGAGCTTTTCTTTGCATCACATTCATAGCGTTAAAATCAGCTTCTGAACCAACTTGTTTTAATACTTCTTTTTGTAAACCTTCTAAGTCTCCCATTAAGGACAACTCTCTAGCTTTATCTAAGTTAAGTTGTCTACCCAATAGAACAGATGCTTCCATCTGCTTTTCTATCGAACTCTCAAAGTCTAATAGATTTTCAGCTATACCGGCTACTGTAGACATATTTAAACCTAACTTAGCAGCTTGAATAGCAGCTGCACCTATATTTTTTCCACCATCTTTTGCGAACTTAGCAAATGTCTCCGTATCTCCAGCTATGTCGTTTAGAACTTTAGCAGGCGCAACTCCTTCAGCTCTTGCAAGTTCACCAACAGAACTTATTAGATTTAGATTGGTTTCTATTGAAGAACCATTTATAGCCTGCATTTGTTTTAATAACTTACCAGCATTGTCTCCACTTAAACCAAACTGACCTGTTACCAAACCTAATTGTTTTGATACACCAGCACTTATAACGGATACAGAACCAAACTCATCAACCAATGACATTACAGCTGCTTCAGCTTGTTCTGAACTACCACCAACAGCTTTAGCAGCTAACCCAGCTACTTTTAGATTACCAGCTACTCTAGCTGACTCAACTGCTGTTGTTCCTAAAGATTGTCTAGCTTCAAAAGCCTTACTAGCAAAATCACCCATCTGTTGAACCAGTAATCCTACAGCAGCTACTCCCATAGCCTTTGGACTACTTAGAAAAGCTGAAGTTTCTTTTACCTTTTTTCTAAAATCGTCTATCTTCTTTTGAGCATCAGCCTCTAAACTTAATTTTTCTGATAAGTTTGGGGACTTTTCCATAAGTTCAATTAACTCTTCGAGTGTGTTGTAAAAGTCTGTTCCAATAAATTGTTCTCTAGCTCTGTAAAGTTCATCCAACTCTACTTCACCTTTCAAAAATCTATCGGTAAGACCAGAAAAGTTTTTTGCTTCTGATGTTAATTTTTTACTATTAGAGTATTGACTTATCTTTAGACTATTTATTAGTGCTTCACTCTTTTCTTTTTTTGCGAAAAGAGCGCTTATATTCTTCTCAATACTTTGAGTATTTTTTGAAATCTGTGCTTGGTCACTTTGTAAACCAGTTATATCTTTGAGAATAGATCTACCCTTTTCAAGAGACTGAGTATATGACTTAGAGTAGTCGTTATGACTACGCATAACTTCACTTTGTTTTCTTAACTCTTCAGTCTGTTTTTTTAAGTTTATTACCTGTTCTCTACTATCAACTTTTTTAGCCATTTATTACTTCCCCATAGCTTTCTTATAAGCATCAGGATACTTCTTTTTTAGTTTACTCTCTAAATCTGAAAAAGCTTTTCCTAAATTATCTAAGTTTTTTTCTATGGAAGGATCGTCTTTTACTAACTGTTTTGCGAATCTATTTAAACGTTTTCTTTTCCATTTATCAAAGAATTTAAATATTAAACCTTCTCTGTCAGCCATTTCTGTTCTCCATAAGATTATTTTTGTGTGGAATTATTCAATAATAAATATCACATTTATCATTTTTTATAAGATGGAATAGATGATTTGTTACTTTGTTGAGCTTTCTTGACCTCTTCAGCTTCATCCTTAAAATGTTTTTGTAATCTCTTAAAGTAGAATGTACGGAGATATATAGGCATGTTATATACCTCTGAAAAAGAGAACATACCTTGTGAGTTAAAACTTATTTGAAAAAGTTGTTCGTGTATTTGTGGTTTATATTCCGGCGTTAGGCCAAAGAAACGTAACGGTCATAGGGACCGTGAACTCCTTTTCGTTTCCATCCTCATCAGTAAAAGTTGATGTCATATCCACATCTGGCATAATATCAGATATATGATTTCTAAAAGCCATTGAATCTCTTGATAAGAACTCATTATCTACAAAAGAGTTAATACTAGCTCTTTTAGTATCACCATCTACTGAAATAATTTGGTGTTTTAATCTTGTGGTTAGTTCGTATCCAATACCATGTATTTTCTCATAACCTTTAACCTCATCATCAATTGTTTTTTCATCGCCTGATACAAGCATTTTAAAAGTTAATTTTCTTTTTGTAGCGGGTAATTCAAACTCAAACTCATTAACTCCTTTTGTAACTATACTCTCATCTAACTTGTTATCTTTTAATTGAGTTAAATCAACTTCTACCTTCCTACCAAATATTTCAACTTCATACTCTTTACCATAAGCAAGAATACGAGCTGCTATTAAAACAGCATTTTTATCACCAATCAGTAAATCATCTACCTTAATTGATTTGTCTATAATAAGAGACTCTAATAATTTTTGAACCACCACACCTTGTTTAATAAGGTTAGCAGATGTTAGAATATCTTCTTCTCTTGCCGTCATGTATTTGATTTCTATTTTACCAGATGATAGAGGGCTACCTTCTGGATACAATAATCCCTTTGACGGCAAATCCACTACTTCTGTAGGGAATTTGACTTCAGCCATATTTGACTCCTATGATTTAGTTTTGAACTATAACTATTTTTTACCGAACTTCTCAGCCGCTGTAACACCAAGTCCAACTACTGAAATGTACATAAAACATTCCAATATCTTATCCTTGACCTCAAATGCAGAAAAGGTATCAGCACCCCAACTACAAATCAGCATAAAGAAAGCCATAAAACCGACAAATCTTTTACTAGAGATTTTAGCATCACTAGAAAGCATTTCTCTTAAAAAACTCATATTATCCTCTTAGAATTGTAAGATAGCGTAATCGTATCTTAGTGTTAATGTAATCTCATTAGGTTCATTGGTTTCAAAGTTCATGTCACCAAAGTTAGCAGATTGAATCATAGAACCTTTTAGTGTCCATTCTTCTACTTTATCTCCTACAGGACCCAATACGTTGAAAGTAACATCTTTCTTGTAAAAGTCTGAGTATCCATCTCTACCTGTAACAGATTCTTTGTGTAAACGAACCCACTCCATAACTGCCTGTGCACCTGATGGTACAATAGGATCGTAAAGAGTGATTTCCAATGGTTCCCAAGAACCTTTTCCTTTAACATATCTTTTAACGTTGATATGATTTAATTCTATTTCTTCGAATGTAATAGTTGGTCGAGCAGCAGCTCTAATAAGGTATGCAGGGATTCCTTCTATGTACATAATAAACCGATTTTTAACTTTCGGTTCAAAGGGTGTAAACATAATTTCTGAAGGATCGATTATATCTGCCATTTCAGTTCTCCTAATAAGTGTTTAATTCTTTCATATATAAATATAAACAAACTGAAAAATCGATACAGAATATTGAGTTATTATTTCATAGTTTTTTCATAGTTTTTTGATATAATAAAAAAGGGGAACTATTGTTCCCCTCTTCTACTGTTTTACACCTCCCTATTATTCAGGAAATGCAGCACCCGTTGGAAGTACTGAGAAGTCTAATACAATAAACTCAGCAGTCCTTGTAGGTTGTATGAATATCTGTCCAACCAACTGATTTCTGTCTATGACATCAGGAGTATTGTTAGAATCATCCATTACAACTTTGAATGCACTCAAACCACTATTGGATTGAACTGATTCTAAGAACGGATTAACTATATTTAAGAATCTACTTCTTGTAGAGCTATCATTCTGTTCGAATACTAAGAATCTACTTGAGGAAGCGATAAACTTCTTCAATCTGATTAATAATCTTCTTACGTTGATTCTATCAAGAGCAGATGGTCTAGCCTGTAATGTCTTCTGTCCGAAAACAACTACACCTTGACCTGGAAAGGATGCGATAGGATTAACTCTACCTTCATAAAGCGTATCTCTGTCTGTATGAGTAAGTTTCTTCTGAGTCATACGAACATTTGTTAATCCACCTCTGTTTAGTCCAGCAGGAGCAAACCATTCGTGAGCTACACTATCTGTGAAAGCAATTACGCCTGGTATTACTACCGATGGTGGTACTAATACTGTACCTGAACCTTTTGAAATATCATCCATTTTAACCCAAGGGTAATAAGTAGCTACATAATTAGTATCTAAACTAGCCACATTATTTACTGCTGTAGCGACATTATCATCAATATCAGAACCATCCATTACATAGAAAGCATCAGCTCTAGCTTCTACCTTGTCTATAGCGTGGTTACTGATAATGTTATGATGTTTATGAATAATACCTGGAGTTACCAACATATTAATATCATACTCATCAGGATTACTAACAGCGTTTATAGCTCTTTTGTAAGCTATAGAACCACTAGCAGTAGCACTACTAATATCAAATCCACTTGTGTTAGCAGAACTAATTGATGTACCAGTATGTTTTGGGTGTGACGGATTAATACCATCAAAACCATGTTGAAATGGTACAGCAAACTTCAACTGTTGAGTTGAAGATGATATATTTAGATTTTGAGTTGATATAGCAAAATTAGTATATTTGCTTGATTCAGAACTACCAGCTGCTCCAAATCCCTTCATATTTGTAAGAAGAAAGTCAACGTTACTTCCTGCATTCTCACTCTTAGGAATAGGAGATAAGTAAGCTTTGTTATCAGCTAATTCGTTTTCACCAAAACGAGGGTCTATCTTAAATCCGTATGGTAAGTCCTCTTTATATGTATTAGAATCTACAGTTGGAATTACCTGACTACGATTAAAAGATGCAGTCGGTACACTTGCAGTAGATTTAATTGGGTCTAATACAGCAGAATATCCCATTGGCTGTAAATTAGGATTACTTTCAAATGTACTTTCTTTGTAATCACCAACTCTAATGTGTCTTGAAGCATTAGGATAATCACCATAAACAGTGATTTCACCATCGTTATTTACAGTTTGAAACTCATCTCCAATTACCTTAACTATATAGTTACCCGAAGTTGGATCTAAGTTTAAATTACTGTAAGTTTCAACAAGACTTCCATCTGCAGTGTAAACTGCTAAACCAAACTCAGCATAATCTGGACTTGAGTTAGAGTTTTGTGGTCTTTTTACATCACGAATTACTGCGTAATGATTATTAGTTTCAGTACCATCAGCTCTCGTGTATATTCTAAATAATTCAGTAGAATCTTGGGATACGATAAATGGTGTTCTTGCAGAAGCTGCGTCTGAGTTACCTGAAATGGTACTAATATAGTTACCATCTGAAGTATCTACAGATTCAGTTCCACTAGCAAAATCAATTCCATTATCAGCAAAGTTTTCTATGGACATTGAAGCGTTAGCAGTAAGAGTACCATTTGAAAAAGAGGCACTTAATGCAGTTCTAAAAAACTTATACATATACGCTGGTGCATCTGTTGAACCTATCTTTTGAGCACCAGGAGCAGTAGGAAATTGCTTTCCAATAAAATTAGAGGAAGCACTTGATAAATCACCTGTAGCTGAACCTTTTTCTGATAATGTCAAATTTGAAACACTAGCAGTTGCATTAGCTCCGTTAATCTTCAAAGCAAAGTTACTAGCTTCTGAGATAGGGTCTCCTGACAAAGAACCACTTATTAGTCCCTCACCACTATTATTTGGTTCTGCTGGTAAAAATTGAGCTACAACAAACTTTGTTGCGCCCGAACCACTAACTACTAAATTGAAACCCGATACCTTGTATCCACCAAGATATCCTACTTTTACTATTGTTACAGTTCCAGCACTATCTAAGTAGTTCTTAACTGTAAAGGGTGTGTAATAATCACTATTGTAAGTTCCAAAAATACTTTCAAATTCCTCAAAGTTTCTGACTACTGTTGGTACGAATGAAGGACCTTTTACTGTCGGTCCTACAATAGCTGCACCTATTTCAGATACTCCTTGAGGTAAAAAAGATAAATCTCTCTCACGAGTGAATACACCTGGGCTGACTATTCTCTCTGCCATGTGTTTTCTCCTTTAAAGGTTTAAAAAATTAATATGAAAATTCATTATATATAAATATAAAGAAAATTCCCAAAATACAACCGATTAAGGATTTATTTAAGATTCTTCTACTACTTCAGCAGCTTCTTCTTGTGGTGTTGGTGTAAATACGCCTGTTTGTGGGTCTAATTGACCTGGTCCGTACTTTTCATTCAATTCCTCAACCAATTTACGTTCAGAATCCTGAATATCTTTGTAATCAGCATCCATTTTAACTTCAGCTTCTTCTAAAGCATCAGCTTGTTGTTGATTAAGAATCTTCTGAACTTTCATTTGTCCAAAAGAAGCTTGAATGTTTTGATAACTTTGACTTAAATCTTGAAGAGACTTTAACTCTTCATCAGTAAATTTAATTTCTTCAGCCATTTTAATAACTCCTTAGTTTTGTTTATTAATAGTAATATATATCATATAATTATACGAAATACAATTTTTTATTTATTTTTTAGTTCTTCTATCTCTTTTTGTTGTTCTTCAACCTTTTTAGATAGCTCTTGAACTGCTTTTATCAATGGTGTCACAAACATTTCTCTTGAAACCCTCTGTCTTCCGTCATCTCCTTCAGACCAACCACCAAAAGAGTCTGCACCAACTTCATCTAACGCTTCTTTTACCTCTTGAGCAATTAATCCATGAATCCTTTTATCGCCACCCATAGGCTCTTTATCATCTGCGTCATAAGCACTCCATTCCTTTGGAAACTCACTTGGTGATTTGTGTTTGTACACTACTGGCCTTATATTATTTATAAAGTCCAACCCTAAAATATCATCCTCTATCTCAGTTTTTTGTCTTACATCTGATGAATAGTTCCAAGTAGCATCTGCATTAAAATCATTTTCAATATGGTTTGTATCATTACCAATGAATACTGCATTATCCTTTGTTCCTGTTAAATTATTTCCAATAACAATTTGATTTGTTGCAGTAGCATCTTGAATTTCTGTATTGAATCCTAGAGTAGTGTTTTCAACTCCTGTAGTTGTAACAGCACCTGCGGCAGAACCTATAAAAGTATTAGAGTGTCCTGCACCTTCTAAATTAGTACCTGCGCCTGTTCCAATCAAAACATTATCATTGCCAGTTAGAGCGGCATTACCACCATCTCCACCAGTATCATAACCAACAGAGGTATTTCTTTCGCCTGTAGTCAATTTCTGTAACGAATTGTTTCCAATAGAAACGTTTTTGTCACCAGTGGTTAAATCATTAAGAGAGGTAACTCCAATTGCTATGTTATATAATGCTCCATCTAAAGCAGCAGCCAGAGTGTTTGCACCTATTGCGATGTTATCGTTACAAGCCGCATTTGTTACAGTTCCACTCATTGCACCATTACCAATTGCTATATTATTACTTGAGTTAGCAGAGTTAACACCAGCATTAAAATCAGACATAGTATTATAACCAATAGTGACATTGCCATCTCCTGTGCTTATACCTGTTTGAGTATTACCGCCTATACCAATATTACTATGACCATTTGTTAAACTTGAAAGTGCGTTAAATCCTATAGCAATTGTATAATTTGCGGTGCTGTTATTTATGGCTTGTCCAGCACTTTTGCCGATTAAAACTGTATTACCTGTATCCGTCATCGTATCACCAGCAAGATACCCGATAACTACGTTATCTGCACCAGTTGTGATGGATAATCCTGCATTTGAGCCAAGTGCAGTATTAAAATCACCACTTGTTATTGAACTTAATGCGTAGTGTCCTACAGCAACATTATCCAATGCTCCATCTACACCCGCATCCATAGTATAATGACCAATGGCAATGTTTCTATTCGAATCAGCATCTGCCCAAGTTCCACCTAAAGCAGAATGTCCTATAGCTATATTACTATTTGAACTCAATGCATTAGAACCAGCATTACAATCCATCATAGTGTATCTACCGATAGCATAGTTTGTACCACCTGTTGGGCCTTGATACATAGCGTCAGCACCTATGGCGATATTTTGACTTCCTCCACCTCCCGACATAGCCCTATAACCGATAGCAACATTTGCATCATCTCCTGTTATTGAACTTAATGTTTCATATCCAAGAGCAACATTGTAATTAGCACCATCTAAAGCACCATCCATAGAGTAGTTACCGATAGCAACATTTAAATCTGACCTAGTATTCGCCCAAGTTCCATTCATAGCAGCATAACCAATAGCAATATTATCTTGAGAGGTAGATGAGTTTGAACCAGCATCGAGATCCCACATTGTTCTCCAACCGATTGCTATGTTTCTTGTACCTGAGGTAATGGTTTCACCTGCCCTTGTACCAATTCCGATGTTTCCCCCACCTGTATTAGTTCTTAGAGCAAACAATCCAACAGCTATATTATCATCGCCAGCAGCTTCACTTAAAGCGTTATCTCCAATAGCAATGTTTCTATAAGAATTGGTAGTACCATCACCTGCATTGTATCCGATAAAGACACTTTGACCACCTGTGGTTAATGAAGCACCTGCGTTGTAGCCTACTGCTACTACTCTTTCTCCAGTTGTGAAACCAGTAAGAGCATTATATCCAACAGCCACATTCTTTTCACCTGAACTGTAAGGAGCAGAAGTTGTTCCACCTTTTCCAGCTTCTTTTCCTATGAATGTGTTACCAGAACCAGTTGCGTAATATCCAGCGGACTCACCGATTATTACAACATCATCATGAGTAGCGTAGTAACCAGCATCATGACCAATAATAACTTGGTCTGCTCCAGCACCAGAATTTCTTCCAGCGGTATCACCTAAATAAACATTATCATTACCTGAATTATATAATCCAGCTCTTGAACCTATTGCAACGACTGAAGATACATTTTCATCTCTTAGAGCTTCAGTTCCAATTACTATATTAGAATTTCCAGTTGTTATATGTCTTCCTGCACGATAACCAAATAAATTATTAGATTCACCTGTTGTAATTTTTTCACCTGCTTCTTGACCTAGTATAGAATTATATCCACCAGTTGTGAACTCTTCAAGAGCTCTGTATCCAACAGCAGTATTATACTGACCTGAACTAAACGGAGCAGATGTTGTTCCACCTTTTCCAGCTTCTCCACCCACGAAAGTATTGTAAGAACCAGTTGTATTCTGACCAGCTGCACTACCAACAGCTACACTATTATTCATTCCTGCACCTAGTTGCAAAAGAGTATAAGAACCTACTCCCACATTGCTATAAACATTTGTCATTGTGGCTGTAGTTGCCTGAACTGAGTTACCTTTTCCAGCATTATATCCTAACATAACATTGTTACTACCACTTACATATCTACCAGTTTCCTTACCTAATAATATACTATTACCACCAGCAGTATACTGACCAGCTTGTTGTCCTAAAACTACCATACCACCACCACCATCGTAGTAACCAGCTTGGTATCCCATAAAGATACTATAGTTTCTAGCTCCGTGAGCCCCAGCAAAAGCACCTATACCGATATTACCAATTCCTGTTGTGAGTGAGTTTAAAGCTTTATGTCCGATTCCTTCGTTGTAATAACCAGTTGTGATTACATGACCTGATTGGTTACCTATAAAATTATTTTCATATCCTGTCGTGATATTGTGAAGAGTAAGATAACCGACACCAACATTGTTATAACCAGTTGTAAAATCTTTTCCTGTCTGGTATCCGAGAAAAGTATTACCTGTACCTGAACTATAAGGAGCAGATGTTGTTCCACCTTTTCCAGCTTTTAGTCCTACAAATGTATTTGAACTACCACTAGCAAATTTACCAGTTTCATATCCAATATGAACAGAACTACCACCTTTAATATATTGTCCAGCAAAAGCACCAATAGTAACATTTGCATCACTTGTTATACCCAAACCAGCATCATATCCTATTGTGACATTATAATCAACATCTGCAGTAGCAGCTGTATCGAGAGCCCCATCTCCAATTACGACATTACGAATACCCGTTGTTAGTCCAGCTCCTGCATTTTTTCCAACAGCAACATTACTTTCACCAGTGGTGACAGCATTTAGAGCAAGGTATCCAAGCCCTACATTGTAATCACCTGATGTTAGAGCACTTAGGGATTGATTTCCGAGTGCTGTATTATACCACGCTTCAGCCATAGCTGCATCCATAACATTGTTACCAATACCAACATTGTAACTCGAAGCCACATTTGTCCAAGTTCCACCACCTGCTGCATTTCCAATAAAGATATTGTGTTGTGAAGCTAAAGAATTTGAACCAGCATCATTATCATCCATAGCTTGATAACCGATAGCGATATTGTTACCACCAGTTGTGTGAACTTTCATAGCTTCATAACCGATAGCAAGATTACTTGCACCTGAAGTGAGCGAAGTAAGAGCATCTGTACCTATTGCAATAGTGCCATGAACACCGCTATTTATATCTTGACCAGCTCTTTTACCTATAAGAATTGCGTTCTGTAAGTTGGTAGCAGTTTCTCCAGCATCAGGTCCAATGATAATATTTTGATAACCACTCGTTAAATTTTGACCAGCATCTCTACCCATTAAAACATTACTATGTCCAGTAGTTAAATCACGCCCAGCATAATACCCAAATATAGAGTTATCAGTACCAGTTGTACTTCCATCTACACCTAAATAGGCTTCAGTACCTACAGCAGTATTGTGTGCTCCAGTTGCATAATAACCAGCTCCATAACCTATATAAGTAATATTATCACTATCGGTTATTTTATTACCAGCTTGGTATCCCACAACTGTGTTTTTAGCACCTGAAGTAATACTTCCACCTGCTGTATATCCAATAGCAATTGTTCCGTCTGCGTCTGCTGAATTAATATTGTAAGCAGCTTGATATCCTATGATAATTGTTTTATCTACGCCTGTAGAACCACCACCCATTGCTTGATGACCAATAACTACATTTTCAATTCCGTTATGACCAGCTGCAGCTTGATTTCCCATTACGATATTTTTATATCCACTTGAAAATCCAACTCCTGCAACTTTACCAACAACTATATTATCAGATCCAACAGTACCAGCTTTTGCTTGATAACCTATTGCTATGTTCCTATTACCTGTTGTCATATTGCTTCCAGCTTCGTATCCTAGAGCAACGTTCTCATCTCCAGTAGTGAAAGCTGTAAGAGCTCCATATCCAAGAGCAACATTATTTGTACCTGTACTATATGGAGCAGATGTTGTTCCGCCTTGACCAGCTTGGTATCCCATAAATGTATTTGCACTACCACTCGCATAATTTCCAGCTTCATGTCCGACTACGGTAACACCAGTACCACCATCTTTAATAAACTTACCAGCGGTATATCCAATAGCAACAGAAACATGTGCATTTGCATTCCTCATCGCTTCTCTACCTATAGCAATATTATAATCTCTACTTGAACCACCAGCACCATCTCTCATAGCATAGAAACCGATAGCGATATTACCAGTATTATCTGTATTGGAGTATAGAGCCTCATATCCAAGAGCAACCGCTCCAGCAACATTAGTAGTCGCATTGTTGATTGCTCTGTAACCGATAGCGATATTTCCACTATGAGCTCCGGTAGCACCTTCTAATGCTAAAGCTCCTATAGCAATCGTACCACTACTATCACCATGACTTAGGGCAACAGCGGCTCTATGTCCGATAGCGATAACATTACTTGCAACAGTAGCAGTACCAAGAGCAGAAGAACCGATAGCAACATTTTGAGTTTCAGTTGTCATAGCACTCATAGCACCAGAACCGATAGCAACATTTCTTCCAACTCCAGTCGTTAGAGCATCGCCAGCATTATATCCGATTACCACGGTATCACTCATTTCGGTAATGCTTACACCAGCGCTCCTACCTATTAAAACTAAATTTCCACCAGAGGTTATATTATACCCAGCATAAGATCCTACAGAAGTATTATTATCACCACTTCCACCAAGACCTGCTACATGCCCAATAGCAGTATTATGATCTCCACTCGCGTTACCATGCCCGGCATAATGTCCGATGTAGGTATTGGAATGTCCAGCTCCATTATTCTGAACTATTTGAGAAGCGGCATCATATCCAAATATTGTGTTACCTGATTTACTATTATATCCACTTGTACTAGTATCTCCAGAATCTGAAGCTCTAAGGAATGCAAATTTATGTAATCTTGCAGCTGGTTTACCACCAATATCACTTGGTGTTGTAATCATACCAAAAGAACCAGTTGAAGTAGATGAACCACTTATTAAAGCATTAGCTCCAGTGCTTACTATAGTACCAGTAGATGTTAGATTACCTACGTTTGTAGTACCCATTGAAACCACAGCGCCTTGACTGATGTATATAGCTTGGTTTCCGTTAGCTCGTATACTTAATGGTGTATATGTGTTAGTTCCTATCTGTGCTACACCACCAGTATCTGAATCTATGTATACTTGGTGGGCAGAACCAATATCTCTGAAAAATGAAGTACCACCAATTTTAAGAGAGCCAGTAAACTGGTGTTGGTCATCTGTAGTATTACCAAATTTTTGTGAACCACTTGAGAATTGAACTGAAGCACTTATAAAAGTAGTTTCACTTAAAAAGGTTGGGCTATCAATTTTCACCTATTCGTCTCCTAATTTCTTTTTAATAAGTATCTTCAACTCATTAAGTTCGTCTTTTAATTCTTTATTTTCTAAAGAAAGTTCTTGAACTGCTTTTACAAGAGGTGTAATTAATTCTGTTTCACCAAGTTCTTGCATTCCATCTCTGTTTTCCTTCCAAACAGGAAACTCTGAGTGTCCTACTGAATCCATAGCTTCTTTAACTTCTTGAGCAACGAAACCATAATGTATTCTATCTGGATTCTTTCTTTCCGTAGTATCTGAATTATGTTGTTCAAACTCTTCAGGATATTCACTAGGTGCTTTCTTTTGAAACTTTCGTGTTCTTAGTTTTTCTATAAACCCTAATCCTAAATCGTTATCTTCAATGTTTTTCTTAACTCGTCTATCTGATGAATGTGTCCAAGTAGCATTCTCACCAAAATCATTTGTTATGTAATCCGTAGAAACACCTATTCTTATTGTTTCAGTTCCACCACCAGTCAATCCGTCTGAGAATGAAGTTCCAGCTCCAATTACATACTCACTATCAACATCTACGGCTGAAGCAGCTGTGTTGAATCCAATATGAATAGCATTATTACCCGAAGTTAAATTTTCACCAGCTTTAGTACCTAGAAAAGTACTATATGCTCCTGTATGTGCGTGAGCAGAATAATTACCAAAGGCAGCGTTCCAACCATTTACAGATTGGGCAGTTAATGCTTCGTAACCAAAAGCTGAGTTACCAGCTCCTGATGTTATAGAATCACCACATAAATATCCAACTAAAGTTGAGGATAGAGCAGCAGCATGATTTATAGCCGTTCCTGCGTTGTATCCTATTGCTACTGTACCAGTCAGATTTGCAGTACCTGTAGAATTAAGAGCATTTTTACCTATAGCAACGGTTCGTATAAGTTGACCAGTACCACCACTTCCTGCATATCCACCGACTACTACATTTTCTATAGAAGCTGCATTATTGACAGCACCCATAGCAAAATCACCAATAGCGATGTTTCCATCCGCATCTGCTGCTTGTGAACCAAGTGCACCAGCTCCAATAGCAGTATTATACTCAGCTGTTGTTATTTTATCACCTGCAGCATTACCGACTAAAGTGTTGCCAGTACCTGTAGTGATGTCATGACCTGCTTCTCTACCAACGGCTACATTAGACTCACCAGTCGTGAAAGCAGTAAGAGTTTCATATCCAAAAGCAGTATTATTTCCACCTGAACTATATGGAGCAGATGAGTTTCCACCTTTACCAGACCTATATCCAACAAAAGTATTACTAGAACCAGTTGCATTGGATCCAGCACCACTTCCAATGGTAACATTATAGTTTCCATTTTGATTGTAGTAACTAGACTGATATCCCATATAAACATTTTGACTACCACTTTTAAAATGATATTGAGCTTGGTCACCTATTACAACACTATAGTGACCTTTTGCTATAGATGGACTACTTCCTTTTGCAGCGGAGTGACCGATGATTACGTTTCTATTAGCATGATTATCAGCATTTGAACCACCAAGATGTTGACCTGCATTATTACCTATCACTACGTTACTCGTGGTTGTTGTTATGTTCATACCAGCTTGGGAGCCGATAAGTATGTTAGCACCACCGGTTGTTATACTACTACCAGCAGAATATCCGATTACTGTATTTGAAGCAGCAGTCGTGAAAGCTTTAAGAGCATTGTATCCAAGTGCAGTATTATTTTCACCTGAACTAAACGGAGCAGATGTTATTGAACCATAACCAGCCTTATATCCCATAAATGTGTTATAAGAACCAGTTGCATGTCTACCAGCTTGAGCACCAACTATTGCTGTAAAACCTCCAATTAAATTAGAACCAGCGACACTACCAACAGCAACATTCTCATTAGCAGCTGGCTGTAATCCCATTGCTCTTTGTCCGATAGCAACATTTGAATCGGATGCTGAACCACCAGCTCCAAATCCTACGGAAACATTATAACCACCACCCATTACCATTCCAGCACCCTTACCTATGGATACACTATAACTACTTGAGTTGTAGTAGGCTGCTTGATATCCTATGGCAACACTATCTTGACCATCTTTAACATCCGTCATAGCTTCGTATCCGATTGCTACCATTCTTTGTGCGGTTGTGAAAGATTTAAGAGCTTCGTATCCCATAGCAACATTATTCTGACCTGAACTATATGGAGCAGATGTTGTTCCACCTTTTCCAGCTTGAGAACCTACAAAAGTGTTAAAAGAGCCAGTAGCGTTGTATCCTGCGTAAAGTCCAATGAGTACATTTTCAGTTTTAGCTGAACCGAAAAATCCTGCATTGTATCCGATAGCGACATTATTATTTCCACTTGAATTTTGGTACAATGTATTATATCCAAGACCAGTATTACCAGTTCCAGTTTGAACTGAATGTAATGCGTTTTTCCCAATAGCTACCTGATTACTGGTAGTACCTGCTAATTTTAACGCATTATATCCAACTGCTACATTTTCATTACCAGTTGTTAAACTCTGCCCAGCACCATCACCTATTCCAACATTTCTAAAACCAGTGCCTACTCCACCCAATGCAATTCTACCGACTGCAACATTAGAATAACCAGTTGTAAAACCGTCAAGAGCTTGATATCCAACCGCAACATTATTCTGACCTGAACTATAGGGAGCAGAAGTTGTTCCGCCTTGTCCAGCGTAACCACCTACAAAAGTATTATAAGAACCAGTTGCATGGTCACCAGCTGACCTACCAATAGCAACGGAGTAGTCTCCTCTAGCAAATGTTAAAGCCAAATAACCAATACCAACATTACCTTCTGCACCGTTATGACCAGCACCTGCACTAGCACCTAAAAATACATTTTTATCTGAATGTATGTTACCAGAATCTATTCCTTGACCTGCTTTAGAACCAACAAAAACATTATAATCACCATTTTTTAGAAATTCACCAGTACCACCATCACCACCACCTTGTTGACCACCGATTGCTATATTACGACTTCCACTTTCTATATTCTTTAGAGCAGTATATCCAATAGCAACATTACTATGAGCTGCACCAAGAGTATCAGTTGCATTATTCATGGCACCTCTTCCGATAGCAATATTCCATTTGCATCCTTCTTCATCGGTTGAACGATTAGTGAATAGTGCGTGATACCCTATTGCAATGTTACCACCTCCTATATGACCACTTCCTGCATATCCAGCGTAACGACCAATGTAAACGACTGATCCATTATTATTTTGATAACCAGCATAAGATCCTATAAGAACAGCATAACTATTAGTACCAGTCGCGTTGTATCCAGCATGAAATCCAAGAAAAGTATTTTCCGTGCCTGTTGTTACAGCGTTTCCTGCAGTATACCCTACTGCTGTATTACTTCCACCAGTTGTAAAACCACCAAGAGCTTGTCTTCCAACAGCAGTATTATACTGACCTGAACTAAACGGAGCAGATGTTGTTCCACCTTTTCCAGCGTCATCTCCTACAAATGTATTGTATGAACCAGTTGCGTAGTATCCAGCTTGGTTACCGATATAGACTTGACTAACGCCTGCACGACTTTCTCTACCTGCCGAATAGCCTATATAAACATTATTGTCTGCCGTACTATTATATCCTGCTCTTGAACCTATTGCGATAACCCTAGTATTACTAGTTCCATTATACAGAGGTTGGTATCCGATAGCGACATTTTGACCACTACCACCTGCTAAAGCCTGACCTACTTCATAACCTACTAGAGCATTATAACCACTTGTTGTGATTGTATCTCCTGCGTTATATCCGATTGCTGTATTTCCAGTAGCAGTTGTGATTGCACCTAAAGAATCAAATCCTACTGCTACATTACTTCCACCAGTAGTAACAGAATCCATTGCTCTTGAACCAACAGCAGTATTGTAACTATTTGCATTACCTGATACTCCTTTTAATGCATGATAGCCTACTGCAACACTATGATCTCCAATGTTAGTATCTCCTGAAGCATAACCTAAAAAAGTATTTTGAGACGAATTGGTTATTGCACCTCCTGCACTGTATCCTACTGCTGTATTACCAGTTCCAGAAGTAAGAGCAGAAAGAGCGGCATGACCGATTGCTATTGTACCAGTTTGAGCTTGGTCTGTAGTTGAATCCATTGCCTGAGAACCAATTACAATACATCGTTTCATCTCTCCAGTACCACCTTTACCAGCGGCGTATCCTATTAGTACATTTTCATCTGCATTCGCATGATTTACTAAATTTCCAGCTTGGTATCCCATCATAACATTTTTTATACCTACGGTAAGTGTACCACCCGCTTCTGCGCCTATTCCAACATTAGTATCACCTGATGTTATAGATGCGAGAGCAAAATAACCTAATGCAGTGTTGTTATTAGCTCCGTTTAAAACTCCTTGCATAACATTACTACCAATAGCAACATTATTTTCTGATTTAGCGTCTGCCCAAGCTCCACCACCAGCAGTGTATCCTATAAAAATATTATTATCTGAATCAGATGAACTCGAACCAGCATCGGTATCGTGCATAGCCTCATAACCGATTGCAATATTTCTTAAACCAGTTGTAGTCGTTTTTAAGGCTTCATACCCAATAGCAATATTACTTGCACCTGAAGTAATCGCGGCACCTGCTGAATATCCGATAGATATCGTTCCGTCTGCAGCTGATGTCATATTTGCTTCACCAGCTTTTTTCCCAATTATAACTGTATTATCAACATCGGTAGCAACATCTAGTGCTCCAGTTCCTATAGCGACATTACTATGTCCAGTAGTAAGTGATTCACCAGCACCTTTACCAACTGCCACATTGGTATATCCAGTAGTAACATCTTTTAAACTTTCATAACCTATAGCAGTATTAAATTCAGCATTATTATTAGCAGCTGTTCCTGCTGATTTCATAGACTCGTAGCCTACTGCAACATTACCACCTTGACCAGCACCTATTACAGAAATTGAATTTTTACCTATCGCTATATTATTTTTACTATCATCTAAATCAATCCTACTAGCACTTATGAATAAAGAACCAGTAAATCTATGAGTATCATCGTTACTATCACCAAATATAGTAGAACCACTACTAAACGATTGGGTAATCGTTGATACTGTAGATTTTACTACATAGTTTTCTGCAAATATATCACCACGAACTTTAAGAGATCCTGATATTTCCGAACTATAAATTTTCACCTATTTGTCTCCTAGCTTATCCATAATAAATATTTCCAAATCATTTAATTTGTCTTTTAATCTTTCGTTTTCTGATGAAAGTTCTTGAACTGCTTTTACAAGAGGTGTGATTAATTCTGTTTCACCAAGTTCTTGCATTCCATCTCTATTTTCTTTCCATACAGGAAACTCTGAGTGTCCTACTTCATCCATTGCCTCTTTAACTTCTTGAGCAACGAAACCATAATGTATTCTATCTGGATTCTTTCTTTCCGTAGTATCTGAATTATGTTGTTCAAATTCTTTAGGATACTCACTTGGTGCCTTTTTCTTAAATTCTTTTGGTTGTAGTTTAAGTATAAATTCTAATCCTAAGTTGGTATCTTTTATATCTTTTTTAATTCTTCTATCTGAGGAATGTGTCCAAGTAGCATTCTCACCGAAATCATTTGTGATAAAGTCTGATGCTCTACCTATTCTGATTGTTTCAGTACCACCACCGATTAATGGATTCTGATATGTGCTTGTACCAGAACCTATTACGATTTCTTGGTCAGCACCAGAACCTGATGCAAGGTTTCCGATAAAAATGTTTTGACTATTATTATTTTTCTCACCGGCCTTAAATCCTATAGCAACATTGTAGTCACCTGTAGAAGTATTTTGAAGAGCTGAATTTCCTAATGCAACATTAGCGGTAGCATTGTTAGTACCGGATGCTCCGTACAGAGCTAACTGACCGATAGCAACATTGGAAGCACTACCATCACCATAGTACAATGCTTCTCTACCAACAGCCGTATTCTGACCATCTCCAGCATCTAATCCATAACCACAATAAGAACCAACCAATGTATTGTATTGTTGTGTGGTTATCGAACTACCAGCAGAGGCACCGACAAGCGTACTGTAATTTGCAGTCGTGATAGCATCACCGGCGTTGTAACCAATAACTGTATTATAACCTCCAGTTGTTGCTACATAAAGTGCATTATATCCAATAGCAGTATTCTGTACTCCTGAAGTAACATTTGTACCAGCTTGATATCCAACAAAAGTTTGACCAGTGGCTTGATTATCAAATCCAGCTTTATATCCAATAGCAACATTATTACTACCAGAAGAATGGTATTGTGCTTGAAATCCAATCGTTACATTATTTGCTGCAGCACCGGGTCCTGTTGAAATTCCGTGAGCTTGAAATCCCATTACGGTATTATTCTCTCCGGTAACAGAAGTTCCACCCATAGCCTGAGAACCTATAATAACCTGATAATCACCAGTTGTTCTATCAGCCGTACCATATCCAACTATTACATTATTAGCATAATTTCCTGCTCCAGCTCTACCTGCACCATCACCTATTGTGACATTTCGAGAATGGTCGGTTATACTTAAACCAGCCTGACCACCTATAAAAACATTACTACCACCAGTTGTTATACCACTACCAGCATAATTTCCGACAACTGTGTTTGAACCACCAGTTGTGAAAGCATCAAGAGCGGCATATCCAACAGCAGTATTATAAGTACCTGTACTAAATGGAGCAGATGTTGTTCCACCTTTACCTGCTTCTTTTCCTACGAATGTGTTGTAAGAACCACTTGCATATTGTCCAGCATTGAAACCAATGATAGTACCACCCACACCATTATATTTTTGACCTGCGTATGAACCAATTAATACAAATTCTGCAGCTAAGTTACTAGCGTTTGTTCCCGCAGCAAAACCGATAGCCATACTTTCATTTGCCGCTGTACTCAAATTAGGAGCATCGTTTAAAGCAGCATATCCAATTCCCATCACATAATTAATTGCTGCACTAGCTGGAACATATTGCATAGCTTGGTCACCGATTGCAATATTACCTTGTCCAGTAGTCATAGTTCTCAAAGCTCCTCTACCCATAGCTGTATTATAACCACCTGATGTTAAATCTTCTCCAGCTTGCATACCTATTAGAGTTGAACCTCTAGCTCCATCAGTTACAATAGATGTACCAGCGTTATAACCAATGATAGTATTTTGGTCACTTGTTGACATAGCATCACCTGCACCGTGGCCGATGATAGTGTTATATTGACCTTCAGTAATTGATGCACCTGCATTATATCCAATAGCAACTGTTCCGTTTGCGTCTGTTGAGTTTATTGCTTTACCAGCTTCATCTCCAATCAATACAACATTTGAAGTTGTTGTAGCTGATGAAAAGGATGACCTTCCAATAACTACGTTTTTAGCTCCTGTAGATACACCCATAGAAGCTTGGTGCCCAATCGCAATATTTTGACCTCCAGTAGTAAAAGCTTTGAGAGCTTGATATCCAACAGAAGTATTTTGTTCACCTGAACTAAACGGAGCAGAGGTTGTTCCACCTTTTCCTGCTTCTGAGCCTACGAATGTGTTGTATGAACCAGTTGTGTATCTACCAGAGTCTTTTCCAATAGCTATATTATCTGTTCCAACTGTAACGGTATTTAGGGATGTGTATCCAATAGAAACATTATTTCCACCAGTTGTTATTGATGCTCCCGCATATCCACCGACTGCTACATTTGTACCAGCAGTTGTAGAATTACCTAATGCTAGATATCCAAGTCCAACGTTATAATCACCAGTTGTTATAGAAGTAAGAGCTTGATGACCAAGAGCGGTATTATATGTAGCTCCATTTAAAGCTCCATCCATAACATAATTACCAATACCCACATTATAGCTAGAAGCCGCATCAGCCCAAGTTCCACCACCAGCATTGTAACCCATAAAAATATTATTTGTTGAACCAAGAGAGGTTGAACCAGCATCAGTATCATCCATCGCATTAGCACCAATAGCAATATTATCACCACCGGTTGTGTGAACTTTCATAGCTGAAAATCCTATGGCGATATTATTTGAAGCAGTTGTTAAACTATAAGCCGCACTATTTCCGATAGCTACGACATTATCAGCTTGGGTTATAGCACTTGCAGCGTAAGCACCTACTGCTGTATTGTATAATGCTCCATCTGTAGATGCATCCATAACATAAGTACCAATACCAACGTTACCATTTGAAGCCGCATCTGTCCAAGTTCCACCACCAGCTTGGTCACCGATAAATATATTATCACTTGAACCTAAAGAATTAGAACCAGCGTTTGTGCCTTTCATTGCATCTCTACCAATAGCAATATTTCTTACACCAGTCGTGTGTTCGAGCAAAGCTTGGTATCCGATAGCGATTGTTCCGTCTGCGGTTGTGTTTCTTCCAGCGTTCCATCCTATCAGAACTGTTTTATCCACATCCGTAGCAGCAAGACCTGCACTTACTCCAATCATTATATTGAATGCACTGGTAACTGAAGTTATACCAGCACTGTTTCCAATAAATACGTTCTGACCACTACCACCCTCAATATTTTGACCTGCGGCTTGTCCTATAGCGGTATTGTAATCAGCATCTGTGATTGATTCCAATGCATGATATCCTATAGCGGTGTTATATGAGGCGTCATTACCAGAACCAGCTGACTCCATAGCTTCATAACCGATAGCAACATTTGCAATACCTGTATCGAGATATCTACCTGCTGAATCACCGACATATACATTCCTATTATTTATTGTGTTGCTAAGTGCTCCCGCATAATTACCAATCATTACATTATTAAAAGTTCCACCCAAACTGTAACCAGCTTGATATCCCATAGTTACATTATAAGATCCTGATGAGATTAGATATCCAGCTTGATATCCAATAGCAGTATTTGAACCACCAGTCGTGAAAGCAGTAAGAGCTTGATATCCAAGAGCAGTATTATTCTGACCTGAACTAAATGGAGCAGAAGTTGTTCCACCTTTTCCTGCAGATGAACCTACGAATGTGTTGTAGGAACCTGTAGCATATTCTCCCGCATCGAATCCTATTGCAGTAGAATCTGTAGCAACTGTGAGATAGTTAAATGTTGTAGCCCCAACTGCTGTAATTTGTTGACCAGTTGTCATTGAAGCGCCAGCAGCCCTTCCTATTATTGTATTGTTATTACCCGTTGTACCAGAGTAAGCTTCATTACCGACTGCGGTATTATAAACTCCAGTGGTAAGATTTTGAGCTGCTGATTTTCCAATCGCAACATTACTTTGACCTGTTGTGAAACTATAAAGAGATCTATATCCAACAGAAACATTATCCTGACCTGAACTATACGGAGCAGATGCTTGTCCACCTTTACCAGCTTCATTTCCTACAAACGTATTTCGAGAACCGGTTGCGTATCTACCAGCTTCGTTACCAATGTGAACAGTATATTCACCATTATCAATACGGTATCCAGCTGAATAACCAACAAGAGTATTATAACTAGCAGAATTGTAAGCTAGTCCTGCATTATAACCAATAGCAGTATTATTTGTACCTGTACTGTTACCTGTTTCTTGGTTTTGTGTGTATGGATATCCTCGTAGAGTGTCTGTACCAACTGCAACATTTCTGGTACCTGTTCCTCTTGAAAGTGCACCATAACCAATAGCTGTTGTATAAGCTGCTGTTCTGTATCCAGCATAGTAACCAATTGAAACAGTAGCTATACTAGCGTTATATCCTGCCGCCTCTCCAATTAAAACAGAATAAAATCCCGTTGCAGAACTACCAGCAGAGTAACCAACTGCAGTCACACCTGATATATTTCTAGCTGAGTTTTCCATTGCAGCGTATCCAACAGCGGTATTTTTAGAACTTCCAGATTGATGTGTCAATGCTTCATGACCAATAGCAACATTAGTTGTACCACCAGACATCAGAGCTTTATAACCAATAGCAACGTTAAGACCTAATCTAGCAGTAGGAGTGCTTGATGAATCACCTGATAAGTGTGTAATCTTTCCTGCATTGTATCCAATAAAAACATCTTGAGAACCAGAAGCTGTGTATCTACCAGCTTCGTAACCGATATGTGTAGATCCACCACCTACATGACCTTCACCAGAAAAGTGTCCTGCATATGTGTTACCACCAAATCCTGTTGTATTACCACCAGCGTATCCAGCAAAATCACCGATAGCTAAATTACTACCATAAATATTAGAGTGACTAGTACCATTAGCACCTACATATTCTCCCCATAAAGCTTTATATCCGATACCCATACTTGGATTAGCTGTTGTGAAATTGTAGCCTGCTTGATATCCAATGAACATATTAGGTCGTAATGCATAAGTAGCATCGTCTGTTAAATTATATCCAGCTTCAGAACCAATAAGTACACCACCATGTTCAGAATCACCTTTTAGATTGTAACCAGCTTTGTGTCCAACAACAACCATATCATCATTTAATGATGAGGAGTATACTGCTTCATATCCAATGATTGTGTTTCTACTATCGGAGGTTATTCCTTGACCTGCTTTGTATCCAATAGCAGTATTACCAATTCCTGATGTAAGTGCAGTAAGAGCACTCCTACCAACTGCTACTTGTCCAGTAGATGCTTGATTTGCAGTTGAGTTCATAGCACCTTCACCTATAATTACCGCACTTGCTAATGTACCAGTTCCTCCAGTACCCGCTTCTTTTCCAATGATAACATTATTACTTGCATCATTACTATTCATACTCATTCCAGCTTGCCAGCCAATTATAGTATTATTATTTTCTCCACCATCTGCAGATAAAGCAGCTTGATAACCAATAATAGTATTTCTTTGGTGACTAGTAAAAGCAGTAGCTGCTTGATAACCTATAACAGTATTTCCTGCTGTAGAACTATCTTTATTATTAAGTTTTAATGCTTGATAACCTATTGCTGTATTACCACCACCTGTGTCTTCTGTTAATAATGCCTCATAACCGATAGCAGTATTTCCAGCTCCTGAAGTAATACCATAAAGAGCTGATTTACCAACAGCAATATTTTGTTTACCATCGTCAAATGAAATCCTACTAGCACTTATGAATAAAGAACCAGTAAACTGATGAGTGTCATCTGGTGTATCACCAGACTTTGTAGAACCAGAGACAGATGATATCTGAACGTTGGTTACAGATGATGATACAGTATAATTTTCGGCAAATATGTCACCACTAAAAATAGCCATTTAGGTAATCTCCTCTAATTTAAATTTGTACTTTTTACCATTCTTCCTATTCAATAAGTATAAGTCATCCTCGCCTTCCTGTATTGTCCAAGAGCCTGTTGTTCCATCTACTTCGTTTCCTTCCGAACCTTCGTTGGATAGTTGAATATCACCAGTATGTAGGTTAGCCCATCTATGTGTAGCAGAACCTAAGTTATGAAAGTTGTCTATCGTTGGTGTTATACTACCGGAAACAGACATTGAGCCTGATACATCGTTTGATGTTGGTGACCATTCCACACCTTGTCCACCTGACCTTACCTTTAGAACCTTACCAGCATTTTCTGCACTTATGTTCGGTATTCCACTACCGATTGAAAAGTTAGCATATCCACTCTGAGCATCTGAAAATGTGATATCCATTTCGTTAGAACTAGCAGCTGTAATACTTTCAGGTATAATTACTTGATTACTACCATCATACACAGTTACATTTGGATATTGTTGACTTAAACTATGTGTAACTCTCCAATTTGTAGTAGAAGAATCTTGTGTAAATATATAGTTACCACCAGCATTTTCACCGATTCCACCAACAGAAACTACAGCTTTTCCTTGAATAGCTTCATTAAATGTTAGGGTAAATGTATCTGAGTCTGTAGCAGTTCCTGTTTCAGGTAAAATCATTTGGTCACTTGTATCATATACAGTAACTACAGGATACTTATGTCCTATGTTGTGATTTATTGACCAAGTAGCAGAATCAGATGTTTGTGAATGAACATAACGAGAACCGATTTGTCCTTGATAAAGACTAGCTGATATTGAATTTACTTCTACCCTACCAAACGAACCTGTTGATGTTGCTGAACCACTTATGTTTCCAGCAGTAACCTCAAAGTTACCACTTGTATCTACAGTAACAGAATAAGCACTAGAATCACCAATATCATTTCTACCAGGTGCAATATGAAACTTATTATCTTCCTTTACACCTATTGAAAGATTTGTACCTGGACCTTGAAAGAAGATACCAGCTCCTTTGTCTTGTCCACTTCCAACCAGTATCATCGTTCTTTGAGAAGTAGATGAAGTTGTCTTTCTTGATTTAAATCTTGCAGCGTAAGTTTGAGCTGCTTCTATATTCAACAAATAACTTGAGTTACCAGGTGCAACTCCCATACCAACACTATCGTCAAAGAAACCAACACCAAAAGAACCAGTTGAGGTTGATGAACCACTTATTTTTTGATTAGCTCCACTAAATACTATATCACCACTTTCAGCTAGTCTCATTCTTTCAGTCGTACCACCACTTGTAAATACCGTATAACCTGAGCTATCTCCACTTCCTCTATATCCTATAATAGCTGATGAAACATTTCCAGCAACCCTAAATTGTATATTTCCTATTGTATCGTTTTCTGCTGGTCTATCTGCTTCAAATTGTAGATAAGTTTGATGGTTTACACTACCTGCTTCTAGTTGTAATCTTGTGTGAGCACTATCTTTAATATGTACAAAGTAATCAGGAGATGTTTCGCCGATGCCTACTTTTCCTGAACTTTTGATAACCATTCTTTGTGTTGGCTGTTGTGCTCCATCCGCAGTAGTCCAAAATGTTAGCTCAGTTGGTAAATCATTTTCACCTGGTGTACCATCTACGCCAGCTGCTATTCTTGCTCCTATCGGAGCTCTATCAGTACCATCAGCGCCAGCGAATAGTATTCTACCAAGTATATCACCATTTTGAACAAGAGTATCTCCACCAGCTGCACTACCTCTTGTTTTGGTCATTATAATATATGGTGGAGAACCATCATTACTGTTACGAACTATATTAAAAGCTGATGAAGCAGCATTTGTACCCTCTATTTGTACTCTAGGTACAAAATTCCATACAGTATCAGCTGTTTTAGTACCGATAAGAAGTTTATCAACAATATGAACATCACCAAACGAACCTGTTGAGGTTGATGAACCACTTATGTTACCAGCAGTTACTAATCCACCATTATACAATGTAAGGTCACCAGTAGGACCATACAATCTAGCTTGATTAGTACCATCTATCTCAAAATCAATCCTTGAACCAGCACCAGTATTATTATAATCAGCTTGTAAAGTTACATGACTACCATTACCACTTATTCTTGATGGATGTTCATTTGTATCATTAAAAGTTAATGCTGGTGTAGCATCCGTTATAGTTAAATCACCACCTATTTCGGTAGCACCTTGTATCACACCATCAACTATTAAAGAACCAAACGAACCTGTTGAGGTTGATGAACCACTTATTTTAGAATCTTCTAATGTGAGAAGTTTGTGACTTGTTGTACCATTGATAGTTATTGCATGAGTGTTACCATTGTTTACAAAGATTATGAACTTACCAGATGTATTAGAATAGTTACCCACATAACCATCGTCTTGATAAGCCTGTAGTGATATACCTTTAGCAGGACCCGTACCGGTAGTGCTATTCTGTAGGTATAAGTAAGCACCATCAGCTTTGTATCCTGATATTATACCACCAGTTGTTGTACCATCACCTACAAATAAATCATCAGCAATAAACCCTCTACCAAACGAACCTGTTGAAGTTGATGAACCACTTACATTACCAGCAAATACAGAAGAACCATCGGCATTAAGCTTTAATACTGGATTCGTAGTTGGATTTCCAAAATACAAATTCTGACTAGTGTCTGAATAAATGTAAGCTTTTGTAGTTCCAGAATTTTTAAAATGTATAGCGGAACTTCCACCACTAGTTCTATTTAATATTAAAATTGGATCTTGAGTAGTTGAAATTGATAATGAACCTCCAGGAGAAAATGTAAGGTCTGATTCTGCCTGTATAGGTGAAGTTCCATTACCAGTTAATATAGCATTAGATGTTAAAGATGTAGTACCTGTACCACCGTGTGCTACTTTAATAGCATCATCAACTACCAAATGACCAAACGAACCAGTTGAGGTTGATGAACCGCTTATTTTAGAACCTGCTAATGTGAGAAGTTGATTTGTATTTGCATCAGGATCTACGTTAAAATGTACTTCACCTGTATTACCACCTGATTTCTTAACTGCAGATATTAGAGCATCATAATCATTTGCTCTTAATTGTAAGGTTGCCTTTGTATCTGTTGTACTATTAGTATTTTCAATTCGCAGTCCGTTACCACCCCAATTTCCACTACTACCACCACTAAATGATGTAGTAGAATTATCAAATGATATATGAGCTTTATAGTAAGGAGCAGCTGTGCCAATACCCAAATTACCATCGTGGTCAATCCTTACTCTTTCAGCAGATGTTCTACCTGTGTAGAATATATGTGAACTTCTTTGTAATGTATCAACTGCTCTTGTCTTATATACGATACTACCATGATTATTAAATGGAGCAGAACCACCAGTTCCTGTCATTACTATTTCTGCATCAGCACCATCTGAAGCAGCACCTGTACTAGCTAAGAAACCTGATTGAGCGTAACCTACCTTAAATCCTTCATTTCCACCATACGCTGTAAATCTATTAGCATGAGCAGTTCTATCACCAACCCTAAGATTACCAAACGAACCAGTTGAGGTTGATGAACCACTTATGTTTCCACTAGCTATTACATTACCACTTTCAACTTCTAAATTACCATTCTCAACCTGTAAACCACTTGTGTTTATCCTAACTATATCTGAACCAGCCATTCTAAACTCAACATCGTTTGAAGTTCTTCTTCTAAACATTGAATCCGCATCATTGCCAAATTGTAAAGTATCTGGTACTAATAATACACTACTGTAATCCCCAGCTAATCCTTTTACACCCTCAGTATGAACTTCACCAAACGAACCAGTTGAGGTTGCTGAACCACTTATGTTTTTTCCAGCATTCATCACCAAGTCAGCACTACCAGTCAAAGCACCACTTGTACCTACTGACCAATAGGTTGTACTACCTTGTATAAGTTCTATAGGACCAGAACCACCGCCACCACCTGACTTTAGTTTTAAACCACTATTACCCGCAATAGTTATTACACCAGCACCAGCAGAAGAACCGATTGTCTTACTTCCGTTAAATGTTAATCCACTACTATCTACAACAACTATTTCAGCACTACCTACAGCAAATTTTATCTCACCAGCAAGTGGATTGAAAATATTAAAGTCATTATTACTATTATAAATTATATGAGGATCTGCTGTACCTGTTGACCTTTTAAAGTAAATTGCATTATTGTTATCTAACTGAACATTACCAGAAATGGTAAGTGCTCTTTGATTATCAGCAGTTCCTTTTCCTATTGATACAGCACCAAACGAACCTGTTAAGTTTGATGAACCACTTATCTTACTACCAATAAATAGATGAGTATCATCAGCACTATCCCCAAAAATCGTAGAACCGCTACTAAAAGATTGTGTAAGATGTGTAACCGAAGATGATACAATATATCTTTCTGCTATTACATCACCTACTGCTCTTATGTTACCACCGAATATACCATCACCACTTACATTTAAAGAAGAACCAGTTATTGTTCCTGTAACCGTTAGATTTGTAGAGGTTACTTCTGTACTTGTAAATGTTGTTGCATTAAATGTGTCCGATTCAACTCTACCAAACGAACCAGTTGAGGATGATGAACCACTTATATGACCAGATACTTGAAGAGAACCACTTACATCTAGCTCTGCTGTTGGGCTTGTAACGCCAACACCAAATGTTCCTGTCTTTACATAGGAAGCATCACCACCACCTGTTACAGTAAAAACTGTACCCGATGAGCTACCACCTACAAATAATCTTCCAACACCATCTGATTGTTGGAATACTTTAAATAATGAATTACCACTTTGGTCATCTAATTGAATACCATCATCGTTATCGGATGATTTAACTCTCAATCTTATATCATCTGCTGGTGTGGCATTTATACCTAATCCATGTTCGTTTACTCTTACTCTTATAGTATTACCAGTCATTAATCTAACATCACCACCAGAACCAAATGCATCAGCGTTTAACATTATACTATCAGCATTTGTTTGTATGAAGTTACCAGTATTCGCACTATTTTCAAGATGGATATAATTTAACGCACTACTTGTATTTTTTAATCTTAATGTTGTACCGTTTGTACCAGTTCCATGAATTAAGGCACTTGGCGATGTAGTGCCGATACCTAAACTATTAGCAAAATGACCTTGACCAAACGAACCAGTTGAGGTTGATGAACCACTTATGTTTCCTGTTGTAGTCACACTACCAAATGTAACATTATCAGATGTTGCAACTGCCTGTCCAATAGCTACATCGTTAGCATTTACAGTAACACCTGTTCCAGCACCAACATTAAAAGTTCTATCGGAGGCTAGTGTTCCACCACCAGTTAAACCAGCTCCTGCTATTAAATCTCTAGCTTGTAAAGTATCTACGTTTCCTTCTTCAGTAGTAATCCTACCAGCTAATGAAGAACTTACCGAAGTAACTGAACCACTAATTGTGGTTTGTAAAGTGGAATCTGAAAAATCTATTTCTATATCATTTGCATTTGCTGTAATACCAGTTCCACCGACTACGTTAAAAGTTCTATCAGAAGCTAATGTTCCACCACCTGTTAAACCTGTACCAGCTATTAAATCTCTAGCTTGAAGAGTATCTACGTTTCCTTCTTCTGTGGTTAGTCTACTAGCAAGTGATGAACTCGTTGGTGTAAATGAACCACTAATACCAGCTGCTGTAAGACTTCTTATCAATGTAGCATTAGTACCCAATGAACCACTAATTGTAGTCTGTAAAGTTGAGTCTGAAAAATCTACTTGTATATCATTTGCATTTGCTGTAATACCAGTTCCGCCGACTACATTGAAAGTTCTATCAGAGGCTAATGTTCCACCACCAGTTAAACCAGCTCCTGCTATTAAATCTCTAGCTTGAAGTGTATCTACATTTCCTTCTTCTGTAGTTAGTCTACCAGCAAGTGATGAACTTGTTGATGTAAATGAACCACTAATATCAGAAGCTATCTGAGCAGATGAACTGATTAAGGTATTACCTAATTCTGTTTCCGCTGTGGTAATTCTACTAGCTAATGAGGAGCTTGTTGATGTAAATGAACCACTAATTAAAGTACTAGCACTACTTCCAAATGAAGATGCTTCTAATGTGGTTACTTCACCTCTACCAAATGAACCAGTAGAACTAGACGAACCACTTACATCACCCTTCTTGATTTCAAGGGTGTGGTTTAGTATATTTTTACCTATATATTTTAGGTTAGCCATATTATGTTATTTCCAATACACTCGCAAAAGCTTGTAAATCACCAGCCGCTGAAGCAACAGCTTTTAGTACATCACCAGCTTCTAAATTAATAGGTTTCTCAATTACCAAAGTTGAATCTGCTGGTACATCTACTGTTTTCATAATGTAAAAATCAGAACCAGCACTTGTATCTGTTACATACAAATCTATTGTTGCGTCATTCGTTCCATCTACATTACTAATGTAAACTGCATGAATAACTCCTGTTGTACTACCAGGTGCAGTATAAATAGTAGTAGCACTATTTCCAACAGCAACTCCAGCATTTTTAAAAGTATTAGCCATTATTATCCTCCAAATACAATAGCCATCGCCGTAGCATGGTCTATTACTGATGTTCCTTGTTCAAATACCCTACCACTTGTAGTATCTATATTACCACTCGCAGTTATCTGACCAGTAACACTTAAATTATCTCCAAAACTTATCGTGTCTCCACCTTGAACAGATTCGAAAGCATCTGCTCTTACAGTACCACTAGCAGTCACATTTCCTTGTACTACTAAGTGTCCAAACGAACCGGTTGATACTGATGAACCACTTACGAGATGTAAGTTTGTAAAATCGTTTTTAAGTAACTTACCATCGTTCCCCATATTAGCATGAGCAGTACAATAGTAATAAAGATGATTAGGTGTGACTTTATTGATTGAAATTTCTGTGTATGAATCTCCTTGTCCTGGTGTTCCATTTACTGTTACTCCTGTTGTGTAAGCACTACCGCCAGCCCAACTTCCACTTAATGTGGTACTAAATCTAAAAGGATGGGTACTATTTGTACTATCAGATGTATCAAATCTATAAGTCTTTCCCTCAGCTACTGTGATATTAGGAGCAGTAGCACCTTCAAAAGCATACTTATTTCCATTATCAGAAACTACTGTAACCTTTATAATTTCTGTTAAATTGCTTATAATTCGTGTATTCTTTTCTGTTGATAAACTACCAGAAAGGGTAAACGAACCTGTAAGTCTTGGATTTAATTGTTTACTGTCTAGTAAAGCCATACTCTTTCTCTCTCAGTTTTTCCCAACGCGTCTTCATAGAGCGTGAAATCTTTTTTCTATGTTCGACAGTCTTAGGTTGTTTCATCTTTTCCAATGTCTCCATTGTTACTTTTCTATCTGTTTGAGCACATGACTTACAGACAGAGTTGTTACCTACTGCTCTATCAAAGGAATCTTTTCGAGAATAAGTTAATATCCTAGTACAAGTAGGACATTTTCTATTCTTTCTATTTTTCCAATGTCGTTTTCTCATAGTAATAAATATAAGGAAGTAGTAAAAGAAAGGTGGAATGTGGGAACTATTTTTAGGAATTAAACTTTCCTTGAGCAATAATCTCATCATCAGCTTCTAAACTATAACCTATACTATCGGTATCTACAAGTAATAAAAAGTTTGAACCAGCTTGCTTAATCGTAAGAGCATCATGTTCCATATATTGTCCATTGATAAAGAAAACAAAGTCTTGTTCGTTTGTAGCAGTCAAACCACTTGGAGCAGAGGCTGTTACGGCAGTAAAACTAGCAGTTGATGGTATACTAATTGAAGCAGCTTTCTTGACAAATTGTTTTCTCATATATTGGTCTGGTGTAGTTATAGTCGTTGCTGTAATTGTAGCTGCTCCATTAACTAACAAGTTTCCTACTATGCTCATAGAACCTGTTATCCTATGTGTATCATCGGGACTATCACCAAATTTAGTAGAACCACTAGCAAAAGCAACAGACATCGATGTTACAGAAGATGTAACCACAAAGTTTTCTGCGATGATATCTCCCTTTACAACCCAATCCGTACTTACCTCAGCTTTTCCATCATCTCTTTGTTTTATTTCAAATGATGTTGGGCCTATATGAATTGCACTTGAAGCTGAGACATTAGCAAATTGGACTGTACTCGATGTTCCTACATCTTGACCAATGCTAAATGTAAATGTTTTAGAGTTTCTTCCATCAAACTGACCAGCTCCTGCAATAGATACACCAGTTCCTGTTGCTATCGTAAATGGTTTTTCTAATCCACCACCACCGCCAGCTCCACCATCTTTCGATACAGATATTCTTACATCTCTGGTTTGGCTATCTCCTACCAAATCGGTTAGGTTTACACTTACATCATCACCAATTAATATTCTTTTTGGTGTTAACGCCTTTTGTGTTGTGACAACACTATTAAATTCTTCGGGTATTAAATATCCTTTTAGAGTGACTGAAAAAGTAGTTCTAATCAATCTTTCAGAGTTTACTGTAAATTCACTAGCATCTGTATAGTTATCTATTGAGGTTCTAAATTTAAACTTTCCATCTTCACCCCAATAAGAACCTTCACTCCAAATGATTTTTTCTATTATACTATTCATTTGTTCAGTATATGATGTCCAAACAATAAATTCATATTCAAGATTTACATAATCTGGTACACCCACTGTATAAAGCTCTTTTGTTTTATTTAATCCTTGTTGAACAGAAAAATTATCATATCTATTCTTTTTAGAATATTTACTTTGAAAAGTACGAAATAATTGAGGATTTAAAGGATCTATTTTATCAACAGACATAGTTTCATCTTTTGATATAGAATTTCTCTTGAATACAATTAGTGGTATTAATAGTTGTTTTTTATTATCAACTAAGTATCCGTTTTTTTGTATACTATTCCATCTTTCTGGATTAGAGTACATAAGAGGAACTTTTATAGTTTCATCATTTTCTATAACAGTAGGTTTAATAACATTATTGAAATAAAACATAATAGCTGCATCGATATCCATCAACCCAACTGATATGTTTTTTACTTGGTCATCTCCTCTCGACCTCAATGTTCCACGATTTATTTTCTTTCTAGCAGAACGAGGTATTGGTTTTTCACGAGCCATTATGTACTCCTAACTCTTTCTATTTGTATAGAACTTTTTCTAATTAAAAAAGTTGTTGCTACAACCGAAAAGTTTTGGTCAAATTGACCACCAACTAATTGATTTTCGTTTATAGAACCAACTTCAAAATATCCATAATTCCAATCTATTAAATCGCCTATCTCCAATACCATTGAAGCATCTATAAATGATTGTCTTAAAAATGAGAATGTAGCATTCTGTTGTGCATCAGGCCCAAACTCATCTGTATTGAAATCGAAATCATCAGCTGAGACAAGAGCAGCCATCTGTACTCCATTCTTATACACCTTCTTACCACCAGCAGCTTCACCATACATGTTTACTGCTGACTCTTGTAAGGATGGTTTATAAACAACACATTCTTGATTTATTAATCCGTCTTTGTTTCCTTGTTTATCACCAACCAATTCTCTACTGACTCTTGTTACTAAGTCAACATCTCTTTGAGGTAAAAATCTACCAGCCATTTTCTTATCCTATGTATATTGGGTATGGAACTTTTGACAACTTTTCTTGTAAGAACTCAGCTTCATCCTTATCAGCTTCCAACAAAGCCTTTCTACTTGTCTGTTCTAATGTTTCCCTAAGTTCTGTAATTAGTCCTTCTTTTTCCGTAGCCGCTTCTGTTCTTAAAGTATCACCATCCAATGTTGTTTCTGCATTTGGTATAGGAAGTGACGAATACTTACTTCGTATTGTTCCTAATAACTCCTTACATAGAGCTAATCCATATTTCTTAATCCATTGTTTACCAACTTCATTAATATTAGCAAATGTCATATTATTAAAAGGAGCATTTGAGTAGTCTGTAATCACACCATCAGAGGTTCCTTGTAACGTATTATTTCTATCTTTCTTTAGAATATATCTAAAGTGTAGTTTGTAAGTACTTGTTGGATTAGGAAAAATTCTTAATTTATTATTCTGTAACTCGAATGAATAAGCAGACTTTCTTATCTGGTCATTAAACTCAATAGCTTGAATCTTTAATAAATCAGCATACATCGGCATCATCATAAACTGAACTGCTGGTGAGTTATTACCCCAACCAAAACTATCCAACATATTGTAAGAACCATCACCTGTACCAGCATATGGATCGAAATATCTTGTAATAGCAGGAGAACTCTCATAAAATACTTTTCTTACTTCTATAGCATCACCGCTTTCTGAGACATTAGCCCAAAGTGCATTTAAATCATAAACCTGTGAACCACTTGTGATTTGTATAGAACCACTCTTAAAATCAACTGTTCCACCAACCCCAGCTTCTGTTCCGTATTGTTCAGCTAACTGAATGTTCCTACCGATTGTCGGTGTTAGTTTTCTATGCGTTAAGTTTGTTTTTGTAGAACCAGAACCTGTTTCTTGTCCTTGTAAAGCCAACATATTATCTCTAATATTAAATTGGTTTACCTGTGCGCTATACTCTGTGATAGCTTCTTCATAACAAGCGTAGAATTGTTTATCTTGTAATTCTACTTCGATTATTGGATACCCTAATCTTTTAGCAGCCCAATCAGAAAACTTGTCTATAGAATGATTACCAGAGCCTGAAAACTCTGTATCACTATCATAAAACCCGTAAGGTGTGTTTCCTGCTGAAAAAGAACTACTACCAGCCCAAATTGCTTCCATTATATTCTCCTAAAATAGATATATTTACTCATTAATAAATATACAAGATACAAAAAAAGGGGAGTAAAACTCCCCTTTTTAAGTTGTTCAATTAAGTAATTAATTAAACTTCGTTGATATCAGCAACAATGACTTTACCATAGAACTCTGGTCTAACCATCTTCTTAGCATAACGAGTCATCACACCTTTACGCGGAGTAAAGTTCTGAGGATCGTATACTAATGGAGTCATAATCATTGGTACATATGGGGCATAAACAGCACCAGTTTCAAGGAAGTTACTTCCTCTAAAACCAATCAATATGTCGTTAGTTGTCATGTATGGATTCTTATAAACAGTATATCTGTTATTTATAGAACCAACGGCTTCAACACCCATAGCGTATGTCTTAGAAGAAGCGTCACCAGTATTAGCAACGTATCCACTTACAGACTCTAAGATTGTAGCAGTTTCAGGTGAAACAACAACAAAATTAGCACCACCACGAAGTGTTTTCTGATGAATAGCATTAGATACAGATTGTATCTTAATTCCAAGTGTTTGGAACCAAGAACTCTTTGTATATGCATTTGAAGCACCACTTACTTGTGTCCAAGCGCCAGCGCCTGTTCCAGAACCATCATACTCAAAGCCAACTTTAGCTGACCAATAAGCAGTCTTAGCATCAGCGTTTAGACTTAACATATCAAGTATTTCCAAATCGATTTCCATCGCGATGTACTCACTTAACATTGCTGTTAATTCAGCTTCAGCGTCAACACTATGATAAGCGTTAAGATCCTGAGCAAGTTCAGGTGTCCATACAGCTTTCAATTTACGAGTTTTCGCAACGATAGCTTCACTTCTTAACTGAATGTCAACTTCAGGAATCTTAAGATCGTCAGCTGAAGATGGTCCAGGTGATGTGAATGAACTTTGTTCAAAATCACCACGCTGAGCAGCAGTTGGAGCTTCATGATACTTAACACCAATAGCAGCAGCATCCATTCTACCATCTGTAGTCTTCACGAAGAAGTTTACATTAGTATCATCAACTGTTGTATAAGCCGGAAATGACTCTGATATATCAGAACCACTTACCTCAAAAGATCTAATTCCTTCTAAGTCAGCTCTTGGAGCAGCAGTTAAGAAATTAGCTCTTGTAACGGTTAGCTTTACTATTTGGTTAGCAGTACCAACAGCAACAGAAGAACTTAGAGATGGTTCAAACTCAACATCTTTCCAAGAAGCTGAAGCTTCTGTAATGTTTGAGTTAGCAATAAGAGCTGAATCTCTATCATTGATAGAGTATCCTCCTCTACCACTTCCGTAGAGTCCACCACTTGGATCGCCTGATGCAGAAGTATTACCAAATATATCTGTATCTTTAATGTGATTAGCCTGATTAGCTGAACCATATTTGAAGTCCAAGAAGAAAATCAGTCCAGATGGTAAGTTCATAGGTTGAACACTTACGAACTCTTGTGCTGAAATTTCACCAAAGATTCTACGAACCAATGGTAAAGCTACACCACTCCATTCTTCTTTACTTCCACCAGTACCTGTACCCGAAGCTTCTTTAATAAGCTGAGTTGCCTGGTTTTCAAGAAGAACAGCCATGCCTGTTTTCTTAGTGGAGTCATCAATATCATCCAATAATCCGGTTGGCTCCCACTTGTCAACTAACTTACGAGTCTGTGACAGGAGCTCTTGATGAGGGTTATGACCACTCATCAAATCGTTTATTTTTAAATCTGACATTTTATTGTCTCCCAATTAAATAAGGTTAGCTAGCTTTTTAAACCTATCTCTCAAATCTGAACTTTCAGTTATTACTTCTTTTTCAGGTTTGGTAGATGCTATTGGCTTTGAAGCAGCTCCCTTAGATTCATTAATTTCATTTTTTCTAGCACCAAAAGATTCACCAAGTGTAGAATACACTAACTTGACTTCTCTTAGGTTTGATGCTCTATCGAATTGCTCAACGACTTTCATCTTCTGTTCATTGTTCAAACCATGCTTTCTGAATAGTTTGTTTGTGAATAAAAGTTTAGCATTTAACAAGTTGACTTCATTTAGCTTTTCACGAAGTGTTTCGATTACGGAACGATGTTCTTCAAGGTCGGATTTAAGTTCTTTAACTTCATCCTTCTTCTCATCTTCATCTTCTTCCTCAGAAAGAGCTGCAAGAACTTCATCAAGATCGATATCTTCATCAACCTCTTTGTCGTCTTTATCTTCACCCTCTTTGAGTTTTCCTTTACCCGGATCTTCTTCATCACCAGCACTTGGTTGACTAACTTTGTTGTCACCAGCACCAATGCCAGAAGATTTAGATTGTTCTTCAACTTCTTCTTTACTTTCTTCGACTTCTTCAGCCTCATCAAGTTCAGATTCAAGCTCTTTAATTACAGCTTCTAAATCAAGATCTTCATCCATGTCTTCATCGTCTTCATCTTTCATCTCATCCATATCTTCTTCATCTTCGTCTTCTTCTTCAGATACTACAGGTGCATATTTAACACCATCGATTTCGATTATTTCAGACTCATCCATTTCTTCTTCAGAATGCTCATCAGAAGGATCTTCATCTTCATCATTCATGGCTCTTTCTTCCATGTCTTCATCATCATCTTCTCTTTCTTCCAAATCAACATCTTCATCTTTCTTTTCATCATCTTCGTCTTCGATTTCGTTTTGGATTTTCTGAGATAACATATTCTGTAATCTTGGAGTAAAAGCCTCTTCTAAAGCCATCTTTGCGTTTTCTAAAGCAGTTTCACGAACAGCTTTTGCGTCAGCAATTGCCTCTTTTAAGAGATCATCCATTATTATTCTCCTATTTAGGATTTAGTATAGTTATTGGGAACTATAATAGAATTATTATATTTCGGTTACACCGTATACGATAGGAACGGTGTGTTTAGTTTTGATATATATAAATATAAGGAATTAATATTTTCTACCTCTATTTCTACTAACTTCTTCCATTAATTTGATTTTTTTCCAATAATTACGAGCTTTTGCTTTGTTTTTCATCTCTTTTCTAACAGCAGATGGTTTTTTGTAAAACTCACGCTCTCTAAGTTCAAACATAAGGTTTGAATCTTTTACTTTTCTTTTGAATATACTGAGAGCTTTCTCGATATTATTATTCTTTACTACAACTTTTATTGACATATTAACCTCTTAGTCTTTTTCGTTTTTCGCCTTATAGTTTCTATCTACATAGTTGAAGAAGTCTTTTTTATCTTCATCACTCATATCTTCAATATCAGATACATTAAATTTTTTCATAGCTTTTTTGAAGAATGCTTTGTAATCATCTTCTTCTCTAAACATCATTGTTTCAGCTTCATCCATATCACCTCTGTCTTCTGAATCTTCATCATCATGACCTGGCACATGCTTTTCACCAATCTCATAGTATCTACCTAAGATGTTACCCATGTCTTCGTATAAACCACTCATTCTTTCTTGTAGAGAGTTAGCTTCGCTAGATACTTTACCAAATTGCTTTGATAAGCCTGTAAGTTCTTTCATATTACGACTAACTGTAACCTTATCAAACATATCACCTGCTTCAGATAGAGTATGTTGAGCAGCACCTTCAGCAATAGATGAAAGACTTTCAGCTACTTCTTTTAAGCTACCTTTACCATAGATGGATTCACCTATAGAGTTAAAGTTACGAATTGATTCTACTAATTCTTTTACATTTATAGATGGTTTTTCTTCTTCGTTCTTTGTCCAAGGACTTTCAGAAACAATACCACCAGCTACTGTCATTTCGTTTAGTAAATCTTTTAATTTAATGTTAGCCATAATTTATCTCCTTAGATATAAATATTACTTTTTTGAATTTTCTTTTTGAAATTTATCTTCTAAACCATCCTTACCATCTAAGTAATTATATACCGATTGTAAGTAATCCATAGATTTGGTTAGTTTAGACTGAACCCAAGCTGGCATTGATACTTCACCACCATTACCAACATTATCAACTATTTTGTAAATCATTTTTGCATACTTCATAGAACGTTCTAATTGAGATTTAGCCATCTTACCTTCGTGGTCTTTAGCCTCAGTTGTTCCTATACCATCAAACTGGTCATACTTTTGTTTTCTTCTCAAAAGTTTGATTATATCATCAGCATCTTTATCAGCGTAATCGTCTGGATGTTCTAGTAATATGTCTTTGAGTTTTATCATTTTATCAGTTTGTATGCAATAGATGCCATCTTTGATATAGACAACTTCTCATACTTCTTTTTATTAGCACCACTTAATGCTTTATGTACTTGCATTATAGCATTAGCAGTTTGCATGTCTATAATAACTCCACCGATTCTTTTGAATTGTTTTTTCTTGACAATATCTTTTATCTTATCTATATTATTAGCTTTATTTACAGATTCCATTTTATAAGCAGATAGAGAAGAAATGATTTCGGCTTTTTTAGATGGTGATGCATTCTTATACATCTTATTTACTTTATTATAAAGTTTTTGAACATCCCTTTTAGCATCTTTAGGATTATTACCTCTTTTGATAAGATGTTTAAGAACCTTTACTTTATCATTCTCATTTATAGACTCACCTCTTCTTCTTCTACGAAAGTCAGCTGCTGTGGTAGGAGCTGATTTCTTTTTAGGTTTATCATCTTTCTTTTTAAACTTATCTTTAATTCTTTGGAATATACTTTTAGCTTTCTTGTGAGCTGATGGGTCTGTACTAGCATATTTAGATTGGCGAGCAGTATTGACTGATACTTTTTTACCCTTAGCATTTTGTATAGCCATACGAGCTGCAGTTGCAATCACTGCTGGATTTTCATTTAGAACAGCCTCTTTCTTTAAACGACTCTTTTCAGCTCTTCCTCTGTTTTTAGATTGTGATTCGAATCCCACTATCTTTCCCCCTTTGTGTGAGGCGTCTTTGCCATCACCATTTCCATAAGTACCTTTCTTACGATTGTACTTATTTAATTCTGCCCTATACTTTTTAGACTTTGTAGAAGATTGAAATTTCTTATACTCATCTTTATAGTCTCTCTTTTTTGACATTAGCCTCTCATTATATCGTTAATGACTGCTTCTACTTTACCATACTTAGTATCACGAACTGAAATATTGTTATCAACACTCTCATTCATTGGATATAGGAAAGCACCATGTGTAGACGGATTAGAAACAAAGTCAAAAGCAATAAGTTCAAAGTCATCACCAACCTGTTGTGTCTCTCCCTCATTAACAGATTCAACCGAACCCATACCACGAGAAGAGATACCTAGTTTAATTCCATTCTTAAATAATTCTCTTAGTATGTTACCACTTGGAGTTGTAAGTATTTCTACTGTACCAACTAGGTCATCACCATTGAAGTTCATATCTGTAATGTTATGTGATACATTTTGTAAGTTCACAACAGATGATTCAGGATGGTCAAGTTCTCCCATAGCTCTTTTTTGTTTTACGAATCCATCGGAATACTTCTTTGCTTCACGCATTAAAATTTCTCTTGGATATACCCTACCATTTTGATTTTTGGTATCTGCTCTTTGTAGAACACCCTTAACAACTAACTTTCCGTTGTTCTCTTTCATAGCCTCGTTTATCTGGTCAGGCCCTACCTCAAATGGTAAATAGTCTACGATTAATTGTTTCATTTTAAACTCCTAAATGTTCTCTCATAAATTTCTTTTAATATACGAGGATTCTTTTTTGATTCCTTTATTGCTTTATATTTTTTTCCATCGATTACTTTGATTGATTCGTCTTGTTCTTCTTCGTAATCCATTATTTGTTTTTTCAAATCTCCTAAAGTCATATCAGCATCATCAGGTATAGATGCTATTGTATCATCATCATACTTTGAACTAACTAAATCCATACCATCCCAATACACATCATCGCCCATCTTATCAACAACTTCAGAATCATTTTTTAACATGTCCATAATATCATCCGTATCGATAGGACCAGAGTTAGCATCTGATATTTCTACATCATCACTTTCTTCGTTGTCACTACTATCTCTTTCAAAATCACTACCACTTAACTTACTACCCTGTGGTTCTGGTTTGTCTTTTTCACCACCATCGTCATCACTCTCTTGGTCAGCAGATTTTACATACTCACCAGAGTCGGTTTTTGCATAGACATCAGCATCATCGTCATCTTCCTTACCTTTAAGTTTGAACCTACCAAAACCGATAGATACATACTTATCGTCATCAGCCTCATTCATACTATGTGCTATTTCTAATAGTGATATCATTAATCTTTCTCCATCATTATTTCATGTTTAAGACTTTCCAACTGTTCTATCCATTGTCCAAGTCTTCTTAACATATAAGTCTTATCTACATCTTTTCTTTGTATCTCAACCTGCCATCTTTTTAACAGAGTCGAAATACTAAAAAGAGTATCCATATAGGATTTCTTTTTGTCTTCAAACGCCATAGCGAAGCTACTGTAATTGACCAACTTTGTTTGCTAGTTTTACTAACCTCTCACTTATTTTATTTAAAGCCTTATGTGTATTTTTCCAATATGACCTAGAATCAACTTTTAATTCATTTTTAAGACGAACATTCATCTTTACTAACTTGTTCAATTCGTTAAGACTATCTCTAATCTCTCTCATTGAACGACCAATTTTTTGTTTTGGTGATAAAGTATCGTCATTTCTATAATCGTGATACTTACCCTCATTTACCTTACTGTATCCAGTAGAGTTTGTAGCTATCTTCTTCTTTTTCTTCTTATCTTTACTTCTACCACCACTAAATGCGTAAGGTGTTTGGTAACCTGGTGTGGCAGCTGAAGTAGAAGCCTCATCAAGTTCCCTTTTGATTAACTCTCTGATTATCTCTTTGAGTTTATCCATTTTAGACATTTTCAAGCTCCTTAACTAATTGATAATACCTCATTAGCGTAACTACTTGTTTATCTTCAACAATTCTTCCCTTCATAAGAGTTTCTGCTTGATTAATAGCTTCTTGAAGCTTAATCTTAGTAACTTTATCACTAACTTTAGGTAAAAACGATTGGAGTTTAGATTTTACCTTAATTGTTTCAGTTTCTACGAACTCTTTAAGAGAATTGGTGTTAGAAATGTTATTTATGTACTCTTTAAGTAGTTTTTTCTGTGATTTACTTAAAGAACTGTACTTTTTGTTAAATTTTTCGACTAATATACCATAAGCAAGTAATCTCAAGTCTTTTTCTTGCTTTTTGTAGCCCTCAACAAGTTTCTTGTCTTCTTTTTTGTTAGAAATCTGTTTTCTTGTTACATGCTCTACGATTGTGAACCTACTATCTACTTCAGACGCTGGATTTCCATCAGTATTAGAATCAAAGACTTTAAATATTGAAGCATTTACTTTATAATTTGGAATCCTAGCCATAAAGAAGTCATTTATATTATAAGTCTTCTTTATTTCTTTAATTAGATTGTATTTTTCTCTTTTTAATTGAGAACCATTTAGTTTTTGACGAGCCTTTACTACAGCATCTACTAAATGATTAGCTTTTATTTCAGATGTATAATTTTCTACAGTCAAAACTCTATACAATTCATACTCTTTTCCTAATTGAGTCTTATTATTGAAAAACTCCTTTAATATATTAGCCGCTGAACCTTTTTTATCATTATTAAGGACATCAACTGTAATTTGTCTTGTCAACAACTCAAATAAGATACCAGTATTACGGATCTTTGAGTGTTTTGTCTTTGAACTCATATTATACTCCAATCGTTTATATAATTCTTCATATATAAATATATGATAACTTAATTTTTCTTAGTATTAAGGGAAGATACTTCTGATTTATATTCATTTTCCAACTCACTTGACTCAGAAAGTAGTGTCTTCGCGTTTTTACCTAAATGTTTAAACAGATTTTCATAGTGATGTGTTGCTACAGCACCATGAGCCATCTTCTTATCATGTGCTCCTAATGGATCTCTACCTCTAGCTCCACTATCCTTACCATATTTGTTAGCTTCCTTTGGTCTTCCAGCACCTGGTTGTCCACCTTTTTCCGAACCACCCTCATCTTCTAACTCATGACCTGTTCTACCCATAGCTAAATCAGATGGTGTACCTTGTGACTGACCACTTTTAGCAGGATCGTTACCCTCAGCTTCAATCTGTTGTCTTCTAAACTTGTTTTTGTAATCAAAAATTATTTGGTCATCGTTCTCTTTCATTTCTTCGTCACTAAAGCCAAACACATTTTTGTAAATCCATTCTGTTGACATCAAACCATCTCTTATCATAGAGTCTGCTAAAGAAGCTTTTTGATTCCACAATTCAAGCTTTTCTTGCTCGTATATAGTAGATGGATTGGTAAGTTTTAAGTCAAAGTTTACCAACTCTTGGTCACGATAACCTTGAGCATACAGATGAACTACAGCAATCTTAGTCAACTCACTAACTACAATTCTCTGTATTCTTTCGATTGTTCTAGCAAACCTTACATCTTCAGCAGCCAACGTAGCTTTAGAACCCAATCCTTCTTCATATCCTAAGAAAGCCTTTGGAACTCTCAGAGAAGCCATAAGTCTGTTTCTTAAATATTCAATATCGTCAACAGCATCATAGTCTAAACCACTAAGTGATTCGATGTTAGTTCCACTATCTCCACCCCTTACCGGTAAAAAGAAATCTTCTGTAAGGTTTTGGATGTTGTAACGAAGATTATAGTCACCTGTCTTCTCATCGATAACAGGAGCCTTCTTCATCTTATTAATTGTTTGTTGCATAAAGTTATCAACTTCAGCTGGTGGTATATTACCAATGTCTAATTTAAATACTCTTTTTTCAGGAGCTCTCATAATCCTATGAATCAACATAGCATCTTCCATAAGAGTTAATTGTTTCCACACCTTTCTACCACCCTCTAACATAGAACGACCATAAGGTACATAATTAGAATCTGAAAGTAATCTGAAGTGAGCTACCTCATAGTTCTCAAATGTCTTTGGGTCTTTCTGTTTAGCTGAGTGTCTACTACTATCACCCTGTGGTGTTAGCATAAACTGAACCATTTGTGGATTATCGGGCTGGTGTCCTTCCATTCTAGCCACATCATAAGCAGACATAGGAGTTACATTTGTGATACCATACTTATCAGTAATCTCTAATTGTAAAAAGAAATCACCATACTTGTTCATATTACGAACCCAAGGCCATAGATTAAACTCTATGTTTAAGATATCATAAAATAGGTTATGGAGTATGTCATGAATCTGGTCATTATCTGTTGTAATATCCAATACCTTACCATACTCGTTTTTCATAGTAGATTCATCAGAATAGATATCTAATGCAGAGGCGATTATGGAATCACTATCCATTGATTCATAATCCCTAAATAATCCTAAACGAAGTTGTTGTTGATATAGTTGGTCATTGTAACCATATTGTTGCATATTAGAATACAACTTACTATATCTATCAACTAAATTAGTCTGTACATTAGATTGTAATTGTCCTGTGTCTACAATCTTTAACTTTCTTCCACCAATATTACGAACAATTGTATTCGTAGAAAATAGTCGTTTTAGTCTCGAAAATAAATCTTTATCTGCCATTTTTATGCCTCTTAGTTAAGTAACCAATCTAACGATTCTTTTTCTCCGTTGGGTCCTACTTCTATTTCCCAAGAGTTCGTTTGATTGGTTGGTTTTTGTGGTATCATCTGTGATGTTACACCACTTAAAGTTCTTTTAGTTAGTTCTATTCCTTCATTTCGTAATCTCAATGCAGTATCCCTTACCCAAAGAGTGAGAGCAAAACTCATCACTAAATCATCGTTGTATCCCTGCATCGCTTCAGCTTTATTATTGTTATATATAAATACAAACAACTCATCAATTAATCGATTTGAACGAACAATTACTGACTTTTCTCTAAAATATTCTTCTAATTTAGCTATTACCAGAGGTCTTGTCTTCATTGTCATAGAAAAACCAGCTACCATATTCTTATCTTGGTTTCTATATCGATTATTTATTTGATGTTCTGTATCTACATACTTTAAATCTTTACTTGTATAAAAAAGGTTTTCATAACCTCTATCAATACATTGTTGTAATGTAGCCCAACCTATATTGTTATTTTCAACTACTAATAAGGCGTTGTTATATTCTGTTGCTGTATTTACACATAAGTTTCCAAAATCTTTTGTTGATATCTTACCTCTGTATTCTGCTACTTGTTCCATAGTCTCTACTTCCATAACATGAAATGCGGAGTAATCCGAGCCATCTCCTCTACTAACATCAGCACTCAACACATAATCTTTTGTATAGTTAGGTGGTTGCCATATCCAAAGGTTACTATCAACTCCTCTTTTTTCTAAAGGGTCTTGAGTCTGTTTTTCTCTATACTCCTCTAGTATAACACCATCTATAACAGTTTGACCAGAGGTTAGAAAGTCACAATCACATTCTTGAGCCGCTAATGACGGGCCTAATAGTTTGTCTTGTTCTGCTCTCCACTCATCATTCCTCTCAGGATGCAAATTCCAATGAAGTTTAATGAAGTTCCAATCATTACTACCATCTTCTGCACCAACCCAAGTCTTATGAAACCAATTACCTATACCATTTGGTGTAGATAGTGCAATACATTGTCCACCAGTAGATAGTGTCTGTGAAGCAGCAGCCCATATCGGTTCAATCTTATCAATGAAAGCAGCCTCATCAAGTATCAGTAGAGATAGAGCTTCTGAACGACCACTATCTTCACCACTTGAAACAGCTTTTATCTGTGAACCATTATTATATCGTAGAGATAGTTTATTATCTTCCGTACATTTTTGTTTTAACCAAGATGGTAAGTTAGCGTGCATCACCCTAACCTTTGTAACTAAGTTTTTAGCAGTATCTTGTTTAGTTGCGATTACTAATATGTTTTTATCTTGATGAAATGTCATCATCCAAAGAGAGTAACCAGCAGTCAATGTAGATAATCCTAACTGACGAGCTTTTAGTATGATGTTAAATCTATGTTCTTCAAATGTAGCAAGAGACTTTTCTTGATAAGGATAAAGATGAAAAGGAACTTTACCTTTCATTGGGTGCTGAACCACACAATACTTTTTTAAAAAGTATATAGGGTCTTTAGCACACTTAGAGTACTCTTTTTTTATCACATCTTTTAGAACACCTGGTTTCATAATAGCTTCCCTAAGTAAATTCCTACAACAAACCAAAGGTATCTATGTTCCCATAGCCTTGGTTTTACTAACCTAATCATCTTTTGATTAGCCTCATCTCTTTCTTTCAACAACTCAATCTGTTCACTTTTTTTAAAAAGCAGTAAAGAATCAGTTTTTACTTGACTTTCCAATTCTTTTATCAACTTATCAGAGTCATCAATGACTTCTTTCTGAGACGCAATTAGATTATTTGCATTGTCTACTTTACCTTCCCACTGTAAGTCTCTTTCTTTTATCATCTCCAATACTTCAGCTTGTGTGTAAGATTGACTACTAGCAACTGACAACACGAAGAATGATATCAAAAAGTATTTTAATATTTTTACAGCTATCTTCATTTGCTTTTAGCGAACTTTCTCAAAAAATCTTCAGCTGATTCTACTTCATCGTTATCGTAAACCTCTTGCATCTTTTGAGTTTTCTTTTTAGAATTAGTTAGTTTTCTTTTAAGATTACCAACTTCTTTTTTAGAAGACGTTTTAGTTTCTTCTAACTTTTTTATTTGCTTTTCAACTTTCTTTTCTTCTTTCTTATTTTCGTTGATAACCTTTTTAAGTTCTCTTACTTCTTTACTCTTTGAAGAAGCAGCAAAAAGAGCACCAACGGCTCCTAAGATACCAAGTATTATTTTCCATAACTTCATTTTTCGTTCTCCAATTGTTCTAAAACTTCTGTGTATTTTTCTAAAGCCTCTTTAGCTTCTTTTTGAATTTTTTCAACATTAACATCCCATTTTTCTTTTTCTAACATTGGTTCGTTAACACCAACATTATTGTAAAATTCAGGAGCTTTCATATCTTTCCATTCTTCTATAGCCTGTATTTGTTCTTTTACAAAAGATATTTTGTTTTCTTTTATTTTATTTTTTTCCCATTCTTTATATGTACCATCAATTCTCATCTTGTTCTCTATTTTTACCTGACAATCAAAACAATGACCAAACATACTCCAAAACTTATTATCAAGTCTTTTTTTCATAATAACATCACACTTAGGACAAAACATAGGCATTCTAGCCTCTTTCATAATATCTGAAAGTCTACTGATTTGGTCACCACTTTCTTGTTCTTTACCTTTGTAACCAACCATTACTCTTTTTTCAGGAGTTTTACCAGATAGTAAATCTCCTAATGCTTTGTTTTGTCTTTCTGACTCTTTACTATATCCCATAACCTACTCCTATACGAATTTTAACATACCTAAGATTTGATTTGCTGGAGCAAAAGCACCAGTATACTTGTATAACTTTCCTTTAAATACAAAAGTAATACCTTCACTCGGAACTACAGATTTTAAACCACCGATAGCTTTCAATCTATCCAATTGAGTTTTTAATGTGTTTAGTACCTTTGGATCTTTTGAAGTTTTGACTTTTGAAACTGCTTTCACTAAATCCTTACGAATTTGTTGAGCTGCTTTATCTGGATTAGCTGCTATAAAATCACTAAGATTTTTCAATATTTCAGCACCCAACTCAAAGAAAAGAACTTCCCAATCTCTAATATGTTTCTTTTGTAACCCTTTTAAATCCATTTTGTCTGTTTTTAATATCCAATTTAAAAACTTTTCATTCTTTATATCTTTTCTAATTTGTGGTATTTTGTAAGACTTGTCTAAAAATGCCCATCTACGAGTTAATTTAACTAATATGTTATTTGGAACATTATACTTAAATTGTTTTCCTGCATTATAAATATACTCCATCCAATAAGCTTGATGATAATCTGATAGTGTATTATTACCCTTTAGGTTAAATTCATTCTGTAATTTATTTAACTTACCTAAGAAGTAACTTTGTCTTTTACTAAAGTCCTTTACTTGTGGTAACTTAGATATAAAAGGTTTCTCAATCTTAAACGCTTTCTGTACATCTTGATTTATTTGTTTTATCATACCAGCTAATACTCTCGCACTACCTCTATCCTCACCTATAGGAGAACCAGCAGAATCATATTCTATGGTTCCATGAAACTGAAGTAAAGATTTATCATAAGGTATCACATTTGCTGTCTTAGGATATATAACCTCTAAAGACATAAACTTCTTACCCTCATCAAATATCTTATTTTTTTGAGCATCACTTAAACCACCAACCGCTTTCTGTAAATCTCTCATAGCATATACAAAGGCTTTTTCTATCTCACCTCTACCAGCAAACATATTCTTTATTCCGTTGATATCTAATGCACCAGCACCGTGGTTTTTGATGTGACCTTTGTTTCTAGCGGCGATAAGTTTTCCACCCTTCCAACTTACCATTATATTTTGACCATCTGTTTTTTCTGTGACTGCTCCTTCACTATCAAGTTTACCTTGTAGTGTATTAATAATTAGTGTTTTAAAATCTGAAAATGTCAAATTTTTATCATCAAACGGATGATTAAGGTGTCCATATGCCCCACCTTCTAATAATAGTTTAACTTCTTTGTCTAAGTTTATCTTTTCAGTAAGTTTGAAATCTTCTTCTGTGTACTCATCACCATCAGCACCAGCTGCAAAAAGACTACCAATGATATTATTAATAGCGGCTTCAGTTCCCATCCAACTCACAACTTGCCAACCTAATGGTTTTACAACTTCACTCATCCAATTTTTGTATTTATTTACAGCTCCTACAGAACCACCTTGTTGTCCGTGATCTAAAAAAGTAAGTGGGACAGAATGATAGTTTTTTTCTATAGAATTTTTAGCATTGTCATCCAAAATATAATCAAGAATTTTCCAACCAGCATCAGAATATATAGAATCCAACCATTCTTTAGAAGTCTTTTTGTATGTAGGATAATCCGTATAGAATGTAGAAGGACCATCGTCTAAGTTTCCACCTGTTGTACCAGTTGCTTCTATTAAAAATTCTTTTATTAACTCATCTGTTAAATCGTAAGACTCAAATAACTTTTTAAACTTATTAGTCATCATATTGTAGATACCTTTATCATAGTATCCAAATACTTTTTTGAATGCTTTCTCTCTTTCACTATCATCAATCTTCGGGTCACCTAAAAGTTTTCTCATCTGTGTTCCACTAACCGAACCGAACTGTGGAGCGGTGATATAGTAACCATGTGTTTCAAAACCTTCTAAGTTGTTTTTATTCTTCTTATAGTCTTGATAGTAAGTCTTACCACCACTCTTCTTAGTTCCACCTTTGAGGCGACCGGCATCTTTTTTCCCAAATGCATAAACCACAGCGGTTGTGTCTGGATTAAATTTTTTCAATAGGTTAACTGCTACATACGGAGTTTTCTCCTGTATGATTCTATTCTTCTTTATACCCATCTTTGTCATGTGACGAACCTTTTCCTTAAAGTCCATTGGATGTCTTGGTGGTTGTTTGATGTTAGATGTTGTTATGTAAACCTCATCTACCTGCGTTTTTAACCAATTGTATGTGGCTAAATGCCCACTATGAAATGGTTGAAATCTTCCACCAAATACACCGATAGTTTTTTTGATTTGTTTCTGTTCCATCAATTTGACATCAAATCTTTTCTTTGTCTTTTCGTCTCTAACATGAAAGGTAGATTTACCTTTCTTTTTTATATGTCCTATGACTGTCCAAGCACCAGATTCTCTTTTCTTATCAAAAACTTTATCTGTTACAGTCTTTTGAGCTTCATTCATTCCTAATTTTTTTCTTAAAACTTTTATCTTCTTTAGTATTTCTTTATGTTTAGCACTACCAGTAAATGCTTTCATACCCATACTATACAATTTGTATAACTCAGCTTTATCATTTTCATTTACTTTCTTATAACCACTACCATAAGGAACTGAAGTGTTACCTTTTCTCTTCATCTTCTTTACCATCTTACGACTTGGTGATGGTAATGTACCAGCAGGTGCACCAAACTCTTCGTTTGTATCCTTCTTCATTATTCTAAATTTTAAAGCAGTTCTACCATTGATAAGTAAGTCTCCCTTTTCATTATAATCGATAGACTTAACAACTACCTTTTTATTTTTAAATCTACCCATAAGAACTGTATCACCGATATCAACAGGAACTTTTATGGATTCAAAAAACTTAGATTGGCCTGGATCTTTAAATACCTTTTGATGTTTCTTTTCTCTTCGTAACCAAGCTTTACCAACTTTACTTTTAATCGGTTTCTTTAAAAATGAATCTATACCCTTGCTAACCAACATCTTAAAATGTTTAGTTATTTGAGAATCTGATAACATCTTATTATTCTGAACAATCATAAAGTTAGAACCACCGAACAAACCTTGAAAGGCACCCAAATTACCTTGAACATCTTCCCAACTTTTTTCAACGATAGCATCTGGTACAACCCTATCTCTCTTTTCGTTTCGTTCCCTAGCAATCTTTAATGAGGTATTTACGAAAACCATATAGGTATCGTAACCCATATCCATCAAATCTTTTCTTCTTTTTTTAATTTTACTAAAGTTGTGTCCTGTACCATCTATAATAACACCTAATTTTCCATTGGTGTATAATCTCAATCTTTCTTTACTTAATGACTTAGCAAACTTTCTTAATCCACTTGTATCATAATCTACAGGTTTACCTTTTTTATCTACACCAGTCAAATCAGCAAATAACTCATCAGGCATATTGTCTATATCTGTTGTTCCAAAATACTTTTTTAACAAAAGTTCAAGTTCACTATCTTGATTTACCATCTTTAAACCTGTCTTAGATACGTTTATCTTTTCAGGTATACCGAATAACTTTTGTGCTACAAATGATTTACCGCTGCCAGGTCCTCCAGCTAAAAAGATAGCTTTGAAGATGCCAGGATCTCTAGCTCCTTCGTTTAGAAATGGTTTTGTTAAAAATTCTGTAAGTTTATCCATAATTTCCTATGTTCTTATTCATATATAAATATAAGGTTTATCAATTATCCACAATGATATGTACAAGCTAAAAGTTTGTAGGTTGTAGATTCATTACTCCAATCCACAGAATCACATGCTTTTGCTACTGTATAGTTGTGTAGTAAATCATCGCTTTGTTTACATCCATATCCACCTGAACCAGATGCAGTTGTTATGTAATCTCCTGTCTCTATATTACCATTTTGATTACATACCATTACATAACCATCACCAACAGACATTATAAGGTGTTTATCTATAGCGTGACTTTTTTGGTCATCATCCCAATTGTGGCTACCTAAATAAACTCCAAATGCTCTTTTGTCTTGATAAGCTGATGAGGATACTACAAAACTTACTGGCTGTAGTGAACCATCATAACTAGAACTTACCATTGAAACCACAGTTCCTTGTGGGTATTCGTGATATTGACTTGATGATGGCATTCCAGTAATAACATTTGCTGATGCTGAATCTGATTCTAAAATACTAGCATTGTGAACACCTGTAAATGTTCCATAAGATACAACACCACTAGTAGCACTAATTAACCCAATTGCTGTTTCATCACCTCGTCTAAACATAATGTACTCATTTGTACCAGTACCATTATCAGTACCAAGTCTTAGTTGCATACCACTTCGATTTTCATTATTACCATCGTTAAATATCCTAACGATGTCTGTAGCACTATTACCTGTTACTTGAAAAAGTCTTGATGCGTCTGTACTTTGTGGTGTGTTACCGATACAAACTATACCTAAACTGGCATCGAGATGAAATAAGTTTGCCTTACTAAATGCACCACCTTGACCAGATTGTGCTTCCATCCTAACATCTACATTATTTCCACCATCGTTTAAATTAATCGTATTATCTTCAAATGATGCTACTTCATTTCCGTTAATAATAAAAGAAAAATCATTATCATCTAAATTAATATAGTTGTTTGCACCATCAGCATCTGAACGTAAGTGGTCTGCATATATAGACTCAATGTTTGTTATATCGGTAGCATCATCACCTACAAGGTTTCCATTTAAATCTATATCACCAGTTATAGTTACAGCAGCAAATGTTGGTGAGGATGTTGTCTTAACTGCTTGGTTTAAACTATCAGCTATATTGATACCATCTACAGTACCACCTACGATTATATTACCACTAGCATTCAAACCTTCAACAAAAGTTGTATTACTTGCATTTGCAGTTATCCCACTTCCTATGATAAAGGTGTCTGTGTAACTACTACCGATTGTGTTAGCTTCACCACCTAAAATAGCATTATAGTTTCCAGTACTGGATATTACATTATCTTCACCACTGCCTATAAAATTCGAATTACCAGTACCTGTTATTGTATTATCTTCACCACCAACTACAACATTATAATCTCCTTCATCTCCTGTTATTTCATTTTGATATCCACCACCTATAAAAGAGTAATCTGGTTGTGATGTGCTACTTCCAATCACATTAGTTCTTCCACCAACTATTGTAGAATAATTAACATTACTATGTATAATATTTACATTACCACCACCGATAAGAGAATATGCACTACCTGATATTTTGTTTGTACTACCACCACCAATAAAATTCCAACCCGCAAAAGATCCAACAGAGTTATTACTTGTAATTTCGTTATACTGGCCACCAACAATACTATTGAAAAGTCCTGCCTGTCCTATATTAGTTACAGCTGCTGTATGTTTTATTTTATTTAACTGACCACCACCTATAAAAGAACCATATTGAAGATTTTTTATCTCATTATCCAAACCACCCACAATACTACTTAAAAAAGGTAAATCATCGAGATAGATACCAAATCCGGTATTAATAGTTCCAACAGAACCGCTTATTACATTGTTTTGACCACTGCCTATAAAAGATTGGTATGCTAATGTAATTTTATTATTACTACCAGCAACAATAACAGATTCTTTAGCAGAAAAATCATCTTGTGGAAAATCACCAACTCTTACATCATTAGGTGTTAGAGAGGGATCTCCAACTATACTATTATTTATACCAGCACCTATGAATGAAGAGGAAGCAAACTTTATAGTGTTAGCTGCACCAGCTCCTAAGAATGATTGATTAGAAGAAGAAATAATTTTACTTCCACTACCAGCACCTATAAAAGACCTATCGCTATGTGAATCTATAGAACAAGAAACTCCTGATAGTATTGATGAGAAATCTGAACCAAGGTTTATAAGGTTGTGTGCACCAGCACCGATAACAGAGTTAAAGCTTGATTGTTGTATTAAATTAAAAGTTCCACCACCTACAAAAGATTGATTTGAGTCTGAAGAAACATCGTTAGCAGCAGTACCACCACGAATAGTTACAGTTTCAAAGTTTGCGTTTGAAGCGGTTAGATTACCCAATGGTGATAAATGAAAGTTAGAAGAACTTATTTCTATGTTTCCATTTGAACCACTAATAAAATTAGTTGAGGAATTACCTAAGAAAAAGTTAGATGAACTTATGTACATCAGGTTATCAGCTGATGAGAATTTTAGATGTGCACCATCTGCTTTACCTACTTGAAACGTTACTACATCATCTGTTGCAACAAACCTAAAACCAGATTTAGTGTTTGTGCTGGTAAATGAACTATTATAAACACCACCGTTACCGATTATTGCAAGCTCGTCAGAATCATTTGATGGATTTTTTATGTTGATAATTCTTAGTCCTCTTGATGATGCATCTGCTAAAGCAACACCAAATCCACTAACCTCACCTATGTTAATATCCAAACCAGCTTGGGTGGAACTATTTTTTGCAAATATAGAAAATCCGGAACCTAGTGAACCACTTTTAGCATGTAATCCCATAGCAGGCAAAGGTGCATTTGATCCGATTGATGGCGTCATGAATACAGAACTTGATACTGTAGCACCACCATCACCTACTCCAATTTTTGTAGATAATAATCTTGAGCCACTAACATTGAATCCACCTATTTCACCTTCAGTAGCTACTACCTTACCACTCATCTCTAAACCAGCAGCTGATGCTGATAGAGCGGTTGTGTTTGCATCTGTCTTTATTTCTAAAGCAGGACCTGTAAGTTTCAAATGTCTACCAACAGTAGAACCGATTGTAGTAGTTCCCCCAAATGAAGCAGTTGTTTGTCCATTAAGAACAATATCAAAACTATCAGAATCTATTTTAGCAAAATTATTCGCATCTTTTTTAATACTTACATCAGCGGTTGACATTGAAACATGACCTTGTGAGGTATTTCCTATTGTCACCCCACCAGCTACAAATGTTCCTCTTACTGTAGAACCATCCTTAATAGTTATACCAGCTGAACTAGCAGATATGTGTTCTTGTGCTGCTAAACCAATTCTTGTTATCGCTCCATACTCAGCTAAACTTGTACCATCATTTTTATTAAGTGACATTCCACCACTACTTAAAACAACTTGTGTTTCGAATGGAGTTTGTCTACCAGCTAATGATGATGATACTGCATCAACAGAACCACTAATTGTATCAGCAGTTACTCCGGCTAAAGAACCTCCTGTAATCGTTATATCACCACTTATTTTTGCGGCTGATGCTGTTATTTGACCTGAACCAGATAGAACCAATGCGCCATCTGAACTTTTCAATCCTACAGAATTTAATGTAAATTGACCAATAGTACCCGCAGTATTTGCTGTAATATTTTCAGCAACTATATCACCTGTAATTTTTGCATCCGATGCAGTAATCTGTCCTGATGCTGAAAGAATCAGTTTTGAATTAGAACTTTTTATCCCTACCGAGTTTAAACTAAAGTTTCCTATTGTTCCTGCAGTGTTTGCTGTTATTGTGTTAGCAATTATATCGCCCGTGACAGTAGCAGAAGTTGCTGTTAAAGCACCAGCAGATGTCACTTTGAATACCGAGCTAGCACCCAATGCAATTCCATCAGTTCCTGCATAAAATCCCGTATTGCTATCAGTTAATGTTCCCTTACTACCCAAAGTAATTTTTGGTGTAGCAGGATCTAATAAAATATTTGTAGCAGATAAAGTAGAACCAACAGTCCACCCACCGATAACTCCGCTAGTTGCGGTAACTTTACCAGTTATCTGTGCGGCTGAAGCAGTTATCTGACCTGAACCGGAGAGTACTAATGCCCCATCTGAACTTTTTAGTCCTACGGAGTCTAACGTAAATTGACCGATAGTACCAGCAGTATTCGCTGTAATCGTATTAGCAACTATATCACCTGTAATTTTAGCTGCTGAAGCAGTAATCTGACCTAACTCACCATTTAGCAAAAGTTTTGGTATACCAGCATTAACTGTTATGGAATTACCCATACCACTATGAGCAGTACAGAAATAGTAAAGTGATGTTGGTGTACTAGCACTAACCACGATAGTTAGTGATGTGCTTGTTACAGTCACACCATCGGTTATAGCACTACCATTAGCAGATGTTCCAATTCTAAATGGATGAGCACTCATCACTCCACTATCCATAGTAAACACATATGTGTTACCGACTAAGAATGTTAGAGCTGGTTTGGACACACCATCTATAAGGTAATTACTTGAACCATTATTAGTAACAGTATAGTTCACTGTTTCTCCAGCTAAAGCCGTGCTCTTTATCTCATCGGAGTCTATTGTGAAACCACCTATGTTACCATCTGTAGCAGTTATCGAACCACTAATAGTCATAGTATTATTAGATGGGTTTAGGTGAAAAGCTGAAGAACTTATTTCTATGTTGTTGTTACTACCACTTACAAACTGACTATTACTACCTAAGAAAAATTGTGATGTTCTTATATCAACAGAACTACCACTCATTGTAACATTAGGTACATTTATTTCTAAATTAGAACCACTAATTTTACCACCTTCAAACAATACCTTTGAACCTGTAATCTGTCCGTTTACACCATTGAGTTCCAATGTTCCAATTGTAACAATATTTAGCTGACCACCCATACTACCATGTGCAGTACATTTATAGTATAATGTAGTCGGTGTATCAGCTGTAACTGTTATTTGTACATAAGCAGTTCCACCACTACCTTGAGTACCTACCACACTAACTCCTGTATTATATTGTGTCCCATCTGCTGATGTAGCAAATCTAAATGGATGTGCGCCATTAGAACTATGTGAATTATCAAATCTATATGTGTTACCAACTTTTAATTCTAATGTTGGTTGTTGTACTCCATCTATATAGTATTTACTAGAACCCTCAACAGTAACAATTTTTGTGATAACCGAACCATCACCATATTGTGATTTAAGTTTATTATTCTCTAACAACATACCACCAATTTTACCTGTAGTAGCAGTTATAGAACCACTAATTACCATAGTGTTATTAGCAGGATCTAAATGAAATGCTGAAGAGCTTATCTCAATGTTTCCATCTGAACCACTTATAAACTGAGATGTTCCTTGACCTAAGTAAAACTTAGGAGTCTGTATGTTTATAGCGCTACCGCTCAATGTAGTTGTACCAGTAGTTTGTATAACTAAATCACCACCACTACCACTTATGAAATTACTAGAAGAACCTAACTTAAAGCTCGGTGCTCCTAAGTTTATAGAACTACCACTAGCAGTTAGTTTCTCCGTAACTATATCTACATTAGAACCATCAAATTTTACAAACTTTGTAGCACTGCCAGCAAAAAATCTTGGTGTTCCACTATTGTAATCTAATTGAATACCAGCACTTCCAAAAGATGTATTATTAATTGTGATTCTTTTGTTAGAAGAATCTATTATAACTTTATCATCTACAGAAGCTATCGATGTAGAATCTATATCCCAACCAGCTATAGAAGCAGATGTAAATCTAGCAAAACCTTGTGAATTGATTTCAGACTTAAACGGAGGACCAGAAGATGGTGTAGCAATACTACCAGCAGACAACGAACCTAGTATTGTAGCACTTGTTCCGATAGTAACTGAGCCAGTTATCACACCATTACCATTAAATAAATAATTAGAAGCGGTTAGATTTCCTGAGGCTTTTAGTCTGAGATTATTATTTGAAGAACGTATCTCCTCACTATTAATGGTAAAACCAGCTATACTTCCTGTTGTATTTGCAACAATACTATCGGCTGTAATTTTACCTGACACATTTGCATCAGAAGCAGTAATTTGATTCATTATAACATTACCATCATTATTTAGATGGAACTTAGAAGAGCTTATCTCTATTTGATTATTACTACCGCTTACAAACTGAGAACCTTTTTTACCTAAGAAAAACTTGGGTGTCTCAATTGTTACAGAACTACCTGATAGTGTTGTTTCTCCAGTACTAAATATTTTTAAATTACCACCACTACCACTTATAAAATTAGAACTATCACCAAAGAAAAATCTTGATGTTAGTAGGTTTATAGACGAACCACTAAGATAAGCGTTAGCTGCTTTAATAACTAAGTTAGATGTGGTTGTTCCATCACCAACAGACGTTGATTGTCCAAATGATATTAGGTTATCATCATCATTTTTAAATAGAAAGTTTCCTGTATTACCGATAAAGGCTTTGAATGTTCCACTACTAGCAAAACCAAGGTGAGTAGATTTTAATATCAATCCACTTAAACCAGAAGTACTTGGAGTTTGTACTATCTTACCACTAGCATCTGTCATAATCTTTGTAGCGATAGAGGCAGAGGTACTTGTGAATGCACCAGATACATTTGCTTCTACCGCGTTTATGTTAGTTTGTAAAGCACTTGACGAAGCATTCAAACTAGCAGATACCGAAGTAGCACTTGGAAAACTACCACTTACTGAAGCTGCTGTAGCAAATCCACTACCATCTGTTATGTTTATTGTTCCTGTTATCGTTAAGGTTTCTGTACTACTATCCCAAACTAACTTATCACCCAAACTAAATTTACCAGTACTATCCATATAAAAACCAGTATTTTGATTGTTATGTGTTCCTGTACCTTGGAATAATTTTTTTGCGTTACCATCTATAACAATACCATTTGTCGTACCAACATGAACCTTACCTGTAAATGAACCTGTAGTAGCAGTTATAGCACCTTGTAAAAATACGTTCTCTGTGAACAATCCAAAACCAGGTGAAGCGTTTCCGTATAACAACCCACTACTCAATCCACTCAAATCACCCAAACGAGCTTTTAAATCTACATCATAAACTCCACTACCAGTTCTTTCAACAATATCTATGTAAGGAGTTGTTACATCATTTGGATTAGCGTTCAGTCTTATGAAACCAGTTCCAATTTTTCCTGTTGATACTATAACCTGACCTGGTTCAAATGATTGTGATGTATTAGCTACATCACCCAAAGAACCAGAGTCACCTGTGCTTCCACTATTGTACCCTCTTACTACAAAAAGTTTACCACGAAAATCTGTTTCACTTGATGGGAAATCTCTTGAAGCACTCTGTACCAACATATACTCTGTAGCAAAGCCTGTAGCACTTACCTTCTTAGCTGATAGAACTTCATTGGCTACAAACCCACCAACATTAGCAACACTCATTGTAGCAGCTGTAGCAGCTATTGTAGCTGAACCAGTTATAGCAGTAGAGTTAGCTATGTAAAGTTGTCCACCAACTGCATTTACTGTTTCCTTTTCAAACACAGCAGTAGATAGTGTTCCTCTAATTTTTACATTTTGAAATTCAGCTTCACCACCATTAGCAGGACTTAATCTCCAACCTTTAGTATTACTTGCGTAATCAGAGGTTTGTATCACACCAGCTGAATCCATTATTAAATTATTACTTGATATCTGCGTACCACTTAGTGTCCAACCACCAATAGTACCCGATGTAGCTTTTACAAGACCAGCTTTTGTAACACTAAAAGGAGCGCTAGCAAAAGTAGCATGTCCTAATTGAATACCTTCATCACCATCAGCTATAAAAATATTGTTACCAGTTCCTAATGTAATTCTTTTACCACTAGCATCCAATGTGAAGTTTGTAGCAGTTAGGGTATTCCCACTAATTGAAAATCCAGCTATCTGTCCACTTGTTGCTGTAATCTTTCCTGTGATTTGAGCAGCTGATGCTGTAATTTGACCATTTGCTTTTAATCTAAGATTTTGATTAGCTGATTTTATTTCTGTTGAATTAATTTGGAAATTAGCTATTGTACCAGCCGTATTAGCAGTAATAGTATTAGCAGTTATATCTCCTGTAATCTGAGCAGCTGATGCTGTAATCTGTCCACTACTACCTTTTAGTTTTAATGTTGAACCAGCAGAATTAGATAAATCATCACCAATTGTAAAACCACCAATCTCACCACTTGTAGCAGTCATCTTACCACTAACATTTGCGTTAGAGGCTGTAATGTTGTTCATTATTACATCACCATTATTTTTCAAATGAAACTTAGATGAACTTATTTCTATCTTTTCGTCACTACCACTTATAAATTGAGAACTAGCTTTTCCAAAAAAGAATCTAGGAGTTTCTATTCTCACATTACTACCACTAAGAATAGTAGTTCCAGTATTTTGTATGACTAACGAACCACCACTTCCGCTTATAAAGTTTGAAGCACTTCCTAATCTAAAACTTGGTGCACCTAAGTTTATCGAACTACCACTAGCAGTTAATTTTTCAGTTCCAATATCAACATTACTACCATCAAATTTTATAAATCTTGTAGAACCATTACCAACATAAAATTGAGTAGTGCCACTATTTTCTATAACTTGAAATCCTGATTGTCCAAATGAGTGATTTTTTATGGTTATAGAACCAGCACTACTAATTCTAAAATTATCATCTAAACTATTTAATCTGTCTGAAGTTAGTGTCCAACCACCTATTGTTCCACCCGTAAATAATACTTTAGAGCCACTAACATCACCGCTTGGTGTGACTTGAAAATCAGAAGATGATATAAAGAAATCAGCAGAAGCATTTCCATCCAAATTGAAAGATGTTCCTTGTTGTAGTTTTGTACCATTAATAGTAAATCCTGCAATTTGTCCGCTCGTAGCCGTAATTTTTCCTGTAATTTGAGCTTCTGAAGCAGTTATTTGTCCATTAGCTTTTAACCTAAGTTTATTATTAGAAGAAGCTATCTCCGTTGAATTTATATTAAAGTTAGCTATTGTACCAGCAGTATTGGCTGTTATTGTGTTAGCATTTATATCACCGGTTATTAGAGCATTTGATGCTGTAATTCTTCCACTAGCACCTCTAAGTATCAATGTACCAGCAGTAGATGTTAATTCGTCACCAATTATAAAACCACCGATTGTACCACCAGCTGCTGTAATCTCACCACTCATTGTGACATTACCTTGTGGTGTAAGGTGGAAGTTAGATGAACTTATTTCTATATTACCATTACTACCACTTACGAACTGATTACTTTTTTTACCTAAAAAGAACTTTGGAGTTTCTAATGTGATGTTACTACCACTAGCATTCAATTTTTTAGTTCTAATATCTACACTACTACCATCGTACTTTACAAACTCATTCGAACCATCACCCACATAGAGTCTTGGTGTACCACTATTGAACTCTAATTGTATACCTTCATTTCCAAATGTAGCATTATTAATTGTTAATTTTTTGTTTGTAGAATCTAAAGCTATATTAGTTCCACTCTTAATCTCATCAGCGTCAATTGTAAATCCACCTATCGTTCCACCATTGAATAGAACTTTTGAACCTGTTATCTGTCCACTTGATTTTAGTCTTAGGTTACTATCACTATCCTTTATCTCAGCTGATGTTATATCAAATCCACCAATAGAAGCTGAAACAGTTGTAAGTAAACCACCTGATGATATAGATGAACTTGGTGTTGGAGCTGCAGATGGAACTGCGATACTATCAGCTGTAATAGCACCTTGTACTGTTAAGGTATTATTTACAAATTGTAAAAACTGACCAGCACCTTTGTTACCTAGTAGTATAGCTGAACCTGTAACATTACCCTCTTTAGTTAAATGAAATTGTGATGAACTTATTTCTATATTACCATTACTACCACTTACGAATTGTGTACTCTTTTTTCCTAAAAAGAATTTAGGTGTTTCTAATGTAATTGAGCTACCACTAGCAACCAATGTATCTGTTTGTATATCAATACCATCATCAAATATAAAGTAGTTAGTACTATTCTTTACGAACTCTGCTTGTGGATTTGTCCCATCCATACCAATAATGATACCAGCAGTTCCTGTTCCCTCATTGGAGAAAGTAGATTTACTACCCATAGCTATAAAGTTATCTGTTCCACCACCTTGTAGTTTTATAGCATTAGCAGAACCTAATGTAATCTTTTCGTTAGCTGAATCTATAAGAACATTTGTAGACTTTATCTCATCAGCATCTATTGTAAATCCACCAATCTTTCCACCTGTAAATAATACAGATGAACCTGTTATCTGACCACTATCTTTTAGTTTAAGAACTGAACCAACAGCAATTTGACCTTCCGTAACAGTTAAACCACCAACAGAACCACCAGTTAAGTCTAAAGCTGACGCAGTTACATCACCACTAGCCTTTACATTGAAATTAGATGATGATATGAAAAAATTATTTCCTGTAGAAGAACCACTAATTAAAAAGTTAGCAGAAGATAGAGCATCATTAGTAATATTAAAACCACCAATAGAACCTTCGTTAGCAGTAACTTTACCACTCATAATAACATTACCACTATTATCTAAATGAAAGTTAGAAGAACTTATCTCTATGTTTCCATCACTACCACTTACAAATTGTGCAGAAGAACCTAAAAAGAAACCAGATGAAGACATAAATATATTATCACCATCAAATGATATTCTATTACCATCAGCTGCACCAACTAAAAACTTTGGTTTAGTATCAGAAGGATCTCTACCATTTATAAAGATACCTTTACTTGTTCCTGTTATACCAGATGGTCTAGGATTACCAGCAGATATAAAACCACCATCACTAGAACTTATGAATAAATTATTAGAGCTTAACTTAAACACATCAACATCGATTGAAAATACAGAAGCAGTAACGTTTATGTCTTCTGACCTTATGTTAACGGCAGTACCATCAAATACAATGTAAGAGTCTCCTTTACCAACAGCAAACTTGTACTTACCATCCGTATCTTTACCAAATAGAATACCATCTACAGCAGTCGTATCAAATTGTGAACCACTACCAAATCTAAATAATTGGTCAGCACCACTCATAGTAACAGCACTATTACCAATTCCAGCAGTTAGTTTACTATCTTCAATATTAAAACCACCTATATTACCAGCTTGAGCAGTAATTGTTCCTGTCATATCCACATTACCAGCATTATCTAAATGAAAGTTAGAAGAACTTATTTCTATCTTTTCTCCTGAACCACTTATAAATTGTGATGTAGTTTTTCCCACAAAGAATGAATCTGCTTGTACATCGAATACTGACGGACTTGTTCTAAATTTTAATGAACCGCTAGCTCCAACTAATTCTAAACCAACACCTTTATAATCCTCTCCACTATTTGGCAATACAGAACCACTGTAAATCATGAATCCTTTTTTACCACCTAACGCTGCATTAGAAGCACTTTCAAATCCTAAGTAACCTAATGAACGAATAAAGCCTGAACCAGTAGCACCTTCTGAATAGTTATCATCAGGTAATGTTGAACTTGTTCCACCCATATGAATACCACTACCTGTAGTATCACCACCGATGAATAAGTTATGTGATAACACATTGTCGTCACCTGTAATAACAATATTAGCACCTGTAAAAACAGAACCTGTTGTTACAGCTATCTCATCTGCTAAATTATTATTTATATCATAAAACTCTGTCAAGAACTCTAAAGTTTCTGGTCTTTTATGAATCAACTCAGGTGGTAGTTCTTGTTTAAAGTTTACAAAGGATGGTGAGAAGCCTGTATCGGTTGATGGTACTACAGATATATCTGACAAGTTCCATTTACCTGATATAATTCTAAACTGAACTTTTGCATCACCTGTTGAGTTGGAATTAAAGTTATGTCGTATTAAACCAAATTCTTTCTTTACATTATCACCTGCTTCAATTTCCAACACACCCATTCGTTTACCATACTGAGATGGTTCGGTTATGTCTAAACCTTCCTTTTCATCGTGGTGTAATTCATTTGATTGATTTAAAGAAGAACCAGAAACATAAACCATCAACAATGCTCTACCATCAGTTCCCTTTTCACCTACAGCATTAAACGATAAGTCATAATCAATACCTTTTGTGAGATTGAATTTATATGCATCCTTTTGTTGAAATCTTATTTGGTCTGTAAAAGACGATATGCTACCTGAAACCATAGCAGAGTCTAACGAACCACTATTATCAAAAGAAGCAGTCGATGTAGCTGTAGCAGTACTCAATCCATTTGTCCCACCAAACTTTTCCCAATATGTATTTAAATCTGTGTCTGATACGAAGTATCCTGTTCTTTCACCGATACCAACTGAGTTGTTATTTATCATCAGTTCAGGCGATTCTATTGGAACTTCAGCTAATAATTTGTAATCATCAAAAGAACCCTCAGCTTTTACATAAACTTTAGCTTTAAATAGTTCACCAGAAAAGGTTCTAAGATGACTTAGAGTGACATCTGCGTAAGAAACTATGTTTGTGATGCTATATGATGCTGATGGTTCTTTGGTGTAATGAACTTTACCAGTAGCTTCCATCGGCAGTAATCTATAGTTACCATTTTTATCTTGTTTTGTAAATGGTGTGTTCACATAAGCACTTTTATTGTTTTCTAATTTAGCAATAGATGCTGTGTAATGTGTTGGAAAGTTTTCATCATTTGTATCCGAAACCACATTAAAAGATACAGAACTATCCAATCCTGCTTCATCAAGCTGATTTGTATCGTAGACATTTTTAATATTAGAAAACTTTATTTCACCACCTATCTCCTCAGTAGTAAATTCGTGATTACTATCGTTTATAGTAAATACGTATGGATATTCTTCAGGTGACCTTCTTCTTCTAATCCTTTTTGACCTTTTAAATCTACTACTAGCACGAATACTTTTTTTCTTTATATGTCTTTTTTGTCTTTCCTTATCAGCCTCATCACCTTTTATATCGCCGTCAGGTGGTCTTGGAACTCCGTCTATATCCGTAACACCAGCTCCAAGAGAGTCTATTTCCGATTCTCTCGATTCAAATATAGAAAACTCTTCTTGTTGAGTTGGTCTACCAATAATAGAGAATGCTGAAGATGTTGTTTCTCCACTAACAACTTCTCTCTCCATAGAACCAAAGCGTTTTTCTGTTGCAGTTAATCTTGGAGATGAATAGAATTTTATAGGTTGTACATTTATCTCTGCTGTATTTATTATAACTTCTTTGGTAAGTCTTACATTATAAACTCCTTTAAAGTCATCTGGTACTTCTTGAGTATCACTAAAATTACCAGCATCTAAAGGTATACTTTCTAACTCACCGACTATTATCATAGTAGCAACACCTGGTGCTACTGTGTTGTAAACCTCTACAGATACAGTTCTTGATGTTCCCTCTAAATAATTAGATACGGGTTCAACATAGATACTATTACCTTTTGAGTCGATAAAGTCTATTTGAAGCTCGATTCCTTTTCTCATGTAAGGAGAAACCTCTATAAGAAAGGAACTCTTACCTTGAGGCAGACTTTCTGGCATATCGGATATTATGATGTGTCTGGATTTATCCTTCTCATCTACCAATACATCTATTTTTTCAAGTCCAAGTAATCTATTGAATCTTTTTACGATGGCCATTAATGATTTTCCTATATTTTGATATCATTAATAAATATCATAACTTAATTATTTTAATATTTATTATATGTACAAAATATGGAGATTATCGGTATGAAAAAGAAATATTCTTTTACTATAGAAGAAAACCTAATGGATTGGTTTAGAGTATATGCTAAAGAAGAAAGCACTACTATGAGTGCTGTACTTAATCAGCATATACTAAGACTTAAACGAGGGGGAGAAAAACCTAAGAACTTATTGTCTAGTCAAAAGATACGTTAGAAAACTTATCTTCTTTCTTAATTTCTAATAAAGTATCCACAGCATCTCTCATAGAATCTATATGAGAAACAATCATTGTAAATTGAAACTGAGTTTTTAAATACTGAAACAGATTATAAACTGAGTTTAAATTGTCTGAATCCATAGTTCCCCAACCTTCATCGATTGCTAAGAAGTTAGCAGCTGGTAAGTTAGAAACATTTATCAATCCCACACGCATAGCTAGAGAGGAGATAAATCGTTCCATGCCGCTACTTAATTCAAGAGGCCATACATTATCATCATCATACACTATGTAACAATTTATATTCTTACCATCCATTTCTAATATCATAGAAAAGTCTACAATTTGTGCAAGTATATCATTTACGGCACCTTCGATAGTCGGTAGAGCTTTAGATATTAGTTCGTAAGGTATACCATCTCTCTTGATAGCATCCATATAATATTGATAAGCAGCATACTTACCTTCTAATTCCTCTACCTTTTTGATATTAGACATTATGTTTCTACGATTAGTTTCTAATACTTTTATTTCACCATTTACAGATTGTAACTTTTTATCTAACTCTTCTATATCATTCTCTAATCTATCAGAATCATTTTGTTCAGCATCAATAGAGTTGTGTAAGTCTTTGTTAAACAAAATATCCTTTTCTTGTTCATGATAAAGATTAATCTTATCTTCAATAATAGCTAATTGACTTATAAGATTCTTTTTCTTTTCTGTAGTTAGTTTCTGTTCACTATCTACTTTACTAATATTGGAAGTCAATAAATTAAAATCACTTATACAAGAATCCATCTGTTCTTTATGTGCTGTAATGTGAGATAAACCATTTATAATAGTTTCTAATTCAGATGACTTCTTTAGAAAAGTATCTGCTAAAGTTTTATCTTCATTCAGTTTTTCTCTTGTCTCTATAGCATCCAATGTAAAAGGATTACTCATACAATAATCACAATTAGGATCGTGTTCTAAGTTACCTAGCTTTTCAATCTTTTCTAACTTATGTTGAACTTCAATCTTTAGTTTGTCTATCTCTATCTGATGATTTGATTTTTCTAAACTATATTGTTCAAACTGAGCAAACTTTTTATCTACTTCATTTTCTTTAAAGATATTTATCTTTTCAGTTAGTTCAGTTTCTTCAACCTTGTGTTGTTCAGAAAGTGTTTTAAGTTTACCAAACTTTTCATCTGTAGAAGCTAGACTATTATTAAGAGAAGATTTTCTTTCTTCTAATTCATCTAAGCTACCAACAGTATCATCAACCTTTTTGAGTTTCTTAGTAAGACTTATAATCTTTCTATCAGACTTCTTTTTATCAGCAACCATTTCTTTTTTAGTTGCAGTTAACTCTCTTGACTCTTTTCTAAAATCAGTTAGACTTTCTTTTATCTGAGCTAAATCTGTATCGTAGTTATTATCTCTAAAAGATTTTAGTAGAGATTGGACATCGTGTATCTCATCACTAGCTAAATTATAAAGTTGGTCAAATACACCAATACCCATAAATTGTGCAAGTAAGTCTTTTCTTTCTTTTTGTGTCTTATCAATAAATACAGTTGAGTTTGTTTGTAGAGAAAGTGCTGTCATTATAAAGTCATCATAAGTTCCTATTAACTTACGGATATTTACATCTGTAGTTCTTCGTTGGTCACCATTTAAAGATACTTTTTCATTAGCATCATCATAAGTATAGAAATCTACATTGACCTTAACATGACCATTTGATTGTTTTTTAGCATTTCTTTCTATAAAGTATTCTACACCCTCAACCTCTAATGTAGCTTTACAACTAAACCAATCCTTTTTATTGTTAAGAACATTGATTGCTTTGTAAGCTCTTGAAGACCTATCGAATAGACAGAAAGAAAGAGTATCTAATAAAGAAGATTTACCTTGAGCATTTGGAGCAAACAAACCAACAATACCATTTAGTTTAGTAAAGTCAACTATGTTACCCTCCCCATAAGAAAACATATTATCAAACTCTAACTTCTTGACTTGCCAGTTCACACCTCTATTCACATCATCTTCAGGTAATCTACCATTTAACTCTTCGTTTATCTTTTTGATATCAATCAGAGTAGCATCATCTACGAAGTGATTTGTTTTTAGGTATTCATCTATTAGGTTGAACTGATAATCAGCATCTCTTATGTTACCAACTGCTATGTGTTGTCCTCTAACCTTATCTGTAGAGTATATAGAGTCTGTCTTTGTAACAGATACTTCTTTGATTCCATATTTACTATGAATAAGACTCATAGCTTTCTTTAGTTGTGATGGTGTGGTGTTAGCTACTCTAACTCTTAATCTAGCCTTTTGTGGTATATCAGGACAATCAGGTACCTTACCATCATCTATGTTTATCGTATAATAGCCGTAGTCATTCGGTACTTCTATGTACTCAGAAGTTCTCTTAGGAACATCCCACAATAAATAACCATGACTTAATCCCTCTCCATGATTCTGTTGAACCAATGAACCGCAATAAGAAATGGTTTCCTCTTTATTGAGATGCTGTCTTTTGTGGATGTCACCTAGCAATCCCATATCGTAACCTTTGAACTTGGATATATTTACATCAGATGGCAGTTTGAATCCCAAGTCCGTTTCTGACTTATCAACTGTTCCATGAAACAGAACTACTTTAGTATCACCTTCAACATCTTTAGCCTCAATATAATCGTCTTCTTTTTCCCACACATCCCATACGACAAACTTTACATCGGCACATTTATACACGCCACTATTCTTTAAATAATGTAAGTTGGGGTGCTGTAAGTTATTTACTATAGGAGTAAGAACATCCATTCTCGATATGTTATTTAAGTTACAATCGTGATTACCTGCGATTAATATCGTAGGACAGATATCAGAAAGATTCTTAAATAAACGAGAAAGCTGATCGACTAATTCAGGCGACATTTCGGTTTTTGAATGAGCTATATCACCACCGATATAGACTACGGCATTATCTTTATGTTTTTTTACTTCTTCGTATGTACGCTCAAAGACTTCTTCATATTCTTTATGTCGCTTTAAATTTCTGATTTGGATATCAGATATATGATGAATGTGCTTTAATTTACGAAAAGGTACTTTTACAACATTTTCTTTAATCAAGTATTATCCTTTATGAATTTTTTGACTTTATTAATTTTGCTATTTGGTACTATTATATCCCAAGATGTTTCTTCGGATAAACTGCCACTTTCATAATAAATAGTGACAGAATTTCCCAAATCAAATTTTTTCTTTGTCTGTTCAAAAAGCTCGACATCAGTAATGTGGATTTTCCATTCCTCATCATTAAATTTCCATATATTTTTTTGTTTTGCCATGTAGTTTCATCCTCATCAAATCAGAGAAAGAAGTTTGTTCGGTTTCTTTTATAAGATTAATAACTTTTTTAAATCCCATATCAGAAGGATCTTCCTCTGAAAGATTAACGTAATAAACATTGATACCATTCTTCATCAGATTATCTGTCATTTTTATAGAATCTGAAATAGCATCACTATCTAATAATATATATATCTGTTTAACTTGTTTTTCGTATATTTTTTTCATTAATGATTTTGGTATGGTTTTACCAAAAAGAGGGATAGCGTTTCTTCTGATTGCTATAGCATCAAATACTCCCTCACATAATACAATCGGTTCATTCCAATTAATAAATAAATCAAATCCTATAACATCCTTAGATACAGGTGGATTCTTATATTTAAAGCCGCCACCATAGATATCTCTACCAACAAAGTAATTTAAATCTCCATCTGAACTGTAAGATGGTACGATTATCCTATTAGCATATAAACCTTCCTCACAATAACCCATACCATATCTTATGATATCAATTATTTTAATGCCTCTACTATTTAGATAAGCCATAGCATGTTTTTTTATAATACTAACATCATCTTTCCAAAGTGGTTTAAATTCATTCGGCAATCTTACTATATCTTTTTGCTTGTTTTTCTCATATTTTGATGATAGTGATTTGGGCTTTCCTACTATGTCTGATAGTTCATCAAATTGTTCTCTACTAGCTTTTAACTTCTTAAATAACTGAAATAGATTGTGACCACCTTGATTGGATACCCAACAATGCCATTTCTGTGTTTGTGTGTTTATTTGGAGTTTAGGTTTGTGATGTGAGATGAATGGTGACCAAAACATATACTCATTTGATTTCTTGAGTCGTCTACCGTGATTTCCTATAACTCTATTGAGAAGATTTATTATTTTCATTGATTAGTTCTATAAATTTTTCTATGTTGATAACTGCATAAGTTTTACTTCTGTTTCTTTTAAATATCAAGACAGGATCGTAATCACCACTATTTTCTTCAGCTTGTTGTAGGGATGACCATATATTTAATGCTTCTTGATTTTTACATTCGAATGAGTAAGGGATTAGTTTTCTAGCCGCTGGAGATAATTTGATATCTTCTCCTTGTTCACCCATTATAGCTGAACGAACATCATCGGGCTCTAACTGATTGAATGTTTCTAGTAAAAGATCTCTTACGTTATTCTGAAGTCTCTTACCTTTATTCTTGGCACTTCTTGATTTCATATATTTAAAACTTATTTAATAGCTTAATAGCTTAAGCTTATTAGTTAATTGCTTATTGCTTATTAGTTAATATTTAATTAAAGTTTTAAAAAACAGGGCAAAGATTTCTTATTAAAAAACCTAATAGAATTTTTTAAAACCTAATTGTATGTTAACATAGTAATATATATACAGAAAAAAAGTATTATACGAATTTATTTACAACCATTTTGATAATTCTTTTCTAGCAAACCTTTCAGCCTTCTCTTCCCATTTATTATCATCATGCGGGTCTAATCCTTGATATGTAGCCATTGTTCCAGCTTGTGTATACTTCTTTATATACTTTCTGACTCCTAATCTTTTAGCATCAAGTGCATGTCCTATTTCGTGTAGTATAGTCATCAGAAACTCTTTTACATTTGGGTAAGACCTTCTTAGAGTTACAGTATCGGTTTCAGGTACATACTCTCCCATATCTTTTCCACTACCAAACTTTACCTTAGATTTTAGTCCATATTGTTTTACCAAAGTTGTTGCTAAATCTAAGTAGTCTATCCTTTCTAATAATAAGTTATTCATAACCTTCCTATATTTTGAGTCGTTTAGTTTTTCAGTATTTTGTGGTTGGAAGTCTTCATCAGCTATCCAATTTTCCCAACTATCAAAATGTGCTTCGAAGTCTTTGTTTATCTGAGATACATAAGCAGTCTTTATTACAGCATAATCCTCTTCTTCACCTTTACCATATATGTAGTCAGCTTTAGGAAATTCAACCTGCTTGTAACCACCTCTATCAAACCAAGGTTCAGGTTTTCCAGCTAATCCACCCAATACTCTTTCTTTATCACCTCTGATAAAACCTGTGTCTGGTTCTCCTTCATCAGCACTGTATCCACCTACGTTGGATGTCACTTCCATCATTTTCTTAAACTTACCCATTATACATCAAACCTTACGTTTATAGCTAAAGATAATTCTTTTTCATTTTTTACAGGATTAGAAAGTTGTCCTACAGCAATAAGTTCGTTAAAATCATTATATAAACCAACTTTAGTGATATATGGTTGAAATTCAGAATGTGTTACAAAATTATTATAGGTGTTTGTTGCTTCGTAACTATGTCTGTAAGAACCTGATTGAAATGTAGCGTGACCAGGAGGAAAGAGTTTATGACTTTCAGAACCTGATACGGAGATGCTGCCACTTCTTTCTTTAGTAGCTGATATATTCATAGTTCCATTGTATTCACCTTCTCCGATTACACAAGTGTAAGAGTGTTCTCTTATTGTTATTTGAGCTTTATATTTTAAACTATACCCATCTGTGCCTGTTTTAGTTCCTATATCTACAAATCTTGAACCTGTATTTGTAAATACTAAAACACCTTGTTCATAAAAAACATTTCCAACAAAACTTCCTGTTGATTTTACAATATCCGAATCAGCAAATCCACCTGAAGCAAATGTAGCAAAACTTGATGAAAATGCATTATCATATAGATTACCATTTCTATCGTCTTTTATTGTTAGGGTTGATGCACCACTGTCATCAGTTAGAGTTATTGAACCTGGCTTTATCCTCTCACCATATAAATCTTTAGATACTGAAATTATGGAAGCTGATGGTTGTAATAACCTATATTGTTTACCATTATTCTGACCAAAGTTATTAAAGTTATTTTCAGTATCTCTGTAATACATATGATTAATCATAAACCAAGTCGGTATATGATAAAAGCTAGCTGAATCAAAAGTAGTTTTTGATGATGTATCTGTATCGAAGTTATGTAGACTTGAACTGATTGCTCTAAAACCATAGACTCCACTACCACTATCTGTATTGGTTACAGTAAACTCTTTGTAAACCTTAAAAGGTGTTATATTGATGTCTCTTGGGTCGAGTCTTTTAAACATGACCTATATCTCCCAAGCTTAGAAATCTAGCTTAACTTTGATAATAGCTTCTTTCGAATACGATTTCTCTAATGGTTTACTTAACTTAGCAATAGCCAGTAGTTCATTATTATCATTGTACAATCCTACCTGCGTAATAAAAGTTTTAGGATTCTTAAAAAATGTAGAAACCGTAAAATCTCCATTTGAACCAGAAGTAAAGGTTGGATTAGCACTAAAGTTAAACTCCTTATTAGGAACTCTACAAAAGTAGTGTTGTGAAGTTATCACTTCTTCTCTACGAGCTTGAAATTTATCTTCACCTCTTATTGCCTGATAAAATTTACCAACATTTCCACCTTCAAGATTTGATGTTGTTGTCGTTGATAAAGAAGCAGAAGCATTTAAAACAGGTCCATTTAGTACTAAAATACCTAAATCTGGATAAAATAATCCAAAACCACCACCTGGCTGAGCCGCAGCTGTTGTTTTAGTTACAGCAGTACCACTAGCAATAGAACCACTAACAATGTTGAACACCCTACCACCTTGATTTACAGTAGGATTGGTTGTAGCTCCACTATCGTCTATCAGTTTTAATTTAGTGTTACCACTACCTGTTAGATGAAGTTCCCAATTACCTGGATCCATCTTCTCACGAAGTTGTTGTCTAGCTATTGAAATAGCATATACATAATTAGGAGTTATATTGGTTCCACTACCAGCAAATGTAAATTTTTCTTCGTTAGGTCCTAAAAGAGTATTTGTTAATTGTCTGTATATAGCAGCTGATGCTCTATTACCATCAACTCCTACTTTTCCAGCTGAACCACTTCCATTAAAATGTCCATAAGCAACAGAAAATTGTGGTTTAGCAGTAGAGTCTGATTGTGGATTAGCTGAATAAACATCTAAATAATAAATACCTGATGAACCTGATTGTGTGGAAGATGTAAAGTAAGCCGAGATACTACTAGCCCCATCAGCCCACATTCCTGAAGAAACAGTATCTTTTACATTAGTAACAACATCACTTGAAACTAAACTATTCTCAGGTTGTATATTAAAATCTTTATAAATTGCCATTGTTTACTCCTACCTTATCTATTGATTAAAGATGCTACTGTTACATTATTGGTAATCGTTATTGATTTAGTAGCGCCTGTGTCATTACCGATAATTGTTAATTGTGTTGCTTTCACATTATTAACAGGTGCACCAACATTAATATTTACCGATGTCGCAACAACTGTTTTACTATTAGGAGCGTCATCTTCACCTAAGAAGAAAGGCGTTGTAGCGCCAACTCCACCACCAGCTCCTTCTGATACAGTCATACTAGCTACACTTTGATCGTGTAATATAAATGTGTAACTACTATCAGTCACATTTGCTGTTGTAGCAGTAACCAATCTAGCTGGTTGATTTACTCCTTCAGAAGCATTGAATGTTATAGAGTCTATTGATACACTTACTATTGGCATCTTAATTGTATTTTTAGGTAAAGTAATTAGTTTATACCTCATCACATGATTTTCATCAGGTATTGCCTCTAACAAAGGCATGTTTTCAATTACTTTTCCAAAAGAGTCACTTCCATTTGGGTGGGTGACATCGAATAAATTGTAATCAACTTCATCATCCGATAAAGCGAATTTAGTTATATTGAATGCTTCTGTACCTTGAGCTAATAACTCACGACCTTTTTTGGTTAGAATAGCGTCTACAGTTACAGTAGTGTTATTTAGAAATCCCATAATTTACTCCTAATTATATTTTTTTTGAAATTTTTGTATAATGTGATTCATATATAAATATCACAATATTAAATTTTTGTTATTATTTTTCATTATTTAAAACTCCATCGTCTATACCATCATCTGATGTACCAATTTCTTTTACGAATGAGTCTTTAAATTCTTGTTTTTTGATTGGTTGACCATCTGCATCGTTTTCTACAATTAACTGACCTTTAGCTATTTTAGACTTTATCTTATCAAGATTTATTTTCATTTTTCTATCAGTATCCGTTTCAGGTCTAACTTTCATATTCATCAACCCTCTTTTTCTTTTCTTCTTTTTAATTTTCCTTCTTTTTTCTTCAAAGGTTTCTGTTAGTTGTTCTATGTCTTTATCGTCTTCTTTAAAATCTGGTACTATACCATCACCTGTTTTAAGAGTTGATTCACCTTCTTCTGTTGTAACTAACTTAGTTGGTGCTGATATAATCACTTCGATTACAGGCTTACCATCTATAGTTGTTTTATTATTATTCTTTACACCTTCATAAAATGAATTTCTGAGTCCTTGAAATAGGTGACTAAAGTTATCTAAATCCGTATTTTCAAAAGAAGATGAGTTTGCATTTTCTATTAGAGCATCAGCTGATGAAGTGTAGAAGTTATTAGTCTTTTGATTGACTCTGTAAATTCTTGAACCACTAATAATATCTTGTTGTCCACCTTTAACACCATTAAGAGTATCACCAAATGACATCGTAACATTCGAGTAATCACCTTCACCCAATCTTTGCCAAATACTTCTATCTATAAAAGAGTCTCTTACTTCAGAACCACTAGCTTCTTTTAGTAGATTAGCACCACTTGAAGAAACAACAGAAGAACCAGTCTCATAACTATAGATGTTTATTTTTCCATCGTATGCTTCATAACTTGTTACAAGAGAACCATGATTGTAAGAACCTGTTATAACTAATACTTCTTTAGAAACATCTATAGAAGCACTATAAAATTTATTTTCAGCAGTCGGTTTTTTACCAACTACTACCTTTGGTCTCTCAAAAATATTAGGTTCTATCAATAAACCAATATCTGGCTTTGCTCTAGCAGGTATTAGTTTTCTTAACTGTGGGTATAAAGATTGGTCATAATATTTTATCAATCTCATATAATCCCAAAAGTTATTTGGTGCTGTATACTTTTTCCAATAGTTATCAGCTACATAATTCAATCCTCTATAGCTTAACTCCGTTTTATCTCTCGGGTCACCTAAAAAGTTTTCAAAGTTCAAATCCCCAACCGAATTGATTATATCATTATTTATAACATCGGTAGGAGCAAAAAATATACCTACTTTATTAGAATCGGTTGGCGCTGTATCGTAAGAACTATTTGTAACCCTTCTATCTGGATTTAAAGCTTGGTCGTTTACTATCGGATTACTTTCTATTCTAACTTTATTAGTACTTCTTCTTAGAGCACCAATACTTGGTATGTGAGTTTTCTGTTCATCAACTACACTTCTAAAAAAGTTTCCTGTAAATCCTGCGTGAGAACCTGATAATGTTGTTGTTTGATTTGAACTAACATCTCTAATACCTTCTGTATCGGAAGTTAAATTTTTATTGTCATCAAATGAATATCTCAACACTAAGTTTTCGTATGATGAAGAAACACTATTACCATCATACGCTTTTGGATTAGCTATGTGATTTTTAAATGAAGATGTATTTAATGTTTCTGTCCATTGACGATACTCCATAATAGAACCACTAAACTGAACTCCCACATTAGCCGCACTACCACTACCACCAATGTAAAGGTCACCACTGCCTGTCCAAGCATTACTAAACGAAGACGAAGCAGCTTGTGTAACATCCATAGTAGATGTGCTGTAAAGATGTATCTTACTTCTACTAGCATCATATTTACCAACGTTTAGTTGATATGATTGTGATATAGCAGTATCATCACTACCAGAAGTTCTAGCAACCATAACAGAATAGAAATCCCCATCGTATACAGGTAAAGCAGATGAAGTTATTTCTTTATACTCTCCTTGGTCAATACCAACCTTTGAACCAGACATCATAAAAGAAACACAGCCATAGTTGTCTGAAGAACCATTGTCTTTAATTCTAATAAAAAAGTCTTGATTGTTACTATCTTGTTTTTCCACAAGTATTTGATTAGAACCAGTAGCTGCTCTAAACCTAAATTCTATAGTATCCGGCTTTCTACCTGTAGAACCATCATTAGTCCAAGCAGTCTTAACCGATTGTCCACCTCTAAAGTCTAATGCTTTGGTAAACTTTCTTGTTATCTCAAATTGTGGATTTTTATTATCAGGAACATTAGGCCCACCATACTCCTTAACTCTTAATATAGTAGATGGTATACCATAGATATTTATCAATCCTTTTAGAGCCCTAACAGTACCCTTGTTCTTTAAGAAGAAAGGCATGTTGTTTACTATCCTGCTCCATATCTCTCTACTTATATCTCTTTCAGGTATTACAGAATAATCAGAAAAAGTTGAGCCACTTACTTCTTTACCTAAAGCGTATCTTGGCAAATCTATTAAATCTTTACCATCACTTAAATTCCAACCTAAAGATTTTGCTACGTTGTAAAGTAATTCTTTTGATAAACCTTCGTCTAATTTATCTCTTCTGTCGTATGTGTCTGATAAAGCATTTATATACTCCCATATACCATCAAAGTGTTGACCAATCATATCTGTAAAGGTTAAGTATTCTTGATTACTACTATCAAATTTTATAAATTCAGGAAGTATACTACTTAATTTGTTGTTGTTTTCATTATCATACAATGAAGCTGATGTTATAGCATTGTTAAACCAAGACCTAGCTTTTGCAGAGTTTGTTTCTGCTAAAACATATGGATTTAAAGATGAGCCATCTCCGCTTGTTTTAGGCCAAGCATTATCGTAAAACACTCCTAAAGAACCACTTTGATATGATGAACTTTCAAAGTACATGTAGCTCTCAAAACTATCTAAAGTATTCTTAGTTTCTTGTATCTTATTATGATATATTTTTAAATCAGATGCTGAACCACTTACGCCAACATAAGAAGCGCTACTTACTTTGTAACTATCTATATTTTCTAATTTCGTTTTAAAATTTCTAAGTCTTTTTTCTATAGAGCTAAAGTTAACAAAGTTTTCATAACGAGAATAATCTGTATTTATTTCTACACTATCTAAACTTTGACTTAAAAATTCATTTCTTAACTCACTCGATACATTAGTGTCTGCTGTTAAGATTTCAGTTTCAGATTTGTAATTAGACGACCTAACTTGTATAGGACTTTCTACATTTTTCAAATCAGGTGTTTTTAACACTAATCTTGGTTCTTCTTCAGGTATAAAATCTACAATGTTTATTGTTTCTTCTAAAGGTTCTGTCATTTCTTTAACTACTATACATTCGTCTAACTTTTGATACTCTGCTGGTAAAGGTTCATACATTTTATAAACCACCGAGTTTGGATACTCTGTTACGGATATGACATCTTGTTTAAAATTTGTTGTTAGTAACATTTGATTATCAAACTTTAAATATGTTCTTAAATCTTTAGGATTTAAATTAAAATAAGTTACAAAGAAATTATCAAATGATTCTGGTAATTCAGGCGGTTGGAAACCATCTACAGTTTCGTTTATATCTTGCTGTCCTTCTTGTATAGCTATCTCTGTGTAATTTTTATCTACTTGAATTGCCAATCCATCAGCACTAACAGATTGAATTTGAGCTTGATAAGGTCTCAATACATCTCTCGTTTCCGATTGGTCTGTGTATGTAAAATCTATAAATACATTATCAACCCATACTATTCCTTGTTGTCTTTCATCACCTTCAAGTTGTCTTCCATTTCCATATAACCAAAAGTTCCAAGATTGGTCAACTGTCCAATCAGCAGGTATTATAGTACTAACCTCTATTGTTTCCCATACACCAGCTTCTGATGGTGCTACAGTAATTCTTCCTGTTTCTTGATAATCATATCTTGGGGGCATCAATCCATTATCAACCCATTCATAACCATTCCATTTCCACAAACGTTCTTCACTCTCAACACCTATCTGTCGAGGATTTATTTCAAAATCAAATATAGCTGTTCCGTTGTCGTATAAAATATCGAGAAAAGGATTATCGTTATTAAGACTAAATGTAGTAATAGTACCATCTTCATTCAACCTACCATAATTTTCAGCACCTGAATTTCTAACACCATAACTTAAAGGATCTCCATCAGTACCAACCACACCACAATCGTAAAAATATTCTTGAATATCATCAAAGGATGATCCTTCTGTTCCTGTAGTTTTGTAAACTCTAACAAACTCACCAGAATCTTGAGTTATAGCTAAAAATGATTCTGTCCTACCACCACTATGTTCTCCACCTTGTCCAATCATTACATGAGGAAAAAGGTTCGGTCCTAAACCTTTAAAGTAACGACCATTCTGTCCATATGTATCAGTTCTATCGAATGCTAAAGGAGTTAAATCTTCAGACTTATCTTTGGTGCTTATAAAAACTTGGTCTGATGTGAAGAAAGAAAAAAGAAAACCATCAGGAAAATCACCTGGATTATTTGTTGGATTACCATAACACACCTCAAATCTTTTTGGTTCTAAAGCAACAAGGTCGTTTAGTCCATTGTTAATATCGGATAAAAGTAAAACTTTTTTATCATCTATCGTTTTTATATTGTAATTGTCACCATCTTTATCTAATGCAAACCATTTATTAGAGTTTGAAGTCGCAGAGCCATCATCGTTGGTATCTCCGTTGTTGTAAAATATTATAAAGTCTTTGTCAGCATCTCTGGTTATAGATTGTATAAAACCTTTTTCGAATATATCATCGTATAAAGATTTATTGGTTTCGGTATCAATTATCTCATTTCGTATGTTAGGAAAAAAAGTATCAAAATCTTTAACCACTATAGCTTTATTATCCGTACTACCTCTTGTAAAATCCGTAAACCAAATTAAATCATCCTTAACAAGCATAGTTGTAGTTTTATATTCTGAACTATTGGAACCTCTTACAATACTTTCCTCTTCTTGATGCATGAATGTACCTGTTTGCCATCCTCTGTTCTGACCTCTGTATGTTTGTCTTGGATAAAATGAATTACCAACATACTCCTCAGGTGAATCTTTTACTACATAAGGGTGATGATTTACGGCGTTAGGGTTATTTACAACTCCTGCGGGTGGTAATGGACTATCAGCAACATCCGGTGATGGATTCCACGCGTTACCATTCCAAACCCACTCACCTCCAGTACTTGAAGTTCCAACTAATAAATTTTCTGTTAAGTTTGGAGACCAAGTGTAAACTATATCACCATCGTCAAATATATTAAATATTTTCCAAGCTCCTTTTCCATCGAGGTTTGTATTCGCGGTGGTGTCTCCTATTTCTGCCGGAATTATTGGTAGGTTAGGTCTTCTAACTTTTCCAAATCCAATAGCTACTAAGTCAGGATTATCCGTTAAAATTTGTGATAGAGTCTCTCCAGGTTTTGGTTCTACCTCACTAGCCGCAGCTGCTGTATTTGCTTGATAACCTTCAGGTGGATTAGCAGGTTTTGTTTCTGTTGGACCAGGATTATTAGGATCGAAAAATCCTTGTGGTGGATTTTCAGGCTTATCTTCTGTTAAAAGTTCACCTGCATAAGCTATAGCAGTACTTACTCCTTTTCCAGGCACAGTACTCTTAATATCCATTTTGATATTAATAAAGTCACCCGCCTTTACCCCTAAACTACTAAGTTTTTGTAAGCCATACTGACCAATAAGTTGTAATCTGTGAGGGTATCCTGTAGGCCATTCCGGAGAAGCTTCGAATATACCATTGTTGTCTGTAAACTTTATACAGTTACCACCAGCTATACCTTCTTTTTGTACAACCTTTGCGTGATAACCTAAATGCTCTGTACCTTCCCAAATTCCACCACTTCCAAATTGAGTGTTACTTCTAAAACCTACTTCCCAACCTTCTGCTCTTACCGCATCTTGATGTAACTCAGGATCCCATCCTCTTCTGTCACCATAGAAATTTATGTTTCCATTTTCATCTAACCTTAGATTTTCAAGAGCAGCGTTTTCTACAACATTTACCTCTGACCTAACAGCACTTTCTATTTCATCTACTTTGTAAACATCCGGTAAAGTTAGTGTACCATTTACCATTTGTTGAGTAAAGCGAAAACTATTATTTTCTGGTGTGAGAATTAAATCTAAAGATTCGTATTTGTTAGAACCTACAAAATTTATATTTGATACAACACTTTCATACTTATTTTTTGTTTGTATATTTATAAAATCATCTATGTAAGAACTGTTTATTCTTTTAGCTTTTAGTCTAACTTCCGTTCTACTTGGTGATATCTCATCTATTTGATACTTCAAATCTTCTACTGCTAGTTGTTCAGCAGTAGCTGGACTATCTTTGAACTCTTGTTCTGTTACGTTGTATACTATACCATCTTCTGTTATATAAAGTTTATCTGTATTCGTATAAACATCACCAATCTTAGTATTATTTTTATCTAATGTATGAAGTAGTACTGCTGATTCATCACCAGCTAATTTTCTGATAAAATTATATCTTACCCTAAATGTACCGCTCTCAAAACCCAATCCTCTTATATGTGAGCCAGGATAAAACTCTATATTATCATTTGATGAATTTACAATAAATTGTGAAACAGATAAAGTATTGTATTCTATTAGATTTCCATTAGTATCAAATATTTCTAAATAGACACAATCTTTTTCGTTGGTTCCCCATTTACCATTTTCATAGGGTTTATTACCAACGATATCAAAAAGATTACCATCTAAAAGTGCCTTATCTCTTTCGTTTAATTTACTAGCCATTATAACTCTCTAAATTCTCTTGATAATATTTGGTTTATAGAATCATCTGTTTTTAATTTTTTTACTTTTAAATCATAAACTATTTTAGAAGACTCATCCTCTTGTAATTGATTTTGATAAGGGTCTTCAAATAAAAGGATTGTGTTTGATTTATCTCTTACAATAGCACCTCTATTAGCAGAGCCTGAGATATCTGCTTGAAGTTCTAAATCAGCTTTTTTCTGTAGATATTGTTGTTCATCTTCATTGATTAGATTTTGGTAAAAATCTAACTTCTGTAATTCCTCTTGTGTGTAAGGCATTTTTTATCTCACTACTTTAAATTCAAAATCATCATCAAAATGTTGTATAGTTTCCTCTGTTGTGTTACTACCACTTACAACCCTAAAACAAAATCTGTAATATCTCTCTGCTTGCAATCCGTTCATCCATAAGTTAAAATAGTTTCCTGTTGAGTCACAACTTACTAAAGAGCCTGAACCAAATGGTACTATTACATCGTCTGTTTGTCCATCTAATACTGAGTAGTAAACACCATCACCACCAATATTTTCTACACTACCACTTGGAAGATATTTTTGAGTAAGGTACTCTGACGATGTGTTTGAGAAAGATTTAGTTGGATATTTAGCTCTACCACATAATCTAAATTTTATCTTAGAGTTTTCTTTGTACTCAGGTCTTAAATTTTTCATGTAAATAGACATGTCTTCTAATTCAGTAGAAGATAAACCACTCAATGAGCCTGTACTCCACTTTGTATCAAACCACTCAACTTCTAATTTTGGTGGATATATTGTATTGGTTTGTCTTGAAAAGAATTTAAAGTTACCTAAATGTTCTGAACTACCTTCGTCTTCATTTGTATTTATATTTTCAAAACTACCGCTTCTCTTCACAATAAAACCATTGTTAGGATATGTACCATCCAACCATTTATTCATTATCGGTGTTACATCCATTCTCATATCAGTATCTTCATATTTAAAAGATTGTGACGCGTAAACCTCTTCGTGCCAACCGCCACCGATAAGTTCTGTAGCAGAACCACTCCAAGGAGTTTTCAAGTTTTGACCATCTCTATATTGCCAACTAGCACCTTCTGTCGTGGCCGGTGTATCATTAAAAGTTCCTTGTCCTTCAACCCAACTTTGACTTACGGGATAAGCAAATAAAGATTGACTTACCTTTAGAGCTTCTGAACCAGCATCGTAAAGATTTAAATAAAATTTTCTATCAGACGATATTAAACCACTACTTATAAAAGAAGATATTTTAGTAATATCAAATTTTATTAAAATACGAGAAACTTTAACATTACCACCAGAGGGGCTCATTGCTTTTTGCACCTCTAAAATTTCATCTCTACCTGCGTTACTACTACCACTTGCCTGATAAATTGTCGTATCTATTTCTGGAAAAACAAAATAATGCATTAGTTACCTCCTGATGTATTACCAACTACTCTACCTTCAATATCTGTATTTGGAAATTTTAATTCAAAACAACTTGGGTCTAACGATGGATATACAATTCCATCTCTTGTAGCACCATTGATATCATAAGCATTGCCTGAGTAACCACTACTTGCTTGAAACTTATTAGTAATTAATACAGAGTGTCCATTAGGATTATCTTCTTCAGGAGGAACAACAGCTGATACTCCATCAATTAATGATAATTGATAAGCTATATCGGCTAAAACTATTGGTTGTCCGATTTGCCAGTTATCAACATTAAAGTAGTCTTTTACTCTTTGTATAGCTTTTAAAACAACTTCTTCCTTATTGTAACCGGTTCTTGTAAGTAAATTAAATTTTATTCCGATATTAATTACAAAAGCATTCTTTATGTTTACAGCATCAGTTACCATTCTAAACTGAGTTAGATAAGTTTGTACATTTTCTTTTACTGCTTGATTTACTGTTGTCAATTTTTTGTTCGCGTCAAATCCTAATAGATACATATTAAGAGCTAATGGATTTGCTATACGAGCATCTGCATTAGCACCTGATTTACTATCTAATTGACTATCTTGTACTACATAGGCTTTTGCTACATTACCAAACTTAGGCGGTAAAGCATATACTCTTGTTATATAATCTTCTTTTGTAACCACTCTTTGTTGAGTTTGAAAGTAAGCTAGTGCGTTATTTTTTACTTCGACAATACTTTCAGCACTTCTTCCACCAGCCGCAGGTAACGGATTATTTATAGCTACAGAATTTTTAGTTGTCTGTGCTAAACCTGCATTCAAACCTGTTTCGTCTAATTCTATATTAACTGATTGTATACTTCTAATACTATTAGCTCTTACGTTATTACCAACACCTCCACCATATCTATAAGTGATAGTTAATTGTGTGTTAGATGGAGCTTGTCCGTATGCTTTTGTTGCTAAAAAGTTAGATGGATCGAAAGCTGTATTTAGGTATGTTGGTGAACCTGGTAAAGAAGAACCAACACTATCTGGATTAGGAATGATTTCCTCATCAGGACTATCTGATGTTCCTGCACCAAATCGTAATTCCGTTTTACCGTCTTCCCTAATAAAAGTTGTAAATCTTCTTGATGTTTTTAAAAGTTTTAGTAGATAAGGAGCTTGGTCAGCATAAGTGTATAGTTGGTCATCATTCTTAGATGTATTTTCCATATCTGTAAATACTGTATCTTGAGCTAAAAAAGGAACTTCATACCAATCGTTACCATCACTATCTTTACAAGAAATTATTTCTAAAACATTTTGATTTGCTAAAGCTATCCTCTTATATTTTTCAGCTGCATTAAAAGTAAAGAACTCTGTTACAACAGCCCCACTTGAAGATCTTACACCTTTTTTCAATAAGTAAGTAACTGGTATATTATTAGAACTTTCGTAAACTGTAATAGTCATCGGGTCATAAGAACTTGAAAATTTAAAGTTACAATCTTCTGTTGTTATAAAAGACACTCCTGTATCTGATTGTATTTCCATTCCAGCCTTTAGACTCATAGCGTAATTCAAATCAGGTTTAGTGGTGTAACTAGCTCCTGTTCCTGTTCCCGTTGCTGGTACTGTTTGGAACACATCGATATCAGTTGTGGAAGCTGAAGATAATTTTGGTTTATATCCTAAAGACTGAGCCATATTGTATACTGTTCTCTTTTCTTCAGCAAATGCTAGTAGACTTTCTTTAAATTGATTATCCACATAGTATGAAAGTACATCACCAACATATGAAGCCATCTCAATAAACATCATACCCGGCGATGCTTCATTAAAATCATTATATTGATTTGGAAAGTATATCTTAGTAAATTCTATTAGGTTATCTTTGAAAGATGTAAAATCTTTGTTTAGATACCTAACTTCTTTTACTGATTTCTTTGTTACTGAATATGGCATTTACTTTCTCCTGTTAACCAATATTGTAATTTGAAAAATCTAAAGTTAAATTTTCTTCAGAGGTAACATCGACATTAAGAGTAAATCTTAAATTGACAATAGCAGTAGACATATTTTCATCTGAAAAATTGGTTTCAATACTTACAATATTTATAAATGGTAAAAATTCACTCATAGCAGCTCTAATCTCTTCTTCGACTCTAGCTTCAAGGTCTGTATTTTCTTGTGAGAAAACTAAAGATAAAAGATTAGTTCCAAATGTAGGATTACCTAACCTCTCTCCTTTATTAGTCAATAGAAGATTCTTTATATTAGACCTAGCTTGCTCTAAAGCTGTTTTGGTTCTCTTAAAGTATCCATCTGGTGTATGAGTTAAAGGTAACTCTAAACCAATAAAAGTATCTTCATTTAAGTCGTTTTCAATTACACCCATTACAATTTACCATCCTTCTTTTTTAATGCGTTCATCACACCTCTGTAATCTTTTGTTAAATCTTGCATCACATCTTGTACTGCTTTATTTGATGTATCAGCACCAGCTGCTTGTGCAGTTTGCATAGCTCCCATCTTTCTCTTATCTTCAGCACTACCTGCTATTCCACCATAACCCATAGCCTCAGCCATTTTTGTACTATCAAAAGTTTTATTACCCATTGTTGGATACTCTTCGAACTCATCTCCACGAGCGGTTTCATTTAGTATTTTATTTAACGTTGGGTTTTTAGTATAACTTACTTCTTCAGGCTTAGACTTTTGAGGAACAGGCTTTGGTATTACTTCAGGCACATCATTCACATTATTAGATATAGCCTTAGCTCCTTCACTAATAAGTATCTTTCTTACCTCTTTTTGTACCTCTTGTTTAACTATTTCTCTAATTAAACCTATGATTTTTTTAGTATTTGACATGATAACTCCTATTTACATATAAATATTAAGAATTTAATTTTCTCATTCTTTGCTCACGTAAAGCTTTCTTTTTTTCTTGTTCTGCTTTTACTTTTTTTAATTTTGTTTTTGTTTCTTCTATAAACTTTTTAAAATTTTGTATTAGGTTTGGTGTTACATTTAATGCATTTTTACCTTCTTCAATTTCTTGTTCAACCTTTTCTCTTATAGTTCTCTGAACTAATGCTGTAGCAGCAGCAGCTGGATTAAGTGCTGATGCTGTAGCAGCTGCTTTCTCACCAACTTCTGCGACTTTAGAAGCAGCATTCAAAGTTGTTATAACTGAATTAGCACTTTTTATTAAACCTTGTATTGTTTCTACTTTAGATTCCACATCCTCTATTGTAGCCAGTATGTCTTTAATCTGTTGTCCTTGTGATTGTCCTTGTCTTGTAGCATTTACGATTGAGTCTATCTTAGCTTCTATTTCTTTTTTAGGCAAATCAAATACAGATTTGATGGTTTTCTTAATTCTATCTGATAAAGCGCTCATAGTTATCCTCTCACTCCTGCAACCTGAACTATTGGTTGTACATCACCTTCCACCTCATTTATGGAAGTAACTTCATTAGATTGATTTTCTGTTATATAGACTGTATCGCTTAGTATCTTTGGTAAAATATTTGTAGATATGTCTTCAATATCTTTTTTTAGTACTTCACCTGCATCTGCTATTTCAGCTACTCCTGTAGCTGCTGATGTCGAGTTGGAAAAACTCTGTAGTGATGAAAATAGTTTCTCAAATAAATCTTCTAATTGATTCCCCAACACCATAGGATTAGTAGATTCAGCATCACCCAATGATATTCTACCACCAAAAGCATTTAAACCTAATTCTAAATTTATTTCTTCATTAGCTGATAAGTTTAGATTTCTTTTAGCAAACATATGTATGTCTGTCTTTTTAGAATTAAAAACTAATCTATCAGAATTAAGTGTAATCATATCACCATCTAATACTTCAGGTGTTGTTAGATTGAAAGCAGCTGGTATCAAAGCATCTACTTCTCTTGCTGGACCTGATGTGATAAATATAGAAGAACCATCTGCATTTATATTTTGTAAATGGGGATAATGTTCATCTTGTATTTTTTGTGGTGGAACAGATTGTCTATTCGTAATTTTTATGTCGGGATACTGATAGAACGGATCGCTACCAAACTTTATACCATTACCAAATCTACCATTTATAACCACATCACCATATTCACTTAGTAGATTCCTATTGTGTTCTGTGGTTTGTGCTGTAACCTTTGGGTCTGTAGGAACGTTATTGGCTACGTTCATATTTACATGGTTTCTCATATTCAAAGGTTGGTAGTAGTACATCTGATTGCCATGTTTAGCTATATTTACAACCTCACCGATTAAAGGATATGCTACCATGTGAGGGGAAAGTGGTTTTATGTAATCGTCAATCTCATCACCAGTATCTTGACTTTCTACAAACCTTGCTCTAACAGTTCCTAAAAAAGAATAATCAGGCATTTTACCATTACCATCAGGCGTACTTTTTCTTGGAAAGTCTGATGGGTTTAATAAAACTTGAGTTACAATAGCAGGTTCTAATTCATAAAACTCTACAGCCTCATCAATGTTTTCTTTTATTAATTGATAAGCATCTGCATAAGTTAAGAATCCTGTTCCATCTGTTCTTCTGTTTTTATTTTTTCTACTTTTAAAAAAAGGCATTAATTTTCAACCCTCTTAATGTCATCTGTTATTTCGTCTGAATGACTTTGTAAGTCTGTAGCAGCATCTTCTATTGCTCCCATAAGTTGTTCTTTTTCAGCTTCAGATAAACCGAACTCTTCTTCAGAACCACCCTTACTTTCAGCGGCTATTATACGCTGTACGATAGCAGCTACCTTTACTAATTGGTCATCGTTTTTAACGTTGATTTCTAAATATTCTTTCAACATAGGGATAATCTGTACAGCAGTATCACCATCTTTTATAAAACCAACAACCTCTTTCATAAGAACTTCTAATTGAGTCTTATTTGTTTTTGTATTTTCGTAAATATCTTGAAATAAACCCGACAAGGATTTACCCTCAAATATTTCATAATCATTAGCCATATTGTACCTCATTGATATTTATTGGAATTGTTGTTATATATAAATATTCAACTTTGAAATTTTAATAAAAATATTGTAAGGCACAAAAAAAGGGAGTAAAAACTCCCTTTTTTGTTTATTCGTTGACTATCGAGCCGGTGTGGCTAACATCAACAGTCCCGTATCTATCAAACTCATACTGTAACCTTTTGTTATATTTTTTCATAACATTAATTATACGAGTTATATGTTGAGTGTTAGAACCCGTCATCTCACGAATAAGAATGTAGAGAGCTTTCTTATTAAAGTTTTCAATATTCTCTTTTATACGAAAGATATGTAATACAGAATCAGCAACCCTAATATCTTTATCTCTACGAAAGATGTTAGATAAGTTAGTATCCCAAAACCTATGTAGTTCATCAACAAACAAAACAGACTTTTCAGCAGTTTCTGTCGTTGTACTCTCACCCATAAGATTTCTTTTATAGTCCAATACATCCATCTGAGAGTGTATCTTACCCATCTTATAGTTCTTATTGTTGTGGAGTATAAGATAGTTTTTAGCTACAATACTAAAGTAGGAGAACGCTTTACCCTTACCTTCTTTGAACTTGTGCATATTCATAACCATAAATGAAACTACCTCATGTTTTACCTCTACCGATGAAACATCAAAGTAGTAAAACTTAAATGTATGAATTATATTCTCAGCTAACTTATCGAAAGCTTTGTGAATATGTTCGTTATAGATTATATTCTTTAATCCAGCATCATCCGTTTTGTTGTAACGGATTATAGCTTTTTCAGTTCCTATATTAAAATAATAGTTTTTACCTTTCTTCTTTCTTTTACGAGTTTTCTTAATTACTGGTTTTGGTTTCTTAGTTGCGATACTTGATGTAACTGCTGTTGCCATTATTGTTCTTCTCCTTTGAATCTGTTTAATTGACTTACTGTTGTTTTAATTTGTTCGAAGATTGCACCTGTTTCATCGTCTGACTCAAATGAACCTCTGTGGTCTATTAGTGTAAGCTCCGATTGTACTTTATCTATTATGTTCATGAAATTTGTTATCCAATCTTCTAATGCTTCTAACTTCGTATTTAAATTCCATATTACATAACAGGAAGCTACGAATAAAATGACCATAAATACAAGACCTATTTCTAAAAACATTACTTATCTCCAAAAAGTTCATCAAATAAATCTTGTGATTTCTCACTCATCTTTGCTGATGGTTGTGGTTTCTCTTCCGTAACAACCGCTTTCTTAAAGTTGTTACTAACTTCTTCATCTTCTCTTTGCCACTCATCGAACTCAATGTGTGTAGCCATCATATCAGCCTGATGTAAGATGTAAGCTATATTAGACTTCAATGACCAATCAGGATTGTAGGACATATAATAAGACTTGTTAGCTTCCTCATACATACCATCCGTAAGTCTTAATCCGATGTATTCCCATTGTGACATCTTAATACCAAAGTGGTTAAGGATAAAGATAGCTCTATCTGTTACAGTCATATACTGAAGAGCTGGATTGTGCTTAAATATCTCACCTCTGTTCTTACGATGCCATTCAGAGTCCTGTGGGATATAGTAGTCCTGTTCTAAGTCACCAACCTTACCTAAGTCATGATGCATAGCGGCAAAGATAAGTTCCTCATCCGTAAAGTTAATCATAGCCCTTTCAGATTCCCAAAGGTTTTTGATTTTAAGAGCACAATCAGTTACATGTAATACATGTTCTACATAACCACCCACCATAGCATTATGATAAGCTGCTTTACCACTAGCTGGCGCTGTTACCATTCTATTCTCAAAGTACTTATACATCTCTAAGAGTTTCTCTTTACGTTCTCCATCAAATGTATCTTCAATAAGTTTCATTAACTTATTCCAATTATCTAATATTTGTTTCTCTGTAAGTTGTTTCATATTTCTAATCCTGGTTTATGTTTTACGACATAAAAGTTTCCACCATCACAATGTGGTACTCTTCCACCTTCTGAAACCCCATGTAAATGTTCATGGTTTCCAAACGGACACTCCACTACTAATTGTCTACCTTCGATTCTTGTTCCCCAAGCTATTGGGTCGTTGTTTTGATTTTTCATTATAACCTCTCCTCTATTAAGTCTATTATTGAATTATTATCTGTGACAGAATCGCTATGATATATTATATCTCTACCAATCTGTACCTGATACCTACTAAAGCTATCTGTTTTGCCAAATGTACCCATAAGATTTACACTAGCATCTGACCATTTGTTCTTTACAGCACCACTAAGTGATTTTGCATTATCTGTAAATTGTTCACTATATACAATTGTTATTAACATTATCTAACCTCATATCTATTTTTTGTAAATTTAATTGTTGGTTCCGTTCTCAATCTATTACGATAAGGGCTAAATGATATTCTCACACCCCAACCTAAATAATCTAAGATTTCTTTTTTAGTAACCGATTTCTTTTTGTGAATAAAGTCTACTATCTTAGGATAAGATTCACTCTTCTCACCAATCATATCAAATGAATTAGGAGTAAGAAAGTTCCAACCACCAAACCATTGTGGAACTCTGTTAGCCCAAGGAAACTCTTGTATCTTTGTTTTAAGATAAGTCTTAGCTTTATCTACACTACCATCATCGTCAAGCGCTCCATTTAGTTTCTGTAAGAACCCATCTCTACCCTCATATAGTAAAGGATAATCTTTACCAACCATTTCTGGATAACATAGTTTGTTTGGTAGAATATAAGGAACACCCATACTAAGTGAATCAGTTGTTGATATTGACCAAGCAGAGTATTTTTGAAATGTTCCAACACCAACATGCATTGAACGAATAAAATCTAAGTATTCATCTCTGTCACTTATCCTTACTCTTTTAGCATAAGGCCTATCTAAATCTGCGAGTGTGGTGTAGACTGTAAAGTCTTGGCGTTGTTTATATAATTCATCCATACTATCTATGAACCATGTCCAACCTGTATAGTAGTTATCTCTATGATTAAAGATAATTGTTTTCTTTTTTGTTTGAACTTCCATATTATTTATTTTGTCTATACCAAGATAATGAGGTTGAATGATTTTATCTAACTTAGATATTATTTGTTTAGAAAATATATCTCTAGCCTTCTCCAAAACCAATTCCTTCAACCATATACTATTTACACCACACTCTTCCATTCTTAACATTCCATTGTAATTATGTAAAAGCATCCTTTCGCTGTAGTTTGTATTTTCATCTACCTCATACCAATGACAATATCCTACAACCTTTGGGTCTATATTAGTATCATTGACTAATAGATTTTTAAGTTGTAGTGTATGTTCGGGTAAATGAGAATACACTACATCGTAATCTGTATGCTTCCATCTTAGATTACTTTTTATTTCATTGTAATTAAAATGACATCTCATCGCATTTGGATAAGATGGTAAATTAATTGGTATCTGCGTTGTATTTTCAAATGTCAGGCTTTTAATATCACCAGGTGACATTATTGTCCAATGAACATCATCACGAACTTTGTTAAGCTCTTTGATTACATTTCGCAGAACTACGACATAAGAATCCTTCTCCAAATCACGCATATAGGTGATGTTTGGGTATACGAGTATTTTGTAATTATATCTTTTTTCATTATCTTTTTCATTCGAAAAATCGTAAATATTCAATATATTTCTCCATAAATTTATTATGTCGAAATAATCGAACACCAAAGTGCTCTTCATCGATATCCTCAGATATCTATTCGTTCATACGTTTTTTAGTTTATAATTCTTTGTATTTTTCTATAACCTTTTTAATTACTGGTATACAAGGTAAAATCTTCATCAAAACTTCTTGTTCAACATTTTGTTGATTACTCATCATATGATTGTATGTTTTTAACACACCATCTAAATAATCAGCAGGTTTTGGAAAGTTACCTTTATTCCATTTCCTATTCTCTTTTCTTCCTTGTATAAATGTAGTTTCTAATTTAGCTTCTCTACCCCATTTTTTTAATAAATCATGACCTAAATCAGTATTTGTTTCATCAAGCATTTTGCCTTCTTTTGGGCAAAAGTAGTAACCATTGTATTCAACATCAGTAAGAACCTCATCTTTAGCAGACTCCCATAATTCATTATGTTGCCTTCTTAAACCTGGATCAGTAGTTGTCTTTTTCTCCTTTAACAACTTTTCGGTTTCATTTACTAATTTAGTATGATGGCTACTTATAGTAGAATACCTACCGGCAGTTCCAGTAGAAATACCCTGAACCATTAATTTCATAGCGCTATCATTAAACCACCCATTACTAAAATGATTTAGATAGAACTTTAAATAAGCTTCTGTCATTCCATATAGTGAAAAAGAACACTTCTCATGAAACTTATGATATAATATAATAGAGTTTTTAATAAACCAAATTGAGTTTTCATACTTAGTTATTCTTTGGTCTTTAACATTCAGAGGTTGTTTACCATCATTTGAAATAGTTTCAGCATAATGTTTTGCTTTCTCTGCTAGACTTCTATTAATTTTAGCACACAAACCTTTTGGTTTAGAAGCTATGTTTGTCATACTATCAAAGTAGTCTAAGAAGTAATTTCTTAAAGTATCCAATTCATCTTTTACAACTTCTTTATCACTCTGATAGTATTTGTTAAGCTTATCCCATATAGTAATTACAGTATCTAAACTTGGATATAGTATACCATCTTTAGTTAAATCGGATTGCAATTTTGTGAGACCATATGTTTTCATATCAATTTTACCATCATTATCTAAAAAAGTAAGTAGAAACTTAAAGTAAGCACATTCTACTTCACCACTATAGATTTTTTTATCTGATGGTTGAGCGTTTGTAGCAAAATATTGTCTTTTGATAAAAGCATCAAGTTTGTACCAAAAACTATTATCTTTTACTTTACCCAAAAAGTAATTTAAGTTACCATCTTCTGTAAATACTGTTTGATACAATTCATCATTATTTGTTAACTGATTTCTTACTTTCTGCCAATCACCCCAACCAAAAGGATTATCATTTATTTTTTGAGTTTTGTTTGTTATTACTTTTTGTGTTCCAAAAGTACACTCTACCATAAATGGTTTATTTACACTACCTTTTATAAACTCAAATTCTCCTGTTTGATTATTAGAGATTTGTTGCCAATTCATAACATTTTGTTTTTTAGCTTTTCTAATCCACCTTTGTATCTCTTTGTAAACCACATTGTTTTTATCAACACCATTTTCAGTAACAACTAACTCATGAGCTTTTTTAAACAACTCTATATCAAAACTTTCATTACGTACTGTGTATAGGTATTCAAAAAATAACGCGTGTTGTTGGTCAATATTGTACCAAATCATTTTTGGATTCTTATCCAAAGCATGAGCTAATCTTAGATTTACTTCTGAAAAGCCATATAATCTACAAATAAAGAAATTGTAATCGTAATCACTAGAGTGTCCTCCGATAACTCTTTGCGACAATGGTTGAAATATTCCACATTCATCAACGTAACCTTCTACGGGCTGATGATAATTTTGGATTAATTTATAAATTACTTCTTTGTCAAACTGATAGAAAACAACTTTCGAAAGAAAATTTTTACTTATCAAATAGTTTCTAAGTTTTAGTGTTTCTTCGATATAATTAGTATCTATTTGCCTTTGACCATTTACATTTATAAGTTTTACTGTAGGGTGTTTACCCAATTTAAGTGTGCACATAAGCGTCTCCTTATTAGTGAATACCTAAGTATTCGGTTTTTTCCATACAAAATGTATGGTTTAAAGTTTGTGTACATATAAGTATCCAGAAAAAGTAAAAAGCGCCCATTTATCTTCCTACTTCTCCTAAATATTGTTCTTTTGTTTCTTCCCAAGTCTTTCCTACGATGTCGCCGTAGAATAACTTCTCTGGTTTAAGTTTACCTTCATCAAATAACTTAATATATCTTTTGATAGCCTTTGGTTTCCACCAATTCATAATGTAATCACTATCATCAACATACTTCTGTTTCATCTTCAAATCTTTTTCTTCTATTTCTCCTCTTAGGAACTCCTTACCATTCTCATACATATCAGCGTAGAAGATACCTCTCTTAAATCCATGCATATAGGTTGATGCTTTAACTCCAACGGCTCTGAATATCATATTGATAACCTTTTGTTTTACACCTGTTGGAGGACCTGCTACACCTTCTTTTTGTGTAGTCTGTTTCAGATACTCTTCTGATTGGTTTTCTTTCAACCATTGATGCCAGACATCATATGTAGAGTCATCTGGTTTAAGAGCTATCTTACCTGATGATGAACCTAATGTTTTCCAAAGTGGTATAGAGTTATACATAGAGTGAATACCATACAAAGAGGTAGTAGATAAACCAACTAATGTTTGTCCATATAACTTCTTCCAAGCATCCCTAACTACCGATGATGTAACCATAGCTGCTACTAACTTACCACCCAAGAAGTTGAATCCTAATGGTTGAGCACAACATATAGTTGTACCGATAGAGGTATATTTAAGTTTACCATCTTTAAATTTATTGTCTTTAGTCCAACCGATAAAGTTATCTCTAGCACCCAATGAAGTTACATCAGAGCCCAAACAAATAATACCTAATATTTTACCTGATACTTTATCTTTGACATAGAACTTTAGGTTTCTGCCAGGATTAGCAGTAAACTCCATAGTATGAATCAACCTACGAACCAATGTCCACTCTTCATTATGCTTGGTGTTACCTTGTTCGGTTGCTTCAACGTAAGGTTCTAAGGCTTCTATCTCTTTGATAGTTTGTTCTTTATTATTAATATCTTTTGGTGTCCAAATAGATTTCTCTATCTTAGAAAAGTGTGTAGCTTTCTGTGTCATAGAATAGACATCAGCATTAAACTCCATCCACTTCTTATATAATGTTTGTTCTTGTACAGACATAGACTTGAGAAAGTCTAAGTTATCGATAAACTTCTTGCGTTCAGCTTCGAAGTCAAATTTTTCTTCATCGAAGAAATCATTAAAACTCATATGGTACTCTCTTTATTTAATATTCAATTAGTAAATAGCCTAGCTGGCCAAAATTTTGAGCGGAGGATTGGAGTCGAACCAATATCTCTTCTTTGGAAAAGAAGTGTGTTTCCTATAACACTTCCTCCGCAATAATAATTATATAAGTATATACTCAAATACAAATATATTTTCAATTATTTTAGTCTAATATGTCACCATCATAATCTTCGACATCATACGAACTACTATCGAAGAAACCTGGTGTACCATCTGACTCAATATCCATAGCGAAAAAAGGATATCCTTCAAAGTTAGAAACACCTTCTAACTCCTTCAAATCCTCTTTAAGACCAAAGTCTTTTGGGTCTGGAACCTTTATATCTTTGAATCCCATGTCTTCAAACTCTTCATTACTTATTTTATATTCATCTATATTCATTATTTATTTCCTTTAATTTATACCTAAAGCTACGAATAATTTTGCTAAAAGTCAAGCTTTATTTTAAACTATTTTAACTATACCTTAGTTCCAACATTGAAAATGGAACGCTGTATTTCATACCACTCATCTCCACAATAGCTTTCTTAACATTCATCTTAGTGATTACACCAGGAGTCTTTTTAGTTTTCTGAACTACGAAGACATTAGCTCCAACAGACAGAGCTGCTTTACCTAACAGAGTTTTACATTCATTAACGAATGATGATAACTCATTCAATTCCGAAAGACTTTTTAGTTTACTGATTTCTAGTTTTATATTCATTGTTTATTTCCTTTTTTGTTATACCTAAAGCTACGAATAATTTTGCTAAAAGTCAAGCTTTTTTTTATTTTTTTTATTGTTGTGGTTGTATTAATCCTTTTTGTATAGAGTCTGATATAGCTTTTAGTTGTGTATTTACCAAAGCGGCTGATGTTGGAAATGTTGGTGATGGTAATCCCAAACTTGCAATTGATTGTGCAGTAGTAGCTACTATCGTAGCGTTTACAGTAACTATCTGAGCTAATATAGCACCAGTTATATTTACTCCTATTTTAGCTGGTGGCGTTGTTGCTCCAATAGGAATTAGAGCAGTTTGTATAACAGTAATCGATGTCGAAGCTGATACCAAATTAGCTACTGCTGATGTTATAGCGCCACCATAACCTGAACCGGCTGATGTAGCAGTACCATTTATTGTTACTGCTGAATCAACAAAACCTTTAGCTGCTATTGCTGGTGATAGTAATATACTTGACATTAGTTTCCTTATATTTTGTGGAGCTGAGGAGATTCGAACTCCTGTCCAGTATGTTTTTTTCAATGAGTCATTTACAGCTTAGTTCAGTTTCAATAAGAAGTAACTGACAAACTACTTTATAACTTTACTCAGAGTTACCAACTGGTAGTTTCTTTAATCTCTAACTTCTATCCTAACTAAAGAGAGTTCGTCTAACTTATTTTATGACCGAGTGTTAGACAACTCAGTAACTTAAGCAGCGTATGCGTAAGTTGGTTCGTCATTAACGACTGGAACCATAGGTGAGTAATCATACTCAGCTAGGTGCCAATCAATGACCAACCCGTCTAACGAATTAGATTCGTCAATTAGGTTTGTGAGTCTTTTTTTACGAGACATACTCAATCTCTGCTGCACTCAATTGTCAAATAACACCTGTCGATTTCCAATACAGCCCCATATCTTAATTATCTTCTGCGCCTCTAAACCAGTCTTCTTCTTGTCTGTAATCTTCAAAGACATCATCCGCCTTTAAGTAAGCTATAACTTCTCTAACCAATTCCCAGTCATCATTTTCAATAGCTTCTTTTAAAGTATTTGTCATCCATTCAAAATCTAACATTCATATCTCCTATAGTTACGGATATAAATAGTCTAAGCGTTAAATTGTGATGATAAATCCTGTAGTAAATCTTCTAAATTCTTATTTAAATCTTCGTCAATTTTAGTTGGTTTTTCTTTCTTACCCAAGTCAATTTTTCTTGGAGCGAGTAAAGATATCAATATCGATAATCCAAATGTCTGTAATAGACTTAACTTTGGTAAACCAAATATGAATGGCATTAACCAATTCCATAACAAACATAGAGGAATACTTAATACCATACCAACTACAAAAAACATAATTGCAGATATAAATACTATTCCTAATGTAGGAGATATTATATCCCAATATAATCTAATCTTATTCATAAAACTTTCCCATAATAAAATCTTTAATGTATATACAAATCATAGCTATAGAAGTAGCTATCATTCCTACTAACATAAGTATCCCAATGATAGGTGAAATTAAAAGAAAAATTAGTAGTTCTAAAAAATCTTTGAGACTTTTTACTTTTTTATGTAACATTATTTACTAGGTTTTATGTAGTGTTCTGTACATCTAATTATATTACCAGATATTGTTTCTATAGAATACATGTGAGTATCCTCATCAGGCAAACCTACTACTGTACCTATATCTAATGAGTTAGCTTTGAACTCAACCTTATCATTTATTTTATACATTATTATTACTCCTATTTATTATTTATTAATACAACATTTTTTAAATTTTTTACCACTACCACAATGACAAGGTTCATTACGACCCGGCTTTATTTCAGCTCTGTAAGTTGTATCCACAACCCTATCTAATATTCTCATACCATTAAGATGGTCAATCTCATGTTGAGCACAAACAGACTCTAACAAATCTACTTCAGTATCACCAGCGCCAAAGGTTAGGTTACTCTCATAGTTGTCTACTTCTACTTCTACAATCTTATATCTTTTAGTATGACAACCTTTTTTCGGATAACTTAAACAACCTTCGTAGTATCTTGTTTCTTCTTCTCTCCTAACGATTTTAGGATTGATAAGAATGATTGGCTCTTTAACGTTAACCACGGCAACTGACGCATCAATTCCCACTTGATTAGCTGCCAACCCAATACCGTCCCCTCTTTCGTTAAGTATCTGAAATAGTTTTGTTGCAATAGTTTCTCCTTCTTCAACTGTTACTCTCCTTAAAGTTTTTTGAATTAATGGATTGTCTTCTTTAAAACAATTTATGACTTTCAATATAGTATTATCCTTTATGTGTTTAGGTTCGTATGGACACATCAAACAACCGTGTCCACAACAATACCCTCGTTCTGTTAGAAACTCTTTTGATAACATTAGCCAGCTTTTTCATAGTAACCCAATGTCTTATCTATATCAATATCAGTAGAATACTCTAAAAGAATACCACACTTATCACAAGAAACAGGAGTAACACTTATGTGTTTAGTATACTCCCTAAGATGTTCTTCAATATAGTTTTCAATCAGTTTCCAATCTTCACTATTTCTAACATTTAGACTATCGTAATCTTTATCCTGACCACAACATTTTGTTAGTTGTGGGCCTTTTTTAATAGTAGGATTAGCTCTTCTTTTGAAATACTCTCTATCTAACGGTTGATTTTTCTTAGCCATCTAATCTCCAAATTTATGGTTTATAAAATCCTTCTGTTTCTGAACTGCTTTTTTAAGAGCTGCTTTCTTCTCTTTTTGTCTATCAAGAAGAATCTGTTCTTTACTTCTACGTTTCTTCCTCTTTACAGGCTGAACTTTCGTAGGTGGTAAAGTACCTTTTAACTTAGGTTGTTCTTTACCCTTGTGAAATACATTACCATCTTTATCTACGAACTCATTCATAAAATGCCAACCAGCAGGTCTGCCAGTTGATACTTTTTGTTTAGGTTCGTCTGGCATTCCTACCATACCCATCACAGCCCTACTACCTATTACAGATACCGAATCTTCACTTACATTAGCAACAGGTTCACCTGTTACCTTACAATCCATATATGCTACTCCATCGATGAAGTAACCACCATTTTTTTCAAATGTACTTTTACCCATTTGTTATTTCCTTTTCTTTTGTTAACCAATTTAATTTGTAAATATGTACATCCGTAAACTTATATGGTTGTACATGTTCTGATTCTAAAATGTCTACTACATTAACCCATTTAGGATTCATAGTATCTCTTACCTGATACACACCATCTTTGTGGTCTGTTCCCTTTAGTAATATGAAATCACCATAGTCAAAAGGCCCACCCCATCGTTTGAGTAGGTTACGAGATAGTGCAACAAACTTATAGTTAGATGCTTTACTGATACGAATCTTAGTTCCATCAGCAGTTATGTTTGGTGTATCATCACATTGAATTTCATTTGGCTGATACATTGTTACATCTACTTGAATACCGTATTCATCATAGTGAGATAGTTCATCTCTTAATTCTGAATTTTCTGATTCCAACCTTTCTATTTTATCTGAATACATTTCTTTGTATTCTGTAAACATTGTGGTTGAGAAAAAACCATTTGCTAATGTTACCGCTATTAAACCAGCTATTGCTTTTTCTGTTGATATCATTATTTTACTCCATATTGTTGTTTGAAAGAATCACTTATTTGTGTAGTATGTTTACACCTTCTTCTATAAGTATAACCCAAGCAGTTACAACTGTAGTTTCTATGGTACTTATCCCACTTTACAGTGTACTGTTTACCTTTGGAACCATCAACCCGCCATTGATTAGGAACGACTATTTCACCATCAAACTTATTAATAATAGTATCCATTAACTGTTGATTAGTCATTTGACACAACCTTTTCAATTTCAGATTTAAGACTATACAACTCATCTTTTGCACAATCAATATAGTGTAATGAATCACTATTGATTTCGTTGTCGTAGCCTGTGTTGTAAGCGTCTACTAACTCACACTCTATAAGTTCTAACTTGAGTAGTATTTCTTTATACTCCATAAGTTATCTCCATGCACCAGCTAATTGAGAAATTGGAACATCCCTATCTAAATCAATCTCCGAATCATAATCAGGATCTTGTTGAGCAAACATAATCTTATCATAATCACTCATCAACTCACCCATTAACTTATCCCTACCATTAGGCCCCATCCAATTAGTCCTATGGAACTTACCATCTACTGTTAACTCCACAACCTTAATCTTGTTGTGTAATGATGAGTAGCAATACTCAGCTATAATTTCTGAACCACTCCATATTGTTTTATAAATGTATGTCATTTATTCTCCTTTTTATTAATTAAAAATTCTAGCAAAAAATTCTTCTTTACAAATAAAACCACGACTAAATCTATTTTTCAAAGTCGCATTATGTAAAACATAATGATAGAAATCATGTGGGGTGTCAGCACCATCACAAATAAACTTATAGTTTTTTAAGAACCTATCAATACCACCATTCTTATCATTGAAAAAGTAATCTCTTTCATACGGAAGGTTTTGAGTTTGAGCCCATAAAGTTTTAGTACCTGTATACTCATTTATACTTTCCGAAACGAAGTGGATAGTTCCACTCTTTTTATTAACCCAATAACCGTCTAAAAACAAATCTTTCATATTTTTCCCTTTCATTATATCTAAAGCTACGAATAAATTTGCTAAAAGTCAAGCTTTATTTTCACTTTTTTTAAGATTTTTTTTGATTCTAGCATATACACTACTAACAGATTCCATCTGTTTCTTAGATAATGTCTTTCTTGTTTTGGCTTGTTTTATAATACTCTTTAAGAAATATTTAGTACTAGCTTTATAACTATCTGTCCAATCCGTTTCTTCAACCAGACTTTCTACCATCAGTAGTTTAGGAACCACCTTATCAACCCACTCTTCTCGTTTTAATAGTTCGTCTGGTGAATTAGATTTGATTAGTTTATCTATAGCAGCTTCCATCTTTTCGGTAATCTTCCTACCACTAATTAAAGCTACATACATATCGGAAGTAAACTCATCTGATTTGCCTGAAGCAAGAACTTGATTTTCGATAATCTTTTTGAGTTCGATTATCTGAACACCAAACTGTTCTTTATTTCTTTCTATCCAATCTTGACTCATTATAAATACCTCGGACCTGTCCAACTAAACCAATTAGTTTCTGAAGAGAAGATAGTACCCCTCACATGCTTTGCTGGAGCTCTCCAACCAGCAGCTTTGAATACATCACCAACAAAGTAAGGAATACCTTTTAACACTCCATCTGTTTTAGCGATAAATCCCCATACTGAAGAACCTTGGATAACCTTATCAAATTTTCTACCAGACTTAACACGAAGTCCATTGTTGAACTCGTCAATCATTTGAAGTCTTCTCTTCTTTTGTGAATCTTCCAAATCATTAGGATTACTACCCCAGCCGGCGTAGTTTACTTTGATATTCTCTAGTAGTTTATTTACTGAAGAATTATATTTTTGTTTATTTTCATTATTCATTAATTATTTCCTTTCTTTTACTCCTAAAGCTACGAAAGAAAACCAGTATAAGTCAAGCTTTATTTATATTTTTTTTTCTAAATTATTCATATCAGTTTCGTCTCTACCACCAAGTGTTACTTTACTTTTAGCTTGATTTATAATTTTTTTTAACAAACTCTTGCTAACAGAAACTTCATTTTCATTTTCTACTTCTTTTTTCTTTTCACCATAAACAGGCCATTTCTTTTTCTTTTTCTTTACCACAGCTTGGGTTTCATCTTCTTCATCTCTATACTCTAGCGCCACATTATAACTTATAACAAACATGACTGCCATCGGGTCAAACACAAAGATAAGAACAAAGATAAAAAACTTAACTACAGTATCTATGTCTGTCTGAAAAGTTCTAGCTAAATAAATCACAGGTCCTACATCCACGCCTGTTTCTACCAACGCAGTTTTTAGTTCACCTATCTCACCTTTCAAATCAATCATCTGTTTGTTGATTGCCGATATCTGTGGTTGGTAATCTTCTCTGAGTTTTCTACGAGCGGTTCTATAGTTATCTGGTAATTCTGCTATAGCTTGTTCCAATTCCTCTTTAAGATATACTTTATCTTCTTGTAGTTGTTTTAGTCTATCTTCTTTGAATATTAGATTAGTAGATTCTTTTTCAAATTCTACTGTAGCACCTTGATAAGCATTGGATAGGAACCCAAATATACCAGCGGATGTTATGATGATAAGAATTACTGTAGCGAATGTCATATAAAATTTTTGTAATAGATTAATCCTATCCCAATATCGATATAAGAACGAAGCAGCTACTAATTTACCAAATTCTAATGAACTAGCCATAATAATTACTGAGAGTTCTGCTCCAGCGAATAGTTTTGATAATCCAAATACTGAAAAGAAAGCTGCACTAAATGCAATCAGTAGAGCTGAAAGTCCTACTAGATTAGAAAAGTTTTTACTTTGTTCAAACACGATGTTCTCCTATTTATCTATAATAAATATTAAAAACCTAATTTATGTCTGTAAATTCTGCAATCTGAATAGTATCACACATATAGTATGTATCGCCGTTCCGAAGAACGGTATCGACATTATTGTATCTTTTTTTTAATTCTTCTGTACCACCAGAAGCTTCTGCAACCTGAGCCAATACCGTTCCACGAACAATATACATAATATCATTAACTGTGATAAGTTTTTTTATGATATTTTTACCATCTTCTTTTTAGGGAGTTCTGGCTCTATTTTTGGAATTGTTATTGATAACATTCCATCTTTAAATGTAGCGCTAACATCATCTCCATCTAAATGGTCACCTAAGTTAAAAGACCTTTTGAATGAAGAATGTTTTAATTCTCTTGTTATACATTTACCACCATCATCTTCGAATCCATGTTTGTCACCTGAAACTGTTAGTACGTTGTCTTCAACTTCTACCGAAACATTCTTCTTATCCAATCCTGGAATCTCAGCTATGATACCAATATTGTCATCATACTCATAGATATTCACTTTAGGATAAGCTCCTTTGTTGAAAGATACACCAACCTCTTCTTGAAAAGCAGGAAACTGCTTACTCATCATTTGGTCAAATATTTTATCGAATGGGGTTAAAAATTCATCTCTGTTGAGATGCTGTGGATTAACTATTAATCTAGTCATTGTATTTCTCCTATTTTGTTTACTATTTAGTCAAACACTAATATCCTCTTTTGAGCGACATTAGTAACTTCTATAATATATATAAAGAAAATTAATAAAAATGTATTTTTTTTACAATTATTTTATACTTCTAATCCTCTACGAAACCAACCAAAGTAAAACTTTTCTAAGTCGGGTTTACGGGTAACTAAGTCAGCGTAGTATTTTATTCTGTATGCTCTAACTCTATCTAACTCCACACCTTTCATAGCAGCTAAAGTCTTAGGACCCATACCACCATCTACTTTAAGTTCTGCTCCCTTGGCATTAGCAGCTCTTTGTAAAATTTTGACTGCTCTACCTCTACCTTGGTTTACGCACATATCAAAGTATATGTGTTTTAAATCATCTGGCATATCAGGCACTTTATTATCACACCAATAATTTTCGTAATAAATTTCTTTAGCACCTTCTTTAGTTAAGTTCTTTATATCCACATCGGGATGACTTCTTTTAGCTATACCAAAATTAGTCTCACCGCCAGGATCTTTAGGATCGTTTACATATCCACCTTCGTGGTGTAATACTACTTCTATTATATCGTCAAATTTAGTTAACATTATTATCTCCTATTTCTTTGTACTACTTACTAACTTATCTGATACTTGCGCTGATAGTACAGATTGTATAGTAAAGTATAGTGATGGGTTACGCTTTAGTAACTCTTTAAATTCTCTTTGCTTCCAAACTAAGCATTGTGACTCGTGTCTAACCTTACAAGTAGCAGTAGCCGTCTTCTCTGTAAGAAAAGACATTTCACCGACAAACTCACCATCTCTTAATTCAGCTATGTGTTCATTATCAACAATAACATCTACTGTTCCATTGTATATAAGATACAAATCAGGAACAGGCATACCTTGAGTTATAACTCTCATATTTGGTTTTAACGTTTCCCATTGTGCAGCTCTACTAATCTTTAAGTATTCTACAGGAGTCATATCTTTAAATAAGGTAGAATACAACTCTTCGTTTTTAGCATCCATCTTAACTGCTCGTTTCTCATATAGTATAACACCAATATGAAACAAGTTTACTCCGATAAAAATAAAATTCCAATTAATAGCTAACCACATTGGTTCCAATGGTATAACATAATTATAGAATACTGAAAATAGACTGGCTACTATAGAAACTATTCTTAACCAAAATATATCTTTGACTAAGAAAGAAAAAGCTATAAGTCCGAATGCTAGATGTCCAGCTAATGTAGCGATGTTCATTGATTTAGTCCATTTGGTGGAGCAAGAAAATCTTCTTCGGTTTTACCTAACTTTTCTAAACCTTCTTGGTCTTTCATGTAATTAGCAAAACTTTTAGTAATAACTTCAGATACTGTTTCTACAACATCTTTGTCTTCCCAATTTGCTTTTCTATATGCGTATAAATTATCTTTGATTATTGTTACTAAAGATACTAAATGTTTTTTCTTCATTAGTCGTCTGCGTGTTCTAAGAGCTTGTTATCATTCTCTTGATTGTTAAACCAAAAATCAATAACCTTTGCAAATGAACCAACAAATCCACCTAACATTAAGAGTAGGATTTCTTTCCACCCATCAGTAACATCTTTTCCTTGTCCCATAAAATAAATCATAAGCATTAGTATTACAGCAAACATACCTACAACAGCAATACTAACATACCACTTTCGTGATTGTCTATAATTTATTAGTTCTACTAACTTTACATTTATAAAATGTTTTTGGTTTTGTCTAGCATCTTTAGTTACTAAATCTTTTGAGTCCAATTTTTTTCTCCATTATTCAATAATAAATATAATGAATTAGAAAGAATATTAAAAATCAAAAAAATCCTTTGAATGGTGATTCTAAAAATTTAATGAATCCATCACGAACTTTTGTCATGAAGACATCTTCAGAACCTCTAAAGTTTCCAACTATATTTTGTCTACGATATGTACGTTTACTTTTATTTCTTTGTGGCATTTTTCTTTTTCCTTCTAGTGTATTTGCGCTTAGGTTTAACTCCTTCAGCTACAAAACCCATAGTTTTTTTCTTTTTATCTACAAGACTTTCTGTTTCTTCTTTTCCAAGAATAAATTCTGTAAACTCATTCATAACTTGTAACATGTTTTTCATTTTAACATCTCCTCTTTTAAAAACCAAATTCGCCCCATAGTATCTTTAACTCTGAGGTCTCCATTTTTTTCTTTTCCTTCTACACTAACAACTTCGTCTTCATATAAAGTTCCATCTATAGTTGTTAAAGTACTTTTAACTTTCATTTTATTTTTCATTTTTAAGTCCATTTCTAGCAGCTTCAACACAAGACCATTTTTCTTCACTAATCAGATCCCAATGTTCATCAATATATTCATCATCATCATTATCGTAATCTAATGGTTCTATTTCATCATCTTCTACATAAGCAAATCCATTTTTATTTCCTACACCACCACCAACAAAGTCTTCACTTTCTTCATCACAAGTTACTGTTAACTCAAAGTCATCACTTATCTCTTGTAGTTTTTTGGTTAGGTTACGAAAGAAATCTTCAGGAAAAGACCAAGCCGATGTAAATACTAACTCATCTGTAATACCTTCTTCAAAATCTGAATAAGCTGCTTCTTCTGCAAATATCCATTTAGAACCAATATCATCTATATTATATTTCCAGTCATCACCAAACACAACTTTACAAGTATTAGCACATGACTCAGTTTCAAATAAACCTGTACAAGAATCATCAAATTTACTCATGAACTCATGAATCTCTTTAGTCGGAGATTCTACTTCAACTCTACTTCTTACATGATTAGCCATAACTATTTACCTTGTCCTCTATACTTTTTCTTAAAACGTTTAGAACCAACTCTAGTACTATGTTTAGTTCCACGACCTTGACCTTGCCTTGTTTTTTTACGAGACTTAGTTTCTTTACCACCACCAAATATCATTTTAGCCATATCTACATCTCCTCGTCTAAGCTTGTATTCGTACTATGCCAAGGATACATATGTTCCATTTGGTGTAATGGTTCCGTTACTGTTAGTATAGATTTTATCTCACTAACAGATTTAGTTAGCTCTACTA